ACTGAACTAGTAACACTAGGTGTTATACTTGGTGTAACTGAACTAGTAGGTGTAACACTTGGTGTAACGCTTGGTGTTACGGATGAAGTAACCGAAGGTGTAACTGAACTAGTCGGTGTAACACTTGGTGTTTCACTAGGTGTAACCGATGCGGTAACAGATGGTGTTACTGAACTAGTAGGTGTAACACTTGGTGTTTCACTTGGTGTGATTGATGGTGTTATACTTGGTGTAACGGATGATGTTGGGGTTACAGATGGAGTTTCACTTGGAGTTATACTTGGAGTAACCGACGGTGTAACTGAACTAGTTGGTGTAACAGATGGAGTTTCACTTGGTGTGATACTTGGAGTTATACTTGGAGTAACTGATGATGTTGGTGTGATAGATGGTGTAACTGAACTAGTAACTGATGGAGTTACAGAACTTGTTGGGGTTATAGACGGAGTTTCACTAGGAGTGATTGACGGTGTTATACTTGGTGTAACTGATGAAGTAACAGATGGGGTTACTGATGGTGTTACTGAACTAGTGACACTTGGAGTAACTGAACTAGAGGGTGTAACCGAAGGTGTTGCACTTGGTGTTATACTTGGTGTAACTGATGATGTTGGTGTGACTGATGGAGTTACAGAACTAGTAACTGACGGAGTAACACTTGATGTTGGTGTAACACTTGGTGTTTCACTTGGAGTGATTGATGGTGTTATACTTGGTGTAACGGAACTAGTAACACTAGGTGTTATACTTGGTGTAACTGAACTAGTAACAGATGGTGTTACCGATGGTGTTTCACTTGGTGTTATACTTGGTGTAGCAGATGGTGTTACTGAACTAGTAGGTGTAACACTTGGTGTTTCACTTGGTGTAACGGAACTAGTAACAGATGGTGTTATTGAAGGAGTTACAGAACTAGTGACTGATGGAGTTACTGAACTTGTCACACTTGGTGTAAGTGATGGGGTAACAGAACTTGTTGGAGTTACGGAAGGTGTGATTGATGGTGTAACTGAAGGTGTTCTTGAGGGTGTTAAACTTGGTGTTACAGATGAACTTACAGATGGAGTAACCGAACTTGTAACCGAAGGGGTTACGGAACTAGTTGGTGTTACGGAACTAGTAACAGATGGTGTTATTGAAGGAGTTACGGAAGGTGTTAATGATGGTGTTACAGATGATGTTACAGAAGGGGTTACCGAAGGTGTTACAGAAGGTGTAACTGATGACGTTGGTGTTACGGAACTAGTAATCGATGGGGTTACACTTGAAGTAACAGATGGTGTAACTGAACTAGTAACTGAAGGTGTTAATGATGGTGTTCTTGATGGTGTAACAGAAGGAGTTACGGATGAGGTTGGTGTAACCGATGAGGTAACCGATGGTGTAACCGAACTAGTAACTGAAGGGGTTACCGAGCTCGTTACTGATGGAGTAACACTTGAAGTTACAGAAGGAGTTACGGAAGGTGTTATACTCGAGGTTGGGGTTACTGACGGTGTCAATGATGGTGTAACGGAACTAGTGACCGAAGGTGTAACCGATGGTGTAACTGATGGAGTGACACTTGGTGTAATCGATGGGGTAACAGATGATGTTGGGGTGACTGACGGTGTTATACTTGGTGTAATTGATGGGGTTACCGATGATGTAGGTGTTACTGAAGGTGTTACCGATGGAGTGACACTTGAAGTAACTGACGGTGTAACGGATGGTGTTACACTTGGAGTCAATGAACTTGTAACTGATGGTGTTACAGATGATGTCGGAGTTACTGATGGAGTAACAGAGGGTGTAACAGAACTAGTAACTGATGGTGTTACTGATGGTGTTAGTGATGGTGTAACTGAACTTGTAACAGAAGGTGTTACCGATGGTGTAACTGAACTAGTGACCGAAGGTGTAACCGATGGAGTTACAGACGAAGTTGGGGTTACACTTGGTGTGATTGACGGGGTAACCGAAGGGGTTACAGAACTAGTAACACTTGGAGTTACGGAACTGGTAACAGATGGTGTTACCGATGGAGTTACAGATGATGTTGGTGTTACTGAAGGGGTTACTGAACTTGTTATCGATGGTGTTAATGATGGGGTTACTGAACTTGTTGGTGTTACAGAGCTTGTAACTGACGGTGTAACACTTGAAGTAATTGATGGTGTAACACTCGGAGTTACGGAACTTGTTGGAGTTACAGATGGTGTGACTGATGGTGTGATAGATGGTGTAACCGAACTAGTAGGTGTAACTGATGGAGTTACTGAAGCGGTTATAGATGGAGTCACTGAACTCGTAACAGATGGTGTAACGGAACTTGTTGGGGTTATAGATGGTGTTAAAGACGGAGTAACCGATGGTGTAACTGATGGAGTTACTGAACTTGTTGGTGTAACAGAACTAGTAACAGATGGTGTTACTGAAGAAGTTGGTGTAACAGATGTGGTAACCGATGGTGTTACTGAAGGTGTAACCGACGAAGTTGGTGTTACAGACGGAGTCTCACTTGGAGTTAACGACGGTGTTAAACTTGGTGTTACTGAAGAAGTTGGTGTAACAGATGTGGTAACCGATGGTGTGATAGAAGGAGTAACTGATGGTGTAACACTTGGAGTAACTGAACTTGTTGGTGTTACACTTGGAGTCTCTGAAGGTGTAATAGATGGAGTTACAGAACTAGTGGGTGTGATTGATGGTGTAATCGAGCTAGTTGGAGTTACAGAAGGTGTAACTGATGGTGTAACATCTGGTGTTCTTGTTGGTGTAACCGATGGGGTTGGGGTAATTGAACTCGTTGGAGTAACTGATGGAGTCACTGATGGAGTTGAAGTTACTGATGGGGTTGTTGTGACAGTTGGTGTTACTGAAGGTGTGGTTGTGACAGTTGGTGTAACAGGAGGTGTACTTTGTGGTGTTGGCGTTAAACTTGGTGTAACAGAAGGTGTAATTGAAGGTGTTGGGGATGGACAATTAATTGCCGCGTAACATGTTTTGTCATGCGATGGAAAATAAACTGAATAGGTTCCTAAGTAATAAGTTGTGTCGTAATAATACGGCATCACAACAGTACCTAAATTAATGGTACCGCCAGTACAGGGATAAAATGTGATAACACCAATTTCACCATCAAAATTACCTGTGTTTATCTTTATTAATGCCATTTAAATCTACAGTCTTATCTATATCTATTTTTATTATAAAAATATACTCAATTTTTAGGGGTTTGTCAACGTCTATTTTTATTGTTTTTATCATTAGCAATCAAAAATGGAACTACTTAATTCTACATTGGTTGGTTCTGTAGAACAATAATTGGCGTCGATATAATATTGACCGAGATTAAATCCGATGTTTGGATGTTTATTGTATTTGTGTTTCATTAGGATTTGTTCGTCCGTATTTCCGTTGAAAACGACAACAAATTCATCTGTTAGTGGTGTGTTGTTTAATTCGAAATTTAAATTAAAGTACAATCCTGATTCACAGTAATTTAAATCTACATCAATAACTTCTATTATGTCACCATATTGGTTTATTAAATAATCTCCATGATTATATAATTCTTTAGGGTGGTCACAACAAGGTTCTATAAAATCCGTTGGTTTCTTTTGTAATTCTTCAGGGAAACGGTCATCAAAGAAATAGGTACTATTTGTTGGTGTACCAAAATCTTCAACTATTCTGTTTGTATAGACTCTTAATTGTGTTGTCGGTAAAACTTCAAAAACTTCATAAGTGTTATTTAAAGTCAATCCGGTAATAATACTTTTTTTAACTGAAGCCAAACATTCGATATCGGTAATTTCAAGTTTTTGGTAATTAAATGTGAAAGAGTAACCCGAAACAGGTCCGTTTACAATCTGTTGGTTTGTGTATCCTGAACATGGTTTATATGATGCAGATAAAACGAATTCACCAACATTTAAATCACACACATTTTTCTCTACAATAGAACCATTACCTATGTATGTTTGAACATTCGCTTCTGTGGTTTGATTATTAATGGTTAATCCACTATTAACCGCTAAAACTATGGAATCACATTTTAAACCGTAATTGAAAATTGATTTATATTCAACTTTAGGTTGTATTGTGTAACCCGTGTAGTTATCACAATATGTTGCACCTGAAATAACAGAAATTGGGTTCGATATTGACCCTTGGTAACCAACAATATTGAATAATTCTACGTGACTTTTACCATTAGGTGTTGGACATGGGTCGTGTTCTATCTTTCCTTGTAGTCCATCAATTTTAAAGTTAACTTCCTTATTTGCTGCGTCAACAATATTAAAATTAATTACGTCATTTTCAGATACACCTGTTAGTTTGTACACACAATCACTAACTTTTTCAATGTGTACGTCCGCATTCTCATTTGTTCCACTTACACAGTTAGCGTAAATGTGGAATGGCCATGTAGAACCTTGTTGTACACCTGTTTTATATCCAATAACCTCGAAAAATACGTCACTTACTAATGTACATCCACTAGGTGTGTCACAAAAAGCTTCATTATCGGTGTAAACTTTAACACTGATACCGTTTGTGTTTTTAGTTACGTTATAATCGGCTTCAAATCGATAATCAAAATAATCAGTAACGGAACATTCATTTGGACCTAATTTTACAGATGAAAATTTAACCTTTTCAACGTCATTTTCGTCAATAAATGTTTGGTATTTTATTAAAGGTATTGTCTCAGAAAAATAAGTTTGTCCTGTGGTTCCCGTAAACGCAGAATATGGTACATAACCAGCACTATTTCTTGTTATAGTGATGTCTGATATTAATTCAGATAATGCGTTTAACCATAAACTTTTGATTTGAGTAACATTAGGTTCAAGATAGGTTTTGTAATCACAAATTAGAGATAAATTAACTGTGTCTCCACTTGTTACACCACTTGTACAACCTGTAAATGGTTGTGGGTCGAATAATTTAGCACTGTTAGAGGTGTTACTTGTTCCACTTAAGATTACATACATTGAAGATGTTAATCCAGTGTAGTCTGCACCGCCGTAAATTGTCCCATCTATTTCAATAATAGGGTAGTAGGTTACTCCAGTTAAGTTTATTAGCCCTCTAAAATTATTTTCTTCACCTAAAATATTTTCTAAATCCTCTTCAATAATAGTTTCAAAGTCAGGATAAAGTTCTTCAATAAATTCTAATGGTTGACAATCGTATCTATATTGATATTTTGGTCTACCGAATATATTATTTTCAATTAAATTACCACCTGTCCATAAAGTCGTTGATGGTACTAATTGTTCAACTAATTGTGGCCAATAAGGTGATAATTTGTTTACAAATTCAATAACATTTATTTGATTATAAGGGGTAAAACCTGTGGTTTGTGAGATATAATCTTGAAAAACATCTTCTAATTGTATGTAATTCTTTTTGTATCGAATTTTATTTGAATTTGTTACAAGACCATGGATAAATGTGTCTAAAAATTCCGCAAATGTTTTACCTGTTTGTGGTAATAAAGTATTTGAACCGAAACTTATTAATAATTCCCTACTTTGTCTATAGATATCGTAGTCAATACCTCTTGCTGGTGATATGTATATACCAATATTTTTTCTATTTAAGATTAATAGATAATCATCCTCAATCGGTTTACCGTTACCATTATCAATATCGGGAACTAACTCATATCCTGTATCTAATCCAGGTAGTGTTCGGTACAGATTAAAATAATCTTCACCATATGTGTAACCCTTGTTTTTTGTTTTAATTGATTTTGTTGTTCCCGTTAATGTTGAATTTTCAGAATCCAAAACAAGGGGAGAACGATGTGATAAAGTGATATCGTACCAACCAGAACCTTTTTCAAAAAATATTCCTTCGGTTGCATTAAACGCTCTTCTTGGTAAACCTGTTAATTCATCAACAGGGTAACCATCTCTATCAAAAGTTGTTGACGCGGAGTATGTAACATTGGTATATGTGTAACCTGTTGTATCAAAAGTTGCGTATGAATACGTTTTGTTACCTTGAATCGCGTCATATATGTCTTGTTGTAAATCAAAACTAGCAGGGATTGATGTTACTTTATAAACGTATTCATCAATTCTAATTAAAGGTTCGGGCGCTCCTAAGAATTTTAAAAAGAAATCAATAGAAGACCTAGTACCTTTTGATTTATAAATGTGAGCTAAGTTTATTAATAATCTTCTATAAAATTCATATTCGGCTTCAACTAAATTTGTACCTGTAGATACTCCGTTGTAATTTGAATCTAATCTTGAATATAGAACATCATTCAAACTATTTTCGTCAAATAAATTTAGTGTTGATAATCCTAAATTCTCTGCTAAATTCTTTAAAAGTACATCTGGTAAATTATTGATGCCGTCATAACTAACATTTCTCATGTAAGCTATGTTGTCAATATATTTTTTTACACTATCAAAACTTTGTCCATATAATTGGAAAACACTTTCGGCTCTTTTGTCCTCGGTGTCAAATTCAAATAACTGAGGTGCTGCCAAAAATCTAACCATTAAATTAGATTTATAACCATCTATTTCATCCGCAATATCTTTTAAGTGGTTCACATAGATGTCATAATCAAATCCTGTGATTTGTATATTATAACCATCACTTGAAATCGGCCAAGTTAAAACAACATCAACCAAGGACGTTTTTGTATTGTCTTGGGTGTCTCTTGGAACTTTAAATGTTGAGGTGTAAATTGGATTTGTATCTCTATTTAAAAGAGATTCCTCTAAATCATCTAAACCTTGGAAGAATTCTTCCACTAAACCGTCATTGGGTCTTATTAAAAGATTACTTGAATAAGTTGAACCCGTGAACGGTTTACCATATACCCTTAATAAAATTTTATTATCCGTGTTTGGTTCGGTGTATTCTAAAATAGGGTATGGTGTGTTGTCTGTAACAACAACATATTTTGTGTAAGAAGAGTAAAAATTTCTTAATTCATTTTCGGTCTCTGGTTTAATTACCGAATTCGGTTCAACAAAAACTAATTCAAATGGATTAAAGATTTTACTTCTCTCAATATAAAAAGTTGTGGTATTGGTACTATCGTTATATGTAATTCCACTCGCACTAAAATTCGATACACCTATTGGACTATCTGCCAATATGGAAATAGCACCGGGGAATTTATTAATAATTTTAGTTAATGAAACTAAGATTCTACTTCTTAAAGAACCAAATAATGATTTATCAGCATATTTTTTATTTCCCTTAAATCTTACCTCATCCGTTCTTTTTTTTCTTGGAGTTGGGGATGTTGTTTGTATGCCCTCAACCTCTTTTAAAGTATCTAAAGTTAAAAATTGAGAAAATGGATTAGATGTAAAATTCTTAGAATCTTTGTCAGGAATAGACTTGTCGAGCGCAAATACGGTGTTGGTTAGAGCGGACGACCCATCGGTTATCTGTCTACCAACTAAGAAATCACTAAATGTTTCCGCCCCGCTTGACGCTTGACTTGGTACTTTCCTTTTTGCCATTATTCTGTTATAGTATCAAAGTTTAAGGTTTCATCTACATCATTTCTTTCTTCACGAATCTCATATAATGTCTCATTAAATTCGTCTTTAACTTCGTAAAGATTGTATTGTCTATAGATATTATTGTTGTTGTCATAAATGGTATAGATACCTTGTGAAACCGCCTTACTTTGATTACCATACAGAGCGTGTGCCAGTGTTGAAGCGTCGTGTTCAACCATTTCAATCTCTATCGTGGTTGGATTTAAATATGTGTTTGTTAAAATGATTTTTTGTGATGGTACACCAATAAATGGTACTGTATTTGGCTTGTTAGTGGGGGCTGAAGATGGTGTTACCGTTAGGAACATTAAATTCGTTGCTTGTTCACTATATTGATATCTAATCGCTTTTTGTGACGTACTTGTTAAATTTGAAACGATTGGTGTACAGTAGAAAGATGATGTAACAATTCTATAAAAATTTGGTATTTTTTTATTGTCAGAAGAATTGATGTATTCTATTCTATATCCGACTAATCCTTGTGGTGTAAATTTGTTTCTATCGTCAGCAGGGACGTTTGATAAATCGATAACCAAACCTCTAACTGAGGGTAATGATGCTAAAATTCCACAATCAGTAATACTTGTTCTTATCTGTTTTGGTCGAATGTGTAAAGTATAAACACCTAAATCAGCAAAATCATCTGCGGTTAGTTTTAAATTATACAACCCACCTAAAATTTCGACATTTGGTGCTGAGGTGTCTTCCGTAGTATCTGAATTATGATACACGGGTGTTAATACCTCAACTGAACTTAATTTTTTAAGTGTAACAGTTGACGTGCTATTTCTATCCGAAACATAGTGAAAATAAATTTCAACATCTTCCGGCGATACATCTGATGGTCTAATTATACCGTAACTACCTACTGCCATGTTTTTTAATAATAAATATAAAATTTATTGTTTTCTAATATTAAAATATCCATTTCCGTAAATTGATAATTCTCCTGTGTTATCAATTTCGGATAATCGTAATGTTTTTTCCATAACTCCTTGTTTACCTCTCTCTACGAAAATATCCGAATAAATTACCGGTTCGTCAATGAATCCTAAGAAATGTTCGTTCCTTGTAATAACTTTATTTATCACCTCTTCTTTAGTGAAACCTGAAGTTGTACCTGTAATTGTTGTAATTCCATCCGCAAAATCTTGATAATATAAATTGTCAATGGTGTAGGCACTGTACGAAACACCGTTTGTGACACCAGTGGTGACACCTGAGTAGGTGTTTGTACCATATAATTTTAATTCACTGATTTTACTCTTACCTATAGCAGCATATGTAAATGTGGTGTAACCTGTATTCAAACCTGAGTAATCCAAATCATTTAGATAATTTTGTGTTTGACCTGTAATATTTGTATAAGGTATTGTGAATCCTGAGAAAGTTCCAAGTGGATTACTTACAGTGGTGTTGGATGGTACTTGTACCTTTTTCTTTGTTTCAAACTGACTCCAAGGAGTGTTGATTGATATTGATATCGTCGTCTCACCTGTTGATGAGTAAGTTTTTGACGCGGTGATACCTGTTGTTGATAAAATACTTGTTGTGCCATCACCCCAATCCACAGTAAAGTCAATAAAGTGTATTTCGGAAACTTTAGTTGTGTCCACGGTATTGTAAACTTGAACTGTGTTACCTGTTTGTGTATAAGAAAAATTACATATCTGTTCAACTTGTTCTAAGTTACCGTCAAATCCAACCATAACACCCATTTCATCAATGTGAGTTTCCAAGAATATTGGTAACATATGTTCACCATATGCCTCACCTTTGGTGATGTTTTCCCAAGCGTACAATTCAAGGCTTAAATCACATCCCTCATCACCGTAAGAAGTTGTTGCAATACTATTACCTGTCCAAACATAGTACCCCGAAGAGACTGTTCCGCCGGTTACGTTATAAACAACAAATCCATCTAATGGGTCTAAATACTGTGATTCTGACCATGATATTAAACTACCCAAACTATTGTACCAATACGGTCCATCGTTTGAATACAATTTAACATTAGGAATATTCTTCCTAAGTATCTCGTATTTTGTGGGTGATTTAATATCCATTATTGTTTTCTCTCATAAAAATTTATTGGTGCGGATGTGGTTCCTTTTCTCGTACCTAATGAACCATTATATGCGTAAACGATATAAGAATAATCCGTCCTATCTATAATTACTTTATAATAAACATCTTCTTCTTCAACGTAAGGTGTCGTCGCGTTTACCGTTTTTGATTTATTAACAAAATCTATAACACTACCGTCTTTCGCATTGTAATATTTGGCGGTCATATAGAATGTGTTACCTGTGATATTGGTTTCACTAAATGGTGAATCATCAGCAAACCAAAAAAAGTACATATTTTCTGTATTTCTATAATTTGAACCAGTAAAAACTGGTACGTAGATAAAATCATTTAATGGTAGTGTTGCACCTGATGGAGTACCTGTATAATATATTCTTTCACCTAAGGGTAGTGATAAATTTTTCGCAAAAACTAACCTTCTGTTTGTTTGGTTTGGTGATTGGTCATTGTTTGTTTTATAAAATTCTAATCTGAAAAAACTTTCTGTTGATTGTTTTAACATTTTTGAATTTTCTTCCATGGTAATTGATACATCTTCATAATTTTGAGAGTAGTTACCAAGACTGTTTAAAAAATAAAAGTTATACCATATATCAGTTTGTTGATATGGAGTACCATAGGGTGGCATTTGTTCATACGAGGAATGTATATATCTTACGGTCTCGTAATTTTCTGTTGGGTTGATTATTTCATAAAGAATTTCTTGCTCCATTTCTTGGGCATTATCTGTCCATCCTAAATCAGTTTTAAACATCTGATTTGAAGAAATTAAAATGGATTGGTCGTTATTTTTAGCAAGAATTTTCATATTAACATTTAAACTTATTTACATTTTTAACCGCGTCTTGTTTATTTGTGTAAATGTTTTCATTTCGTAAATAGAAATTGATGTCACTTTTTACATAATGAATATTGTTTATGAATGGATAGTTTGTCCCAAAACCCTCTGGGTCTATAAATCCATGGTCATATAAATCTCTCCATTTCCAAAGAGCTTCGTCTTCCATATATTTCGCATTCTGTGGTAATCCATAAACTTGGTTTGTTTTGGATGTTTCTATATAAGGGGAAAGTTGTCTTAATTTTACTCTGTGGTGTGGTTGATAAAACAACCCATACATGTTTGTAATTGAACCACCCGAAAAAGTACTTGTTGTACCTGTTTGTCCATAATCAAAAACAAAAAGTGGGTTTGAAAATCTATGATATGCCTCACTTATTATTCTCTCTTGTAATTCTGTACGATTATACTCAACAAACGCCCCGTGTAAAACAGTGTTCAATGGTAAGTCTGTTCCTGATACAAAATTGTATGTTGTGGCACTAATTGTTCTACTAAATCCACTAGTTGTTATGGATGTTTCAGTTGAACCCGTTCCATTAAAATGTTTATCAACCCAAGTATTGTGAAAATTAAATTTCCACCCAACTTTTGGTGGGTATTGAAAATATCCATTTCTGTTAGCTAATATGACTGTTACATACAAATCTGTTGGTAGGTAACCTAAATTGTTTGTTAATCCTGTTAAAATAAATGGTTCTTTAAAATCATAAATTAAAGATTCCATCATGTTCCTCTCAACTAAAACGTCTGAAACTCCGGCACTATTTTCTAACAATAATTTTCTTTCGTTTTCCCAAATTGATGATTCAAATCCAATCTTATCTAAGATATAATCTTCTCTTTCTGTAAGTGTTTTATGTTTATGAACGTAGTAACTCGATGTTGAACCTGTGATGTTATTCCTATCAAGACATCTTTTACCAAAAACAACAGTCGATAGTGTTGTTCCCGATGGTAATTCGGATTTTGATATTTCTAAAACATATTTTTCAGAATCATATATTGAATCCCCAACACTTATAATACTAAATGTTCTACCTGTAACATTTACGGTATTGTTGAAACTTCCACCACTAAGTGTAATGAATTCACCTGATGACATTCCATGTTCAACGGGACTAGTAAATTTATAAGAATTAGGTAAACTTTCGACTCTAAATGGTATACCGTCACCAGCAGTAAAACTAAATGAAGTCCCACCACTTAAAGTATATTTCATTGGATAGGTACTGTCCTGACCATACACATAGGATAAATAAACATTCCAATTGTGGTAAGGAGCATCTATACTTGTTATCGTGACATGTTCAGTTTCACCAGAATAAGTTATAACGGGTGTGTATGTTGTTAAAGATGATACCGTTTGTATGGTGTTCACTTGTCTGAATACATCTTTTCTTAGGAACGCAAATTCTTGATAAGGTAAAAACCCATCAAAATTATTATTACTACCATCTCCAACTAAATAAAGTCTCTTTAAAAGTGGGTTATATTCAGATGACCCACTATAAAGATTCCTAAAGACCATTTTTAATTTACCATGTATCTTATAATTGGTGCTCTCGTTCCTTTCTTTATTGAATAATTCGGCATTATTTAAGATTATCGTTCTATCACCTTCTCTTAAAAGATTTTCGGTTTCCTCTAATCCAACTCGAATCGTTTGGTCTTCATTAATTGAGCCAAAAAACTTTTTAGATGGTAATATGATTCTTTTTTTATCCATTATTCTTGAGTCGGGAATGCACCTTTCGGTCCAAATAATTTTATGAATTTATCAATAGCAGTTGCTCCCGGTCTTAATCCAAAATAGAATAAGAATGGTGTGGAAAGAATTTGTTTAGTACCTGTATAGTTTACGTCTGTTGGTTTTAATATAAAATCAACATCGAAATTCCAAGGTTTTGATTCCCAACCACCTAATTCACCTACTCTAATCCATAAAGTACCACCTAATGGAGTCGCGGTGGTTCCTGATGTAATATGTAAAACGGTAAAACCTTCTTCTTGATTATTATAGTTCAAGTGAACGTCCGTGGTATCTTCTACATCAAATGAACCATCATTAACATCCGCACCTGCAATTGTAAATGTGTTACCCGAATAATCTTTAGTCATTGGGAACAACAAGTAATTATAAGTGGTATCACCAGTGAATGCATAGTTATATGTCATCCCTTGTAATCTTTGAGAAACCACTGTTGAGTAATCCCATGATTGACCATATCCTTCACCAAATCCTTGACCTTTTTTGTCCCAATAAAAGAATGGAACTATTTGAGAAGATTCTGTTAATCTACCTGGTTCATTTAAACAAACTCTTACTCTATAACCTTCATCATCAAAAACAAAATTTATCGGCATCGGTCCATTTGCAGAACCTGATTGTGATTTGAATAGTTGTTGATAATCATCGGGGTCTAATATTGTTGGACTGTATTGACCGTAATATCTATTTTGTAAATCAAATTCTTCAATACCAACTTCGTTATTAATTGAAATAAGTTGTGTCACATCACCGTTTAAAATCTGTTTGTATGTGTTAAACGGATATGTAGACGTATACCCCGTATTTGAAAAGAAATCTTTATACCCAAACTCCGCATTTGTGTCGAGTCTATAATTGATATACAATCCCAACATTTCTTTAAAGTTTTGATATGAAGTTGGTCCTATATTTCTTACAACAGAACAATTAGGGTCTAGAGTTGGGTCAACACATATTTCTTTTATAAACTCATCTCTCGGACCTAAATCCATAATTGTTGTTGGGTGTCTTAAAGTACTAAACTGCGAACCTGATGATGTTTTTTGAAAAATCGAACCATTCCATTTTGTGGACCTGTAGTAAAATCTTTTTACCGGTTCATTGGATGTTTTTTCTTTTACTTTATAGTAAACTAAGTTTTCACAATAATTTGTTCCTCTTACATTCAAATCTAAATTTTCTTCATCATCCCATCTCACTCTCGCTTTAAATGGGAACATATACAACGAACCCGCTAACCAATTATCAAAAAATGAATAATTTGCAATACCCTCACAGAATACTTTATTGACTAATTTTCTTCTAGCATATTCTCTAATTAATTTGAATTGCACGGGTCTATTGTCACCATGTGCAGCGGGTATTACTGTATAAACACCAAATCTAAATTCGGAAAATCCACTTCTAGTATCACATGGTGGATTTTTACAAGGATTTTTAGATAGGTTATTTGCTGCAACTTGACCAACAATCATTAAATTTAAACTGTTACAATTAGTTCCGGGATTTGCGATAACTTGGGAAGTATTATTATAATCCGCGGTCACTCCTGACGCACAATAGGTTAATGGTACTATACCACTATCATCATAGATTGTATTTTGAGATAAACACCCTTCTGGTAATGCACTACTATCAAATGAACTGATTGATGAGCCCGTGAAAGGATAGTAGTTATCGTATATTTCATATGTAAAACCTGTCCAAACATAATCTTTTGGTATCGATTGGTTTCTCCAACTTAAATACGAACCAGTATCTTGAGCAACATAACCCGTGGTTGAACCAGATACATATGTTGATAGATTTAACTCAAAGGTTGTACCGGTGGTTAATGTCCCCAATGTTGTTATGTCTGAACTTTGTGCGTAAGGGTTGGCGATATAGTACAATAACTTAACATAATAAGTTCTACCTGTGGCACTACCTGAGAGGTAATTGTTGTATATAGTTGTTAATGACTGACCATAGGTGTATCCCGTGTAATTGTATTGGGTCAAACCTGAAGATGGTAATTCACTTAATATATATTCATCAATATTACTAATTGGGTCTGCAATGTAAACATCAGTAACCGTACTATCGCAAGTTCCAACTACTGACGGAACAGCATCACCACCCGAATAAGCCATTGAACCATCTCTAGCACAGATTCCACTTGTTGGGGAACCACTAAATGGTATTGAAACACTTTGTGGTGTGTTTGTTGTACAATCAATCCAATTATATGTTGTTGTACCTGTTGTTGGTACATTTAAATTATATGTTGTACAGTTTACTAAAAATCTTAATTTATCCCTAACCGCTCTACCCGAACCAACTTTTTGATAAATTAAAGACGGGTCACTTTCGGTTGGTGGGTTTTCATTAAAAACTTGTATTTCATCACACGATTCACACTCGGGATAAACTACAGTACTAAGATGAACGGTACCCAAAGCTTGTAAAGGTTCAATGACCACACTATCGAAAAAATTAAATGGTCTCCAATTTATAATTGTAGCACCTAATGCTCGTATGTAAATACGAAAATCATACAGGAATTGAAATGGTATAATTATGATTTGTATTGCACCAACAAAAGCGGTGTATATTACCCTTTCAAATACATTAATTATAATTGCCAATAAAATAGCAAAACTAAACTTTCTCCACGCGTAATTAATTGGTGGTGTAACTACACTTGATTCACAATCCTCTTCGGCTTTTGGTGCAATATCTTTAATACCTAAGAAATTATCTTTTTCACCTATAAAAAAGTGACCACTTCTATAAGAAGTCACCGAATATACCTTATTGTATGAGAATCTATAGAAATAATCTTCAGGGAAATAACTTCCATAAGTTTGGTTAAAAATAACCGAAGAACTTGTTGCCGAAGTTGGATAGTCATCCCAATCTAATGAGAAGGCGTATGAACCATCAACATCAGAATTGTATTCTCGTATATTTGGGAGTAAATAACTAGCAACATATCTAACTCTACCTAAAGTTTGGTTTTTACCTGATATTCTAAATCGATAACACGCGGAAGTTGGGATTCCTTTGTTTGGGTCGTTTGTGATTTCGTTTTCACCAAATTCGTTTGTGAATATAAAATCCATATTCATAGGTAATGGAACCACGAATGAACCATCTTCCTCTATGTCTTCTTGAATTTCATATCTTTCTAATATAGGTCTACCCTTTGTATCTTTATTTGGTGTGAATCTTATTATTTCAATTGTTGCATCAAATGTTGTTAAATCACATTTTCGACCCATTTCACCCCGAGGTCTACAATTTTTATTGAGTGTATTTTTACCTTTGTCTGAATAAATCGAACCTAATAGATATGCTTTAGGTTCAACCTTAACACCCTTACTTGATAAATCAAAGTCGGTTCTGGTTAATCCAATCTCACATAAATCTTCGTTACCCCAAAAAGGATAAACCTCTACTGTTTGATTGAATGAAACAATTTGAGGTAAAGTATCTAAATCGTTTGATGATTTGTAAGAATATGTATTTTTGAATTTGTCAACCCCAAGTCCTTGTCTAATAAAATCATCAGGTCTTAATGAAAAACAACCAATATCTGATAAATCAACATCAACATGTATTGTTTGTATACCAACAGGTACACCCCAAATCATGAAGTCACCAGCATCGTTTGTTTTAACGGTGTACTTGTAATATTTTTCATACACTTCAAGTACTTCTTCTCTTGTTAAAATATCTTTTTGGTCAGGAAACGTACCGGTTGGTTCATGTCCTCCGTGTTGTTTTCTACTCGGTAATAAATTATAACGATAACCATTCTCATTCCTATCGTCAACTGTTGTAAACGGATAAAGAGCCGATATTACAGGGTCGTTAGAGTCCTCTTCGGATATTGGAATAAAAATCGAGACTCTGGCGTTTGGTACACCAAAACCGTTATTTACAAAAATTCGACCGCAGACAACACCGTAATCCGCACACATTGACGAATACGCTTCGGTTTGTGTAAACTTAAGAGATAAAATCTCCAATAAATCGAAGTCGTTTTTAAGTTCGACTACGACTTTTTGGTCTTTACCTATATTTGTGGAAATTCTATGTTTCTGCATTCTTCTATATAAATAGAAAATTATGGATTTCCAGAAAAATAAATAAAAATTAAATTAGAATGTAGTCGTTCCTAAGGTTTTTACTCTAACTTTTATATCTTTCTGTGGAAATCTTATTTGATATATTTGGTTAGATTTCATGTATATGGTCATATCTGATTGTGAAATTTCTTTTGTGTTAGCATCAACATAAGCTTGGGCAACTTCAGAAGATGAATATTCACCACCGATATTATTGAAAACCCTAATATCAACAGCGTTTACAACACCATTTACTTCACCTATTGTTTTGTATAAATCACCAACGAATAATGGGTCTCCCATTTTTCTTTTTTCTATTGAAAAATAACTCACTGTATCCTCGATAATTGTTTTAACAATTTCTGTTTGGTTTCCGTTTTTATCGATTACAACATCAATTTCTAATGTGAAATCAACAACTTCACCACTCTCAACGTCTAAGAAGTCATTGACCATTCTATATTCAGCCAAATATGTAAGTATATTATTTTTTAGTGTGTTGGAAACAGTATCAATTAAATTACCATTTTCATCATAAGACAGTAATTTAATTTTAATCTTATTGTCTTCTTCCATCACATTAACTTTAGCTGGTGCACCATAAGTAGATGGCATTGTTTCAATTAAAGACTTATAGTCATTAAGTGTAACCGCTCTGTTTTGTGCTGAGAAGTTATATGCAATCATGTTTCTAACTTCTTCAATACTTGGTTGGTCAGCTCCACCCACTGCGGGAGTTACGTTGGTAACGGTTAAAGAATTCTGTACTTGTGTATTTGTATTTGAATTTGGTCCACCTACAACAAATTCTACGTTATCAACACTCGTAATAACATCAATACCAATGTTACTATCTTTTCCACCACCTATTCTATATTTTACGAATAAAGTGGTGTTTGATTTTGGTAATGCCCCAAGTGATAGGTTGTTAAGGTAAGTACCAAGACTTACTCTTAAACTACCTTGATTGTAGTTATCTAAATTATCCAAAGGATTCACATTGCCAGAACCGAATGTTACCGAAAAATAATTTTCAGGTGTGTATTCTGTGATAAATTTATTTGTTACAGGTACATAAGTTCCTGATATAAAATTATCACTATCTGAAGCCGATGTTGGGTCAGGGATAAAAACTTTATCTTGTATTAAAGTTTTTACTTCATACCATTTGTTTTCTGAACTTAAAAATTCAGAATTAGTAGGGTTATTTACGAAGTTTGTACCTTCTTTATGGATGACACCACTAACACCTAAAATATTTTGTTCGGGTAAATAAATTTTTAAAAAGGGTTTTTGGTCTACTTCTGTAATAACTTTTCTAAAGATTCTCGTAACCCCATTAACAACCGCTTCTCTCTTTACAATCGAATATGAAATTAATCTATTATTACCATCAAAATTAGGAATTTTTAATCTGTTAGGTTCCCCTCTTTTGTTGAATGGGTTTGAGAAGTCAATGTCCTCTATGGTTTCAAAAACTTGTCCTCCACCAGAAACTTGTGCCCCCGATTTAATTGTACCTAAATAACGTTCATCTTCCTTATCACCTCTAACAGGTACTTGTATTGTAAAATCACACAAAGCAACTGATGGTCGGTTTCCTGGTATTCTCATACCGTATGTCTTAGCAATATGATATAAGGATTGTCTTTGTTGTGCAAAATCCAACATGGTTTCTTGCCAAACCCTATCAATATGAAAGTGTAAGTTATCTGTTACAGCGGCGTTTAAATCCAATAATACAGAATATATTGACGCGTCATTTGTGTTTTTAATTAAATCAGGATAATATTCCCTTGTAAGATTGACTAATTCCTGTCTTAAACTAGCAAAGTCTCTTACGGCATATGATATTTTTTTAGCCATGTTATATGTTAATAATTATAAAATCAGACGAAACAAAAGGTTCGTTATTTATGTCATAGTCAATCCTAACTTTAGCGGTATATGGTTTTGTAGAATAATCCGAAACTCTAAATAATCTTGAATCTTCATCTTCTTGAGGACTTGTTGGTTCCTCAGGGTCTTGGTCTGCCGCAGTTACTCTAATTGATTTAATTTCCAAATTGGGTATGTAAGTTTTTACTGAAGTTCTAATCTCATCTTCAATCTGTCCCCACGTAACCGCGTCGTTTGGTTCAAAAATAAATTCATATAATCTAGTACCAAAATCAGGCAAATAATATCTTGAACCTTTTCTTGTTAATAATAAATGAATTAGGTTCGCACGAATCTCTCTTTCAGGTGTTTCGGTCATCACCAAAAAATCACCTTTGGGACTAATTCTAAATGGAAAATCTATACCATACGTTATCGCCATACTAATAAATATAACTAAAGAAGAAATACTTATAAATAAAAAATCCCAACCGAAGTTGGGATTGTGTATATTGTTTGATTTTTTTGCTCCTTTTATAATCAAACAAAGTAGATGTTTGCGGTAGGTCGCGAACTATTATTGGAGCCATCTACAGTTACGAGCCACAACCTTCACATTCAAAAGGAGAATCTGTTGGTCTTGATGGTAACGCCATCTCAACAACTTCCTCTTCTTGTTGTTTATTTTGGTTGTATGAAGTGTTTTGTACTTCGTTGGCTTCAACTGTAGGTTTCGCTGTTGAGGTATCAATACCTAAACCCTTGATTGGGTCAACAGCCGCTCTAGTTCTGAGATAGTACATCCCAGTTTTCAAACCAAGTTTCCATCCATAAAGATGTGCTGCTAAAACTTTGGTTTTGTTCGCGTTGTCAATAAATAAATTTAATGATTGTGATTGGTCAATATAAATCGACCTATTCGCAGCCATGGTCAAAATTCTTTTTTGAGACATTTCCCAAACTGTCTTGTATACCTCTTTTACTTCAACAGGTATTTCGGGAATGTTCTGTACGGAACCATTTTCCATGATTAGTTTTTTCTTCAAATCATCTGACCATAAACCTCTTTCAAGTAATTCATTTACGAGGTGTTTATTGATAACAATAAATTCACCACCTAAAGTTCTTCTTGAATATAAATTAGATGTAAACGGTTCAAACGCTTCGTTATTACCAAGGATTTGTGCAGTAGACGCTGTTGGCATCGGAGCAACTAACAAAGAATTTCTTACACCGTGTTTTACGATTTCTTTTCTTAAAGTCTTCCAATCCCATCTTCCGCTTGTGTCTTTATCGGTTTTACCCCACAATTCATATTGAAGTATACCTTTAGATAATGGAGAACCTTCAAATGTTGAATAATGACCGTGTTCAATTGCCAAATCTTTAGACGATGTTAATGCCGCAAAATAAATTGTTTCAAAAATTTCAACTTGTAGTTTGTCGGCATTTTCACTTTCAAAAGGTAATCTTAACACACAAAAAACATCTGCCAATCCTTGTACACCTAAACCAACTGGTCTGTGTTTCATATTTGAAAGTTTTGTTTCCTCTGTAGGATAAAAATTCAAATCAATAACGTTGTTTAGGTTTTTTACCACTTGGTACACATATTCATAAAGTAATTCGTGGTTGAATTCTTTATTAATAATGTATTTTGGTAATGCAATTGATGCTAAATTACAAACCGCCTGTTCTTCAGGACTTGAATACTCGATAATCTCAGTACACAAATTTGAGGATTTAATCGTGCCCAAGTTTTTTTGATTTGATTTATAATTTGCAGCGTCTTTATATAACATGTAAGGTGTGCCGGTCTCGATTTGTGCGGTCAAAATTGCATCCATCAATTTTCTCGCCTTCACAACTTTTCTGGCTCTACCTTCTTTTTCATATCTTTCATAAAGTTCGGTGAATTCTTGCGTAAATGAAAATGGGTCATCATATGCATCAGATAAACCCGGTGCTTCATCAGGTGAAAATAATGACCAATCACCATCTTCCTCAACTCTCTTCATGAAAAGATTTGGGGTCCACATTGCCAAGAATAAATCACGAGCTCTCATTTCTTCTTTACCGTGGTTTTTTCTTAAATCAATAAACTCAAACACATCTGAATGCCATGGTTCAAGATAGATAGCAAAAGAACCTTTTCTTTTACCACCTTGATTAATCCAACGAGCAACTTCGTTGTATGTTTTCATCATTGGTAGTAATCCATCCGATTCACCGCCTGTCCCTTTAATGTACGACCCTTTACCTCTAACGTCGTGAACATGTAGTCCAATACCACCAGCCCATTTAGAAATCTTTGCAACGTCTTTAATGGTGTCAAATAGACCATCAATATCATCTCCCTTGTTACCAATTAAGAAACAAGATGACATTTGTGGACGACGAGTTCCCGCATTAAATAATGTTGGTGTGGCATGAGTGTAAAAATGTTGTGATAGGTCGTCGTAGATTCTTAAAGCAGTCTCTAAATCACCATTACAAATACCAACCGCAACTCTCATGTACATGTATTGGGGTCTCTCAACAATTCGTTTACCGATTCTTAATAAGTAAGAACGTTCAAGTGTTTTAAAACCAAAGTAATCAAAATCAAAATCTCTTTCTTGTGCAACAGCACCATCCAATGATTCTCTATTTTGAATTACGAATTGATAAACCTCGTCAGATATCAATGAAGATTCTTTACCTGTTTTAGGTTCATTAAAAGAATATAATTCTTTAATACACTGTGAAAACTTTTTTGGTGTTGTTTTATGTAGGTTAGAAACCGCTAGTCTACCCGCCAATTTAGCATAATCAGAATGTGTTGTAACCATTGAAGCCGCGGTCTCCGCCGCTAATGTGTCTAATTCTGTTGTTGATATACCATCATAGATTCCCTGCGTAACTTTAAGGGTAACCAATGTAGGGTCAACGTATTCTAAATTTAAATCATCACAAAAAAATTGTATTCTTCGTGTAATTTTGTCATATCTCATTTCTTCCAATGAGCCGTCTCTCTTTTTTACTTTCATAATATTTTAAAAATCTATATCGTCAAATGATGTATCCATATCTTCGATGGATACGTTATTATTAACACCCGCTTTTTGGTATTCTGCCACTCTTTTTTCAAAGAAATTGGTTTTACCCTGTAATGCAATGTTTTGCATAAAGTCAAACGGATTTTCTGAATTATAGACCTTAGAACAATTTAAAGACACTAACAATCTATCTGTTACGAATTCCAAATATTGTGACATCAAATCAGAATTCATACCAATTAATTTTACAGGTAGGGCCTCTAAAATAAATTCCTTTTCAATCTCTAAAGCCCCACAGATTATCTCTTTAATCTTTTTCTCACTTATTTTATTTTCAATGTGATTATTGAATAAGTGACAAGCAAAGTCACAGTGCATTCCTTCGTCTCTTGAAATGAGCTCATTTGAGAAGGTTAATCCTGGCATTAAACCACGTTTTTTGAGCCAGAAAATGGAACAGAATGAGCCAGAAAAGAAAATACCCTCAACAGCAGCAAACGCCAACAACCTTTCCACAAAAGATTTTGAATTAATCCATTTGATTGCCCATTCCGCTTTTTTCTTAATTGCAGGTACGGTTTCAATTGCATTAAACAATTTGTTTTGTTCTTGTTTGTCTTTGATGTAGGTATCAATCAAAAGTGAATAGGTTTCACTATGAATATTTTCCATCATGATTTGAAAACCGTAAAACATTTTCACCTCAGTGTACTGAACTTCATTGACAAAGTTCATTGCCAAGTTTTCATTCACAATACCGTCTGAAGCTGCGAAAAACGCTAAAACGTGTTTAACGAAATGTTGTTCATCCTCGTTCAATTTGTTTTCCCAATCATAGATGTCTTGTGCCAAATCAATTTCTTCGGCGGTCCAAAAACACGCCTCTTGTTGTTTGTAAAGTCTCCAAATGTCGTGGTGTTCGATTGGAAAAAGGACAAATCGTCCGGGATTTTCTTTTAAAATCTTTTCTGTCATGGTGTTTATTATTAATTTCTATTTAATGTTTCTTGTCTTTTCATAAACGCATCCTTAATTCTTTCGGAATTGTTTTTTTGTTTTTCTTCCTTGTGACCAAGTAGTGTAGTTTGTGACTCGGTATCAATAACCAAAAGTCGGTTGTCAAATTTACAATTTTGCCATATGATACCATCTCTACCAATTCTTGATTTAAGTAATGTCATGGTTGCTAAATTGTGTTCTTTTTGTTCAATAGTTTTACCTATTGATAGAATAACGTGTGCAATTTGAGCTTTCTTAATTGAACCACCCATTTGGTCGCTATTAACAACTTCGGATGAAATTGATTCTCTGTTACCTTGTGTTGCCGTCCAAATAACGATTCCAAATTCACTTGTCATCGCTTCTAAACTTCTCATTACTGAACCTTCACCTTTCCATTCTTCACCGAATTGTGATTTGTCAGGACTGATACAGTCAACGTAGTCGATAACAAGTAGGTCAATTTTTTTACCCTCTGAATTTCTTTTTCTTAATCTCGATTTGATTTCAGAGATTGTAACAGAATCACTTGGTAATTTCAAAATGTCCAAAGTTCCTTTACTTTGTGTTTGAACTTCGTTGATTTTTTCTTTTACGAAATCTTTATTTTCAGGTTGTTCATCGGGGGCAATTCCTGACCAAATTGTATAGTGTTTCTTTTTAATGTTATCCGGATTGTCCTCAAAGAATATTTGAAGGACGTTGTAATCGTGTAAGTAAGCGGTATTCGCAAATAAAGATAATATTGTAGTTTTACCCGTTCCTGTTGGAGCCAAAACAACACCAAGTTCTCCAGTCCCTAAACCACCCTTCAAAGCTGAATCAAGACCTTCAATTCCCGTTGGAATCGGTTGTCTATTATCCTTCTCTAAAGCCTCATCGATATTGTGGAAAACATCCATACACTCTTCAGGTGGTAACCCAACCTGTAGGGCCTTTTGTATAATACCCTCAATTTTATGGTACTCTTGGAATTTACCATTTTCAATAATGGTAGTAACCATTTTGAGTTCCTTCTTCAAATTTTGTTGTTTACAAAAATTTAAAGCTTCTTCTCTAACCATTGGGTCATCCACGGTATTTTCTTTAATATCGTGGATAGTGTCCAAGTGTATTCTTGCGGTCTCTTGAGAACCTAATTCAAGAATTATGGTTTGACATAGACTTTGATAATCAGGTATCTTACCATATTTCTGATAGTATTCTTTAATGTGAGCAGTAATGAATCTAAAAGAACTATTATCAAAATATTTGCTCTCGATTACATCAATAATCTGTTCACCGTACTTTTTATCCTCTACTATTGATTTAATTAATGTTTGTTGGAATGATGCTCCGAGAAATCCAAAATTTTTTTCTGACATAGTTTTTTTAGTTTTTATAATTTGTAATTTAAATACGTTGTTTCCAAATCTTTAGATGATAAGATGTCAGTTAAGTCTGACAAATACCTCTTCAAATATGGGCGAATATCTACCGTATATCTTACCTTAGGGTGGTAGACATTAGCGGAAAACATCCTTTGAATAAATACATCGTCACCCATCTTAATCTCGAGTAAGAAATACTCTTTTTCATTTTGTTCATCAGTTTCTGCAACCTCTAAACCGTAAAAATAATCACGATTTTCGTGTAGATAATCCAATGTTTTTGTTTTTAAATCATCACTAATATCGCTACAAATATTTTTAACGTAGTAGTGTAAATCCATTGAACGTCTAGATTTGGAGTTATGCTCTCTAACGTTAAAGAATCGTTGGCAGATAATGTTTCCTTCTAAGGTCAAAAGGAACTCGAACTTTGTTACATCTTGATTACTCATTGTCTCTAATTTTAATTAATTTTTTATTTTTTTCTTTTCTTGTTAATCTTAAAAAAGGATTTAGGAAGTTTATCCACGCGTCATCTGATTTTGGTAGAAGTAAGAATATACCATCTTCCATCATCATCTTCATCGTGTTTTTATATGAACGACCCTCAGGGTCAATCAAATCGTTTATAAGTGAATTAATAGATTCTTTTGCATCATCTGTTAAAAAGGGATTTTCAAGACTTACTATTCGACTATTCACATCAAAGAATTCTTCACCAAGTATTCCATATTTTGTTACACCTGTCAATAAATTTTTAACAATGTTATTGTCATTGTCTTGTTCAAAAAGATTGTTGAATCTTTCCAATACAAATTCTATAGAAATTTCCTCGGTTTTAACTTCAGGTACCATTGAGACTAATCGTCTAACACCTAAGTTTTTAATACCCGCAATATTATCAGACGGGTCACCACAAATCATTTTGACAATTTTAATGTTTTGTATTAAAATCTGTTCATGGTCATATACGAACATATCATTAGGTTGATATATTTTACTGTGTGAGGGATTGTATAATCGAGTGTTTTCTGATACTAATTGTGTTAAATCACCATCCGAAGAAAAGATAATTTTATCTTCTTTTGGTGAATTTTGACTGTAGTATGCAATTGCGTCGTCAGTCTCACAAAATTCGTATTCTCCTTGTCTAACAAAAAGTTCTTCGAGATATTGTTTGACTCTGTTTCTCTGTTTTCCATACGAATGAATCTCTTCTTCACTGCGTATTCTAGATTTACGATTCTCTTTGTATTGATGATAGAATCTTTTTCTTGTTAAAGAACCATCTTGACCGTCCCAAAAAACGACAATTTTATCTAAACGATGTATCTCAATTGTCCTTCTTAAAGTATTGATAAAATGGTAAATTCCACCAATATGTTCTCCCTTATAAAAGTGATTTTTTAATCCAAAAAAACCAATAGTAAGTAAATTGTCTCCATCTACTAATAATACATTAGGCATTAATCATCACTCTTATAGGGTTAAACAAATATTAATCTTCTTCTTCGTAATCAAAAGTTGTTGATTCGGCTAAATCAAAATCCGTAGACCCTAATTTATCTCTCCAAAAACTTGAGTATTCTTTTTTGTATCCTTCCAACGCCTCTTTGGTGTCAGCGATATATCCATTGTGAACAACGATAACTTTACCGTCTTTGTATCCTAAACCATTGACGTGATTCTTGAGGATAGAGATTTTAGTTCTTACAGCGTAAACAACTTTTCTACCATCTTTAGTTGCATCAATGTGGTTGATACCTGATTTCTTTTGGTTACCGAACAAAAAGATTAATGACGACGCCAATTTTAACGCTTCACCACCTTTTGGTTTGATTTCAGGTTGACCCATAGGATTATCGGGTAATTCTACCCATGGTTGGTTTACAACAACCATTGTTAGGTAATATGATGAATCTTTAGATGGGTAGTCTTCTTTTTTGGATTTGGTAATTCTTGAGTGAATACCCATACCAATTTTGTCAGATAAAACACTTGCGTTGTGTTGTTTACCACCTTTACCATCAAAGGTCATCTTACATGGTATTGAACCGATAGAGTCCCAACAGAACAAAATGTGTCTTGGGATTTCACCTTTCTCATGTGCGTTGATAATATCGTTTATGAAATCGGTTGCTTGTTCAATATAGTCAAAGGAATCATTGAAGATAAAATCTCCCGTCCATTCACCATTTGAATCTTTTTCAGCTTGAAATCCTAATTCAATTGCGTGTTCCCATTTCCATTTTCTCTCCGTAATAAGTAGTACAGGTAGATGCCCTTTCTTTTGTGCATCAACCGCCGCTAAAATCATTGCGGTAGTTTTTGAAGAGTTAGTATGTCCTAAAAACATATTAATCCCACCCATTACAGGTCCGGGTAATCCACACGCATTGTTAAATGCCTCACCACAATAATAGAAGTTTTCGTCCTTGTATTTTGTTTTAGATGAGAATTTGGATATATAATCAAATTCTTTTTTCTTGATTGCCATTGTATATTTTATAATTTTTTTGAAAAAAAGAGCATGGACATCATGTTAATTCACGTGTCCATGCTCGTATTGATTAAAATGGTAAATCGTCGTCTCCTTCAGCGTCTTCTTGTGGGTCAAACTCAGGAGCTGGTGATTTCTTAACGGGTGTTGATGGTTTCGCAATCTCAAACTCTTCTGTAGAATTTGATACGTATTTACCAGTTGTAGTATCCCATCTTGGAACTTCACCTCTTGCAACCATTTCCAAATATTCTTCAGGTTTTTTAGAATATACATCAGACCAAGTCAATTCATCTTTTAACCAAGTTGACGCAACATCTGAATCTGTGTGTAATGGAGATTGGTCTTCAGGGATGATAGATGTGATTGTAGTATATTCTCTACCATTACCAGCTTTGGTAAGGTTAAGGTTGATGATTAAATCTCTACCTTTTTGTGGGTCGGTGATATCACCTTTGTTTTTGAAAAGAGGGTAGATTTTATCCAACACACCTTCATTTTTGGTGTTGTGTTTAAATCTCCAAAATTTAACTCCATCTTGTTCTCTTTCTCGGTCGATAACTTTCACAATGTAAAATTTACGTGAACGATACTGACGAGCCAAAACCTTGTCTTGTTCATCACCCGTCATAATCAAACCTTCATAAACCTCATTTAAAGGTGAACGTTTTCCGTCTTTGCTCGGGTCGTAAAGTTTTACCCAATTACCATCTATTTGTACTTCATGGAAGTAAGCTTCTTTAAATGGTGAACCACCATCGTCAGATGGAAGGATTCTAATTCTTCTTTCACCACTTCTCTCACCCTTAGGTAAAACGGTGGTAAAATACTTTTTCATTCTATCCTCTTGGGATACCTTGTTTGCACTGCCGCCTGCGGCTTGTTTGTTCTTTTCGTACTGTGCCAGTACTGATTCTACTGTTGACATATTATTTGTTTTTAAATGTTAGAAATGTATTTCTATGTAAAGTATAGACAAAAAAAGTCAGATTACAAAATCTGACTCTCTTTTTTTTAAAAAATGTTTTTAGGGGGTTACTCTAAAGTTAGAAGATACAATAATTTATTCAATAAACCAAGTATCTCGTCTCTTAAATTTAATAAGTCGGTATCAACCCTGTCGTCCAAGTCTTCAGAAAACTCTATTAAGGCTTCAGTACAAACTTTAATCATATCGGAAGGATTTACATCCGAAAGATTAACCATTTCAATTTTTTTGGTTTCCTCGTCTAATACGAATCTACCATATTTACCCATTGATATTTCAACAAACTCATCAATAAGACCTGTTAAATCATCATAGGTTTTACCAAAAGCTTCGTGTCTAGCAATACCTTTTGTTTGCCAATGGTTTATTTTCATTTGTATTTGTAAACCCAATAAAAAGTTTACCTTAGAACTTAAATTCATCTTCTTCTGTTTCTGGATTAAATGTGTCTCTTATTGTATCTCTTGAGTAATCTTCAATATCTTGTTTAGTTAAAACGTACTCGTTTTTACCACTTTGTTGCATTTCACCTTGTTTTTGTGCAAAGAACTGTTGTGGGTTCATATTAAATGGATATGAGTCTAAAGAACGTAACTCCAATTTCTCTTGTGGGGTTTTTTCTTTCATTGACTCAACTTTGTTTCCAAGTTCGTCAATTTTATTCATGACTGAGTCCATCTGTGATAACTTTTGTTCCAAATCGTTCAGTTTACTAAAGACTGTCTCCATCTTATCAACAACAGCGGTGTTGTCAGATTTATTATCATCCAAATCTTTTTTAATTGATTTGGTCATGTTAACTAAATCAGTGATGTCAATTTCTTCAGTATCTGTTGCTGCGGGTACATCACCCGTTGGTGGTGGAACATCCGCAGGTGGTGGAACATCTGTTGGTGGTACAGCAGGTTCAATTGGCGGTGCATCCATAGGTGGTGGAGGTGGAACCTCACCTTGTTCCATCAAAGTTTTTGCATATTTATTAATCGCATTGTATCTTGCGAGTTCTTCCATTAATGATTTTTCTAGTTTTTTCATAGTTAGTCTTGTAAAAGTTGTCTACCGTCTTCGGTTATAAATTTTTTGTTTATTCTTTCAACTATACCATCTTTAGACCTGATTACATAACATTCACCAGTTTGAAGGTCACATTCTTCTCTTTCCATCCCATCATTTGAAACGGACTTAACGTGTTTTGGATTTTCCATATAGTTATCCAATGTTTTATTTAATTTTTCGTTGTTCATGGTACTTTCTTTAATAAATATCTAAAAAACTTAAAAACTTATATTTTAATCCATTTTAAAATAAACCACATCCCCATCGTATAATCCTAATTCGGACATTAACTTTGGTGACATACCCATACCTATAGTTGTAGACGAAGGCCCAACACTAATAGGTCCCTCAACTACAATCTGTCCAACGTTCTTATCTAATTGATAACTCGGGTTCAATGTAAGAGTTTTACTGTTTTTAGGATTCTTAAAAGTTGTTTTAGCAGTTTTAATCACATCAACGGTGATACTTTTTGATAACTGAAAATAAACATTGTAAAACTTATAGTCTGTCGATTTAATATCTGACCATTTTATACCGTTAGCAATGTTAAATCCTTGGTCATCGTCTATTGCATATTTTTCACCACCCATTTTGTATACAACTGTTCGTAACCATTCCTCGTTACCATTCTTTACCTTTTGTATTAATCGAGTCTCGTTGTATCCATTGTATGGAACGCCGAATCTATTTATACCAACGTCTTGAACTATAGTTTCACCTTGTACGTTCTTACCTTGTCTATCTGTTATGTAAGGTATTTTTTGATAAATAACCGTGTCTTGAGTATCGGTACGATTAGATTCTCTTTGTTTGATTTTAGCAATCGCTTTCGATTGAATCTTATCAAATAAGATTCTGTAACTAGCAACAAACGAATCTTTTGGGTCAGGTAATGATGTATATGGTATCCTTGTTCCTGAGAAATTTGTTGAAATAACGTTACCTCTAATTTGATGGGAAACCTCTGTAATCCAATAAGAACCTCTGAACATCGGTATGTTTTTTAAATAGAAAAACATTGTAGGTTGAATCATTACATTACCCATAGCACTAACTCCACATTTATATGAAGCTTGTTTATAGTAATCAAACAAACTAACGTCAACATTATGAACACCAGCACCTGAAGCTGACCTTGATAGGTCTTCCAATACTTGGAAAGATTCAGAAGTATTTTTAAGTGAGGTTTGGTCAAGTGTTACACCTTTGAATATTCCTTGGTTTTGGTCACCAAAGCTAACCTCAAAAGCAACAACCCTATTGGACTTTGACAAATCGTTTTGTGAAAAACTATCTAAAGAAGTAATCAGTAGGGGATTAGGTGTTTGACCTCCAATATAGAAACTGTCATCGTTAAATTTATATGCTTTACTGTTTGACATGTCAACCCTCTTTGATGTTTGACCAACTAATTGAATAATAACTTTTGGTGTTGCTTCTTGATAATCAACTTCTAAAAAGGTTCCGAATAAAGTAGATGCCACTTTTTTAGATGGTGTAATCTTATTTCTATTTGTTAAATTGTTTCCATAAAAATTAATATAAGCTGGAAGAGCCCTCATGTCTAATCCAGTACCTTGAATTATCATAGATATTGCACTATACAAAGAAAGTTTGGAATTTCTACTATCGAGTAGTGGAGTAAATTTATCTATGTTAAGATAAAATTTATCACCAATGTCTCTGTTTGCTTTATCCAAGAATAAAAATTCTTCAAGTAATAATCTTTGACCAATTGAGTTACCGGCAGTCCATTTATCATTAAATGATTTGAATGTGTTGTAAAGTTCTAATTTAGTTTGTGTTGAGTTATAACCCCTGAACATATCAATACTTGCCGCAGGATTTGCGTTGGTATTACTACTTAGTTTTGAAAATTGTGGTAATAATGTATTTAAAAATAATGCAAGTCTTGCCTCTGCACCATTTCCAACAATCTTACCATCGTTATTTTTTATTAAAATAGAATTTTGTAAATAGGTTATAAACGCGGACTTGGTGTTTGTTCCACCCGCTTTTCTATAACCACCATATATGTGTGCTAAAGGTCTATGTCTTTTTATGTTGTCTTCTGTCAATTTAATATCCATTAAACTAAAGAAATTAACATAGTAACTATCTATATCTTCACCTATATATAGTTTTATTAAATTTAAATTTGTTGATGTTAAATCAACAGCACTAAATGGTTGTGGACCATATGTTGTGAAACTTCCATATGGCTCTATTTTTGTAAGTCCATATAGTGAATACGCATCAATTTCTTTTGGGTTAGCTAATGTGAATTTTATTAAATTACTTGAACTTAAGATATCATTGGTAATTGTTTCAGCGTTCTTTTTTTGTCTCTCTTTTAATGTTGTCTGAATTAACAAATCAATATCATTACTATCGTCGTCTTTCTTTTCAACAACGGACAATTTCTTTAATAAATCTTGGAATTTAGGGTAACTAACGTTTCTAAAGATTCTATATGGTATTTCTTCGTTTATTTTTTCACTGGCAAAATCAAGGAAGAAACTTTCCATGTATTCAAGTATTTGAGGACTAAAAGTACCAATAAGGTCTAACGCCTTTTTGTAGTTTGAAGATACTGAATATGTGTTTCCTGTTGTTCTAAAATAATCATATGAACTTGGGAATGTTTGTCCACTAAAACTTGTTGACAGGGTATCATCCAAATACCAAATTGATTTAAAACTTAATTCTTCAGCCAAATTAAATGAATTACCATCTGAGATAGAATTGGTTTGGTGTCCACCTACTGATGGTAATAATGTATAGTTTTTATCAGAACTTATGTATTTGGAATTATCCATAACAACATCCCAATAATTCATTCCACTTTTAGTTCTAACTCTATGAAGGATTTTACCTGATTGACTTGTTGATGAATATGATGTGTTACCCAAACTTATGTCATAAGTGGAGTAATCATTAACTATTTGACTGTAAACCGCCTGATAGAATGGTTTAATACCAGCATGTGTATATCCTGTATAAGTAACTCCCGTAGTTGTACCAGATGTTGTGGATATTCTTGGAATAACATCAAAAGTCACGTATTCATCATAAACCGCAAAAATGGTCGCCCCCGTTAATCCTGTTAATGGTGATTGAGAAATCGTGAATCCTGTAGTACTTGTAACGTTTGTTATAAAAGTATTTGGTGCGGTTTGTCCTGTTCCCGCAATAACGGTAACTGTCATTCCCGATTGTAATCCAACTGTACTTGGTACATTGATGGTTGTTCCACTACTTGACGCGTTGGTTGCGGTATAAGTAATTAAAGCACCATTGTTGTCAAACAATGTTTTTCCTGTTAAAGGTCTGGTTATATAACTTGGGTTTATACAACCATCTAATATATCATAACCATCAATTAAATGTGTTTTATATCTATGATAGATTGACCCCCATTTTAATAATAAATGATATGGTATAAAGTGAGTTGCAGATACTTCTCTAAATAATGATGATGTTAGAATTGATTTCCCGTCGAAAGTGATTTGGTCGTCTAAATCAATAAATGGTAAAGAATTTAATAACAAGTAAGAAGAACCAACATACTTACCTTTTAATGTTGATTTATTAAAATCTGAAAATAATTGATTGTGGAAATATGGGGTGTTAAGTATTGATGTGGTGTTCCCTGATACTTTAACAGTATTTGTAAAAAAATCAGTAGTACTTGATGATGGTTTTACCCAAGATTTTGAATTGATTGGTGAACAAATAAAACCTTGTGAGCTATTAACTTTTAAGATTCCGTTGAATTTAAAGTTATCTCGACTAAATGATGTTTTACCTAAATAATTTAAATACGTGGTAGAATTGAAGGGGTAGATATCTGTTCTATATGTTTCAGGTTCGTAATCAATTAGAATCTTATTAAGATTATCTTCTTCTAAATCACCTGTTGGGTTTGTTGACGCTTCATCATATTTGTCAAATTTGAATGGTTCATCAATTACATCACTTATATAATTAGTTGTTGGTAAATGGTCTTTGTAATAGTTAAACCTTTCATATGGTGATAATCCGGGTAAATAACCACCGTATGTTGTTGCAATTTTTGGGGTACCATCAGTGTTTTTCTGAATAACACCATTCTCTTTTAATTCTGTGGTTGACACAGGTGCAATCAATGCGTTTTTATTTGTAATTTTTTTGGCTAATTCAATTATGTCAGTATCTTCTTTTATTGATTCTTGTATGTTTTTAAATTCTTCATTAGCCAATTGTATAATCATTTTGTCATTAAATGAATCAAACAATGTCATATAAAGAGCTCTCTCATAAAGTTCATAAACAAAGCCAGCATAACTTTTATCAACAAATGGTATTGATTCGTTTATAACATCAATACCTGAAATATCTTCGATTTTTTGATTTTCTGTGTTTGAATCAAAAACGTAATTAACGTCATTCCTTGTTGGTTCATTATTAACATTTGTCTCAACCCTGTTTGTTGCAATTTTAATATACTCTTCAACAAAATCAACTTCAGGCCATAAGGTCTTATCATATGATTTTAATTTATGTACCAATTCTTCATCACCGGGATATGAAACAACATTTTGTTTACCACCTGTTTGTGGTTTTTTTACTTCAGGCCATGGATATATGTTTTCACCTTTTGACTCTTTTGATAAATTAGTTAAAACTTTTTTTCTGTTATTAGCAGCATCGAACGCCTTGTTGTGAACATCTTTCATTAATCTGATGTAAACCTCAGCATTGGCCAATAATACCGCAAACATGTTTCTGATTGTCGGTTCAAAACCAAAACCATATTCTTTACTTTTGATGACCTCATTCATTTTTGTCTCAACGTCATCCTCAACTTTTTTTCTTTGTTCTTCAAAAGATTTTCTTATTTGGAATATGTCTTCAAATAATCCATCAATGTATACCGCAACCTTTTTATCATTCAGTATTTTATAATATGATTGGACATCTTTAACATTCCTAATTGAAATTCTCTTAAAGTCGCCGCCAGTCTCGTTTAATAAATTTTGAGTCAATAGTTTGGATTTATTCATCGCACCGTTAAATCCTTTTAATAAAAGTTCAAGAGCCCCCGGTCCGTTACCAAGAATATGTTTTGTTTCGGTCTTATCTTTTGCGCTCAAATAAAACCATAAATCACTAACAGTTTCGTCGGTTGTTGCGGTTCGATTAAAAGATGTGTATTCTTGTGATAGATATTGTTTTCCCCAAGCTTTTATTGAATTTTCAAAATCATTTATTATACTATCAATTTCTTTTATACCTGAAAAAACATCCATGCTCACTTTACTGAATACTTGTTGTTCAAGTATTTTATCAAGACTTTCGGCTATATAACCAACTTCTTTTAGTGTACGAACAGGGAAACCTTTCGGTATTAAACCCTTTTGTTCATATTGTCTATATATTGATTTTAAGATTGTGTATCCTCTTGAAGACTGTTTGAGTGTCTTTTCGTATAAACCTGTTTTTTCATTAAACTTGGAATTTTTAGATTCTTCAACTAAAAACATGTAAGGACAATTTATAATTGCCGATAATGGAATGTCATTTAACCAAGCAAATGTGGAACCAACAAATTTTGTTGTTATTTCAAAATTACCATTAGAATCATTAAATCTTGATTTAAAATCAGTCATGTGCAATCTGTATCTGATTGCTTTACCGTAATAACCTTTTACTGTTAGATAAAAAATGGGCCACGGTAAATGAAAAAACGCTCGGTATGGTGAATTTTCTGAAGATTCAAAAAGTGTCTTTCCCCTAACATCAACAAAATTGATTGAAACTTGGGGAACAAAGTTCGCACCTTTAACGTCAATTGTTATTGAATCAATACCGAATGATTGACCTGTTGGGTCTTTAAATTGGTCTTCACCAAACGTTACGTCATAACCATCTTTGTAGGTTGATTCTTGACCCTGTATTGGTTTGGGTACAAACGCATCGGTCCAAGTAGCGTCAAAGTTTCCATCGCCACTGGCGTTTCTTAAGAAATTTAAATTTCCTTTTGCAATTTGTGTTAATGTGTTTCCAACGTTATCATCGGCAATAAGAGTTGTCCTCGGAATCAAATCTGCTTCCAAGTTAACATACATTACTAAGTTTTCCTGTTTATGTCCTCTTGGTTGTACTTCTCCATTTGAATCAACAACACTATTTGGGTCAACATAAATTAAATTGTTTTGGTCAACTTTTACAAGTATGTTCTCATTATTTGGGTAATCATTATTGCTCGCCATAATATAGGTTATACAATTCTACACTTCTTTTATAATCTTGTAAAGACGTTACTAATGGAAATGGAATCCTAATAACAAAATTATCGGGTATTTCAAATTCAACACTTCCCGCTGTTGGGTTGGCTTGTAATATTAACCAACCAAAAACTGGTGAACCATAATAATCTTGAGATAGTTTATCTAATCTATCTTTACCTCTTTTATAGAACATATATCTATCAGATGGTTTTATTGGTATCTCAATTCCGGGTACAATTCTAAATTTACCATCTTCCACAAAAAACTGATATCTATCAAAATATTGTCTACTCATTTGTTATTCTGCTCTATAAAAATTTAATTTATCATCAACACTATTTGATGTTGAAAATGTTTGATTTGCTTCACTAATTATGGTTGAGTTTGTTTCATCCACTGTGGATGCAATACCAAATTTTATGTCTTTACCACTTTTTCTACTTTTGAATTTTGATAATTTAAAATTCTTTTCTTTTGGTTTTTCAACAAATTTTTCTAATCTCTTTTTTAATTGGTTCTTTAATCCGTTTGAATATAACGTAGTATCTTTAAATTCAGACATTAAACTATCTACACTATCTGATAATAATTCTTTCATTAAAAAGTCAAAATCTGCAGATTGTATAGTTGGATTTAAGAAGGTAATGTTTGTTGATAAACCCTCAAATAATTTTGATGTGTTTGTATCAATATAACTAATACATGTCTCATACTCATTATATAATAAATCAGACGTAAAACCACTCATAGTTACGGATTTAACAACACCATCTGAAACTGTTGAGTCCTTACCATTTTTAATTACGAAGTTTACTTTATCTAAAGATGTAATTAATTGATTTCTTGACTTTTCTAAATCTGATAAAAGAGCGGTAGAATCTGTTAATTCATTTATTTTGTTTTCTATAATTTTTTCAGTAATGAATTTTTTTAATATTTTTTCATTTGTGTCCGTAAGAAGTGAACCTGTCATTTCTTTATTAAATGACAACATATCTACTAAGTACGTTGAAGAAGAGTTATTTACGAATGTCGCTAAAGCTGTTTTTAGACCGGCAGTATAGACGTTTAATTCTTGTGTCTTTTTGTGTAGTCCAAACAGTGTCAATGTTTTACCTGGTGTGGGTGATGTCGATGTATACACATCGTACTTGTTTATAGGTCTGTAATCACCTTTTAATAACATGGTGGTTATGTCTTTACCATATTTGGTGTAAACTTTATTGTATGTGGTTGTAAATTTGGTAAAATAATCCTCGGTTGATTTAAAAACAGAATCAATTAATTTTGTATAATTCATTGTGTTTCCGTTTTCTAACTCACCCATGTAAACCCCATTCTTAACATTATTGGTATTCTGAGTTTGTGAATTTTTATTTATCGAATTATTGTAGGTTTTATTCAAGTCTTCTAAAAATTCTCTCGTAAATTCTTCGGCCTTTTTACCACCAATAGTTTCGTTTGTTGCAATAGACCTTTCATCGTACATTTCAGTGTTAGCAAAGAAATTAGATGAAAGTGCATTTTGCAGTCTTTCTACTGGTTTTGACAAACCTTGACCACCAATAAAGTTTATTGATAACGATACAGATGCAATCATAGGTTGTACACCAATTCCTTCAGGATTTAAATCCCATAATATTTGACCACCATCATCGAAAGAAATGTTAACATCTCTTATGACAATTTTTGAGTGATAAAAGTCCCCAACTCTCAATACACAAACAGGAGGTGGTCCAAATGATGTGTTTCGAGCTCTAACGTCTGAATCTTCAGATATTCCTTTTATTGGAATAGTGTCACCCGGTCTAATACATTGTTGTAAGAAAGTTAATCGAGCATTCAATCCTTCAGGTGTTGTCGAGTGGAAACCAGGGTGAAAATATTTTAATTTTTCTTTTAAAGACGAGAAAACTATTGGGTCGGTTTCTTCCAACTTTTTAAAGTAAAAACATTCTGATAATGTTTTTGCAATAATTCTTTTTAAAGGGTCAATAGCCGGTCTACGTGTTGGTGGGTTAACAACAACTTCACCGTTTTCTTCAATTTTTGTAACAGGTTGAGGAGGTGGTGGTGTAGTTGGTTTTGGTTTTTCCGATTTTTTATTGTACTTCAAAGAAAACGCGGTTTGTCTACAATAAAAAGCAATTGGTGAGTACACTTTTAAATCAGGTATTTTAACAAAATCTTTATTTAAACAATCAACATCAGGATTTGTTCCTGTTAATGATTCACCATAGTTTACTGATTCAATTACTATTTTAGTGTCATGTTCAAAACCAAAATCTTTGGTACTATATTCTTTAACAACTACGATAGGTTGTCCCCTTTGTATAACTTCCTTATCATTTTCGGAATTATTTTTATTTACTAAATTTAAACTAGTTGGCCATTTAATTTGCCATTCTTTTTTTCCACCACTAGCGGTCAATCTATCAAAAATATCTTGGATAACTGAGTGACTTCTTCTTAACGCCAATCTTTCATTGTAATCAGTTGTGGCAACTGAGGAACAAGAAGATAGAATCTGAAATTTAATAGTGTCAGCGGTTTTACCCGAAATATCTGTAATTAAATTATTTAGTGTAGTTTCATATGTGTTGAATGAAGTCTGAGCGTCGTCAAAATATTGACCAATTTTCGTAACTTGGAAGTTAATATCATCTTGAGTTACGGCTTTGTTTTCATCACCAAAAATAAATGATTTTTCTTTCTTTACTTGTGGGTCCGTTTGTGTTAAACCTGTTAAAGTATTTAAAGCAGAACCCAATTTTGTAATATAATCTTGTTTTCTAACTTTATATGTGTTGTAAAGTTCTGTGTAGTTTTTGGTCGTATCAAGGTCTAAACTTGGCCCCGGTCTATTGTTTTCGTATTTTAATTTAATTACAACCTCATCAACAGGTTTTGAATCGGCGTCATTACCTTGAGGTGTTGTATTTGTTGGTGTTGATTCTACAGGATACTCTGTGGTAACTTTATATTGTTTTATAATCTCAGGATTTTGTCCTTTATTTAAAAACGATTGAATCAACTTAATGTCGTTTGTATCTAATTGTGCATATCTTCTAATTAATGAATAGAAATCTAATTCTTCACATCCCGCAAAAAATGCATTAATGTAGTTTTCAGATTCTTCATCTGACATTCCTTTGAAGTATTCTCTAACTAATAGGTTTAAAATACTTGGGTGGTCGACAACCACTTTAAATGAAAGTTGTCCACTTCTTGATGTATCCTGATATGTGTATATCGGTTCGGGTCTACCTAAGAAAGTATTGTCTTGCCATCTGGCTTGGTTGTTTTCACTAACTTTTAAATCATATGGTGGGAACCACATAACTCTACCACCATTAGGGCCTCTTTCACAGAATGGTAAATCATTGTATGTAAAACCAGGTGTGTTTGATGTTCTCCAAGCTAAGTTTTCAATTGAGAACATATATTTTTTAGCGTAAAATCCGTCACCCGTTGGTGATTCAAATATGTTTGTTGAGTTTTTAGCACCGAATGAATTTTTGAAACTATTTTTTGCATCATAGTTTCCACTTGACATCGGAGCAATATTGATGTTCCAAGGTCTACTGTCACCACCTAATATACTATCATCAAATTTTCTGATGTTAGCAGTTCTTTTCATGGTGTCAGAATAATTCATATATGACCTATCTTTTGTCCAAACACGACAATATTCAGCACCCGTTTCTTGTTTGTATTTATCGACAAATTTAATCGCTGAACCTCTTGATAACATTGATTCACCCTCTTTGAAAATTCTACTTGTTTGGTCAATAACGTTACCCACGTGAGTTCTGGTTGCTTGACCATCCTTAGGCATTGAATCCAATATTTCTTGGGTCTTACCTAAAATTGAATCTTCTCTAAATCCATATTTTGTTGAAATTGAACTATTATACGCATCACTTTCTCTTGATTGAAACTCTTGGTTCCATAATCCAATTTTGTTTTGTGAATTTTTACTAATCCAAGTTAACTTTCCACTTATTGGTCCACCTTGAGATATATTTCTTTGTCTTTCAAATAAAGTGGCTTGTGCGGGGTCAAACATTAGACTCAAGAAATAACTACTCTTAACCATGTTGTCGTTAAAGTCAGACATGGTATATTTTACGTCTTCACTTCTATCGTCTCCAATATATGCAACACCTTTTGGTGCTTCTAAACCTAAAACGTTTTTGATTCCACCCGCAACACTATTTACAAAGTTGAAGATTTTGGATGACTGTTGAGACCTTGCAACTGTTGTATAGTTTGGTGCATATGTTGAATAGGTTAATTGGTCAAATAAAATTTGTTTTTGACCTTCACCCATATATTCAATCATTAAATCAGAAGGTTTTCTTCCTAATTTTGGTCTTCTTTGTATTCCGACTAAACTACCTAAAACACCTGTAACATCTTGTAATATTGCACCGGCTTCAGTTTTAGGTGATGGTCTATTAATAATTGGGTTTTTAGGGTCACTTAAATAATCACCCGGTATCTCACTAAAAGGTGATTCAATACCCGCAACTGTTTGAATAAAATCAACACCCTTTCCTAATAAACTTTTAGCGACGGTAATTTTGTAATTTTTTTCAACTAAAGGTTCTCTACCTGTTACAATATTGATTGCGGTGGCAAGATTACCACCTAAAGCATCAAGAGCTCTAACTCTACCTAATGTAGCGGATTCAAGATTTTGTTGTAATCTAGCAAATACCGGTCCTTGTTTATTCTCTCTAATATTAGTTGTTGCGAATTTCATTAACCTCGAATCATTATCGAAGTTTTGGCCTCCCATAATACTAACTAAATTAGTTGTCTGTGGTTCAAATGAATTAAAATATCCGTCATATAAAATACCACCATTTAACAACGCTAAATTTGGTAGTGACGTATCAGTGTATTCTTCAATCGTACTGTTTGGTGGTAAATATAAATTGATAAAATTTTGACCAAAGTAAACCGCCCAGTTTGTTTTAACATCACCCGGGTCAACGTTTGCAAAATTATTTAGGTTTTGAACAGCATAATTTGCATCAGTGAACGTCTGTGGTCCATTGGGTCTATTTAGAGTTTTTGATATTAAAAAATCTCTAAAAGTTTTCGTACTGTTAAAATCTAAATATGTTGGCATTTATATTATAAATAGAAACTTTTTATTTTTAATAGAATTTTGTTGGTAATGTAGTTGAGGTGTAATCAAGTTCACTCGGTAAAACAGTATTTGCAATATCATTAGCAATTGATGGGTTATTAACTATTGCACGTGTTGTCGCGTCAACGACCGCATCGTTTGATTTAATATTTAGGTTAATGTTTTTTGTGGTAACTTGTTGTTCACCTGACCCAATACTTTTTACACCCTTTAATGCCTCTTCACTAATTATACCACTTTTCTGTAATTCTTCAAAAGATTTTAACATGGGTGTCTTCGTGTTTAGACCAACCTCTTTCCAAAATGCGCCAAGTTCTTCATTTCCTTGTAGTTCGGCTGTTGTTGTCTTTTTTAAATCTTTTCCAAGTTTTTCTTCTAAGTATTTATCAACTTGAGATAAGGGTTCTCTTAGTCCACCAGCAACTCTAACCTTTGCTAAAGTCAATAATGCACTAACATCTTTTTGTATATTTTGTGTGGTTGTATACTGGTCTCTTGCAATATCCTCAACACTCATTTTTTCAAACGCCTGTTGATTTTCTATTAATCCTTTAGCTATAGCGGGACTCAATTCATCAAGTGCAACTTTTGTATCCTCTAAACCTAACTCTTTTGCCAAAGATTTTGGTACGTCAATTACCATTTGTCCACCTTCCATTTTAGAAATGTTGGTAAGGAACTCTTTTTCTTTTTCGTCGATTTGTAAACCTGATGATAGAAGAGCGGTAGCCGCTGAAGACCTTTCTGATGCCTTTATTGCGGTATTGGCCAATTCATCATAGTTCATACCAAGTTCACTGGCCAACGCTTTGGCTTTTCTTAAATTAGCACCCGATATTTCAAATTTCCCTAACTCACTATTATATGTTGTTAATGAACCCGCAACACCAATTAACGCGTCTTGTAATCCGCCGGCATCATTTGTTGCCATATACATCAATTTGAGTGGGTCATTAAAATCTCCAATTGCACCACCTATTGCTTGTAATTCGGCGGACAACGCAATCGCTTTATCAGGGTCCATGGCGTCATCTGCAAGTTTTAATACTGTAGACATATTCAAGTTAAATTCAATGGATTTTTGAACCATTCTTGTTAAACCTTCCACACCATTTTTAAATCCATATGAATTTAATTTAGACATATTTTGGTCTAACTCAGATACGACTTTTCTTGCATTTAAACCTAAAGCCAATGAACTTTTACCCGCTTTATCAATTTCTTTAATTGCATCCTTAGCTCCAATACCGACTTTTTCAAATCCATCGATAGCACCCGCCAATTTATCCAAATCACCATAAAAAGCTCTCGCTGTTTTTTGGGATTCCTGTAAAACATCGGCACCAAATGTGGTCATTTTACCTGTATTTTGTACTAATGAAACGGCGTAATCACTAACGTCCTCAAAACCAAATGCCATTGCGGTTGCCGCTGGTAAGGTTTCTAATATATTGTTTCGAGCTTCTCTTGATAGCTCACCTGTTAAACCAAGTTGAGAATTTATTTTATTTCGTAATTCAACCTCTTGTTTTAAAACTTGTTGTACACCCTCCATCAATTTTCCGATACCCGCACCAGCTAAATTCATAACCACATCGCCAACATTTTTTGATTGGTTCATTACATCAAATAAACCTTTAGAAACATCACTTAATTGAAATATGGTATCTTGAGTACTTTCCAATGATGAATACTGATATCCAGCACCTAACCTACTAATGTCTTGAGTGCCAAGTAACCCTGTAACTGTTGATTGTGTGGTGGATGTAAGTTTATTAGTACTTCCGGTATTTGAAGTTGTAGTTGTAGCGGTTGAACTATAGGCGGTCCAATAGTTATCGATTTGACCTAATAGACTGGGATTATTCTTTACCTCATCACAATCCATAAACTCTTTCTTAAAATTACTGTAAGAAAGTCCTTGTTTAATATCACTAATTCTTGGTGCTGCCATACCTATAAATACTATTTAGGACTATTTTCTAATTCAAGAATATATTCCACATAATATCTACGTATAAAAATTGGCATCGTCAAAATATCACCATAACTAAAACCTTTTTTGATTAAAAATAAAATTTCATCTAATTGACCTTTCTTATAATCCATAGAAAGGACGAAAAAACTCCACCCCGAAGCCGATTTCAACATCGACATCTTCTCCTGACGGGGTTTTTACTTTTTTTACTAAATCTAATCCTGGTTTATTTTCTTTAACAAATTTTTTGAAATCTTGTGAATCTTTGATTGGGAGTCTTTCTACAAAGTTGTGAATGTTCATCATATCTCTATTACCCTCAACAGATTTAATCATAATTTCTAATTGTTTAGTGACAATAGGTGCAACACCTTGTCCATTCCAACTTCGTTTTAAATCCTCTAAATCTTTTTCTTGTTTTGGTGTTAAAAACTTGAAAGTAATATGAACTTTAGATTTTTCCATAAAATATGGGTATTCACCATTTGTATCCGATTCTAAATTAAAATCTTTAAATTTTAATTCACTCATATCAACACTTGCCGTGTATTCCTTTTCTGTTTTTGGGTCTTGTAGATATAATTTATATTCAGGACCAAAAGCGGTATTTCTTAGGAAAATTAATATCGCTTGTCTATCTTCCTCTACAATATCTTCAACTTGAATGTCCCTATCTAAAACTTTTCTTTTTAATAGTTCCTCAATCACTCCATTGGTGGCAATTAAATTCTGAGCTGATAAAATATTCTCATCCGCTGCTGTTAGATATGCAACCTTTAATGATTTCTTTTTATTTTGATAGTGTATACCTCTTGAAGGTAATTCAACAACATCATACGCAATTGTTGGGTCTACTCTAAATTCATCCATATTTTTTTATTTTATAACTATTATAATTTACAAAAACTTATAAAAAAAGTAAAGGTCTCCTTTTGAGAGACCTTTTATTGACAGATTTTTTATTATTTGATTAGTAAACTAATATACATCTATCCATTCTCAATGAACAAGTGATAGATGCAATATCATCTCTTGAATAGTCTAGTTCATTAAAGTTTAAGTCGGTGATAAAAGTACCTTGAAGTATCCATTTTTCAACCACAACCCCCGTTGGGTCTAACATTTCTAATTCAATGTCTTTTTTATAACCAGCAGCATAACCCATACGACCTGTAACTGATTCTGCGTGTAAACGGAACCACTCCATTAATGCCTGAGCGGCTGAAGGTCCAATTGGGTCTTTGAAGGTTACTCTTATTTCGTTCCATTCAAATCTACCAGCAACATATGTTGATGTGTTGATAAACGGAATCGCAACTGAATTAATTTTTGCACTTGGTCTAGCACTTGAGGTTACATACCATTCGTTGATACCCAATGATGAGGGAAATCTTAATATGAATCGGTTAACTCTCTTCGGTTCGTAAGGAACCGGCATTTTCATTAATAAATCTGCCATGTCAATATTTGTTTTTTATTTTTTTTATTGTTAATCTTTCTTATAAATATCCTGTATCTGAAAAAACAAAAAAATCTTGTTCATCCCTTGATTATGTCAAAATAATTTCGTATTTTTTCCATACTAGTACTAGATGCTAGTAAATATAGAACTAGATTAAATAAACTAGAATAACTAGAATCAAATAAACTAGAACTAGAATACTGGTGCATATACTGGGTAATTTATAATTTTATTTTTTTTATATTTTAATATTTTTCTGTGGAACAAATAATATCAACGTTTCACGTGGAACATAAAATAGGGAGGGTTTCCCCTCCCCTTTTTATTAGATATTGTCAAATGATGCTCCTGTTGGTGTGATTATGAACTCAACATCGATGAATTCAAGAGCTCTTGTTGGTTTAATATAAATTTTACCTCTCAAAGTATTAGCGTCAATGTCCTCAGGGTCGTTTGAAACCGTTACACGGAATTCATATAAACCTCTTTCTCTCTTGATTGCGTCTAATATTGGGTTTACCAATCTCAAGAACTCGTTACGAACTTGTTCATCGTTTTGTTCAAATAGTAATCTAACTGCCACCGCTGAAATCAATTTTCTTGCTCTCAACAACAATCTTCTTACGTTAATTCTATCCAATGCTGATTCACGAACTTGAAGAGTTTTATTACCCCAAATTATCGTTCCTGTATCTGCGAATGTTGCGATAGGGTTAATTCGAGCTTTGTATAGGTCATCTCTTTCATCCAAAGTTAATTTCTTGAAAGCTTTGATAGAGTTAACCAAACCTCTTGAGTAACCCGCTACTGCGAACCAAGGGAAGGATACGTTATCTGTTAATGCGATATTTCTTAATACTTCACCTGTTGGTGGAAGATATAGTTGTACCGCGTTATCCACGTCTCTAACTTGAATCCAAGGCCAATATGTTGCTGAATAGTTACTATCAATTGCAACTCCGTCCAATGCGTCTATAATTTCGTCAGAAGTACCATAGTTTGGTGGTGATATCACATAAAGTGAATCTGCTCTGTCTTCTTCAATCATATCAATTGCGTATGATGTTAAAGAACTATGGTCGTAGAAGTTAATACCCGGTGTTGAGAATATATTGATGTCAACCGCCTCAGGGTTTGCAAAAGTGTCAATACCTTGAGTATATGCGTAGTAGTCAGAGTTTCCTGATACCGTACTAAACACCCCTCCGTTTGTGGTATTACCACTTGTGTAGGTAGTTTTACCAAAGATATAACCATCACCGTAAGTTCTTACGTTTCTGTAGATATCCCATCCATCAAATCCACCACCTGCGGCGAATGTGAATTTACGGTAGTTGATGTTTGTTAAAACGTTGTTTGCTCCACCTGTTTGACCTTCTAAATCATATGATGTAGTTAAGAAGGTAGTACCTGTGATAGTAGATGCGTTTGTTGATAAGTGGAAACCTTTAGTTGTTCCCGCAGCTCCCGTTCCTTTGAATTTAAATAAATCCCTATCGTATGTTGATTTATTAACTGGACTTGATAAACCAAAGTAAACCTTTCTCACTTTATCTCCTGAAGATAAAATAGGTGTTCCGTCCGCTTCGTATCCTGTTGTATCACCCGCGTCATAGAATTCTGTTTTATACATTACTGAACCTAAAGTTTTAGTTCCAAATGATGTGTTGTTCACAAATCCTTTGAAACCGCCAGGGTATGCATCAATCGGGTGGTCATTGGCCATCGATAACATAATGTATCTTGAACGTAATTCGTATTCACCATCAGATGTACCAACTTTTTTAGCCACATAACCAGGTAGGTCAGGATTCATATTACATCTTGAATATTTTTCAAGAACCACAATATTGTCGTCAGTATCATTGAAGTCACGAACAATTAAGTCGAAGTCACCAGTGTTTACATCTATATTGATGATTGAAACTTTTACTTCAAAGTTTGCACTTTCACCATCAGATACGGTGATAACATCAAATAAATCATCAACCTCACCACCTCTAACTTCAGAAACAACAGTTGGTGTCATTGGTGTATCCCATGAGGTTAAGAAGTTGTTACCTTCTGTTTCATATACTTCAGTTAAACTTAAACCTCTAATGTATCCTTGTTCATATGCTCTTACGAGATAATTTGGATATGATTCATAAACATAAATTGGAACTTCACTTTTTAGTTTGTCATAAACATCAACCCCAAATACTTTAGTTACATATTTTGAAGATGTGGTATCCATACTACAAGTGAATGACTTAGCACCACTTGTTGAACCTGTAACACCTACGGTAAACTCAGCTAATGGGTTTGTGGTGATACCTGTTCCTGTAATTTGGAAATTAACGTCTGTGGTTGTTTCTAAATTTAATGTTTGACCATTATAAGAACCTCTTGGTCTAAACGCTAAAACTATTTGTCCATCGTATGCAGTATTCAATGTACCGTTATATGTGTATTTGGTTACATTGAATCTACTTGTACCACTATTGTAAACAAATAAGTAAGAATAAACTTCTGAACCACTTGTGTTACAAAGTACGTTGTACCATTCTTTGTTATTGTTGTTACTTGCATTATCTAAACCTGTCAAAGGTGAAATTTCTTCAATTGATGCCGTTTGACCACTTGTTCCTGATGTTGGTACTTCACCCATAACAAACCATTGACCATGGTTTGCAGAAGTGTTACCACTAAAATTCGCAACAATGTAGTCGGTGATGTAGTTACCATCAACTGATATCTTATTAGATAATTCACTATAAATTGTACTTGCAGTAATCGTAGTGGTTGTTGCTGACATTGTTAATCCGGTGGTTGTTCCACTGAATGTACCTAAAGTCACACCACCTATTGTTTGTATACCGAATGTTTTAACTGGTTTGTAACCTGTTAAACCTAAAATTCTTGTAACAAATAATTGATTAGATTCTTCTAAATAAGATTTTGCGAAGTACGGTAATTCATATCTTGGGTTGTTATTGTTGTCCTTTAGTGGACTTGTTCCCCCAAAATATGACTTGAATTCGTCAAAATTTGTTATTAATACAGGTTCAAAAGCGGGACCTTTTAAGGTTTCACCCACCAAACCTAACGTGCTTACCCCAACACTTTGTGCTACGAATGTTAAGTCTTTTTCAGATGTATATACACCCGGAGATACAAATACTCTATTTGAATTTGCCATTTTTAATTTGTTTGGTTAATTAATTTTATTTCTTTATCAATAAATATCTTTGTTTTTGGGAAAGATTTCCTTGATTTTTTTAAAAATGATACTTATAGATACTAATTTATCTTTTAGTATCGATATTTATCTTTATTATGGAAAAACCCTTTAAAAACATTAAGGTAGGTGAAAAACATCACGAAATTTTAAAAGAGTATTGTGATAAAAACGGATTGAAAATTTATAAACTAATTCATAAATGGATTGATGAAAATTGTAAATCTTCAAAACAAAATGATGGTCCTAAAAAAAAGGATATCTACGGGGATTAGTTAAAAGTCGAACCCGTTGTAAAAGTGTATTCGTATTTTGACCTCCCTATCGTATCGATATTAACATTTTTAAATGATGTTGTACCCGATAACTGATTGTAATTTTCTGTAATAGTATATTCGGTCGTTCCCGATAATTGATTTCTCTCAATGAATAATCTTACAGATTGCGTAATTGGGGTCCCTGTTGTAACTAAAGAATCGGTAAAAGTAATTTCTACAGTCTTATCAACTTTATATTGTGATGTTGCGGTGTAGTTTGCAATAATTGACCCATTAGTGTATTCACTTTGTATTGTGATATTATTGGTTTTTCTCTTAACAGGATATATTGTTCTTAAATCAGGTTCAACCATTGTGATACTTCTATTGATTGCTGGTGAAACTTCAAATTCTTCATCATCAATTAAAAACCCTAACATGGTAAACCCATAATTTTGAATATAGAATCTTCTACCATCGAGTGTATCCATTGGTGTGTTATCCTCAATTCTATCCATTACAATTGGAATGTAATGACCTTTAACTCGTGTATACGCTTGTCTTGATGAGAATTTTTGTAAAACTCTTTGATTGAATTTATTTATGTCCCTAAATTTTGTACATACAATTGTTACGTCAAAACTTATGTCTACCGCTATAGGTTGTGGTATTTTATAAATGTCCGCACCCATTTGATTCCCATCCCAAGTAGGTACTGACGCATAGAAAAAATCTCTTCTATCTGGTATGGTTCTTTGTATGGATGGATTAGTACCCAATTGTACATCGGGTTTTCTAACAACGGCAATAAAAGGTAATTTTAGATTACCATCTTCATCACTAAAAGACCAATTATTAGTATATTCAGACCATCTTTGAATTGTTAAAATTTTAGGAATCATTGGGATTTGTTCACCATCAGAAATTACTTTAAAATTTTCTTTAACAAATTCTAACATACCCAAGTCAAGGTCATCGTGCAATATTGAATCAGGAAGAAAGGTATCAGATTTAATAATTTCTTCTAATAACTCTTTTCGTCTTCCTGTTATTGCAGGACCATCAGTGTTTTGGTTAACACCGTATACTTTGATATCATTTTTTCTTTTAGGTAATCCCATAATTAAATTCCTCTAAATTCGGATTCTTGAGCAATAGCACAAGTAATTGTTCTGTAATGAGGTCTAAATCCAAACATATTGTGTTTATTATCTGAAGTTACTTTACCATCATTAACAACGGTGTAGTATCTAATTTTATCTTCAGATTCATGATAACCGATAAAATCACCATATCTGATGTCAATATCCATTTCTTCCAAATGTTTGATGTAGACAGAAACAGTCATATTACCAGGTTCCAAATACCTATTTACACCTTTTGTATATGAAGCGTTTTTCGGTTCTTCAATTTTAACTAAACCAAAAAATTCAGTCGGAGGTAAGAATTTGATTTGGTCCTTACCAACCTCTCCGTAAACATCGTCCGTGTCGGTCTTCTGTCTATCAACCCTAAATAGAACTAATTTCATACCCAAATCACCATGCAAGTATTCCTCCCCTAACTGAACATTGAAATCAAAATCAGTTTGAGAGAAAAATTTACTTAATCTTGTTATAGGTAGTTTATTACTCATTTATTATAAATAGTTCATTTATTGATTCTATTTTGGTATATTTAAGTTATTGTATGCATAATAAGGTTCCTGAAATAGAGGCGAGGGAAATTTTATCTACTTACGAAGGTTTTAACAACCAATTAATCGAGTGGAAAAGAAAATTAATTGAATTAAAAGGTTTTCAATTAACAAGACCCCAAGCCGAGTATGTTTTAAAGTACCACGAGGTTGTTCCCCGTGTTGCTAAAAAATATATTAATATTGTTGAGGGGTTTGGTGAAAAACTTATGGAATCTAAACACCTAACAAAACCACCTGAAAAAATTTGGTGTGAAAAATTGTTATGTGAAAGTGAAATGGCATACCATATATGGGGTAAAGTTTTTGAAACTGAAAAAAATTACTCTATGTGGTTACCAAAATCCGCAATCATTCAAGAGGAAAAAAAATTAAATAGGGAGGTTGATTATTCTCCATATGATAAAAGACCACCGTTACCCCATCAAAAAGTTGCAATTGAAAAATTATTAGCCAATGATAAATTCATTTTGGCTGATGATATGGGATTAGGAAAAACCACATCCGCAATTATTGCATCTTTAGAAAGTGGTGCAAAAAAGATTTTGATAATATGTCCCGCATCGTTAAAAATAAATTGGCAGAGAGAAATTGAGAACTACTCAAATAGAAAAACATTAATTGTTGAGGGACGTAAATGGGGGTCAACTTTTGATTATTACATTATCAACTATGATATTGTAAAAAATTATCATTCAACAGAAACACCCGAAATTGGTCAGGAAAATAACAATTCAATTATTAATGAAAAATTTGATTTAGCGATTGTTGACGAAGCTCATTACATTTCAAATACCACGGCACAACGAACTAAATTAATTAACGATATTTTAAAAAACATACCGAAAGTTTGGTTACTTACAGGTACACCAATGACATCAAAACCAATTAATTATTATAATCTTTTAAGAATAGTTAATTCAAACGTCACATTAAATTGGCAGGGTTATGTTAGAAGGTACTGTGGTGGATATCAATTTACTGTAAACAAAAAGAAAATTTGGAACACAGGCGGTGCAACTAATTTAGACGAACTTAGAATGAGAACTAAAAATCTTGTTTTAAGAAGAATGAAAACCGATATATTGGATTTACCAGATAAAATTATCACCCCAATTTTCTTAGATTTAAAAAGTACATATTACGATGAAGAATTAGAAGATTTTTTAAGGATTACAAGTGAAGCGAAAAATAAAGAATCTTTGAGTATTACTATAAATCGTTTGATGAAAGTAAGACAAATTGTTTCACAGGAAAAAATTAATTATACCTGTGAACTAATTGATAGATGTTTAGAACAAGGAAAAAAAGTAATCGTATTCACAAACTTTACCATGTCTTTAGACACGTTACATGAGAAGTATAAGAAAAACTCTGTAGTATTGGATGGTAGAATGTCTAAAGAAAAAAGACAACAATCTGTGGACCGTTTTCAAAATGAAGACAAGGTAAAGATATTCATCTCAAATATCGTAGCCGGTGGTGTTGGTATCACCTTAACCGCAGCTGAGGTTGTAATTATGAATGACTTATCGTTTGTACCCGCTCATCACAGTCAAGCTGAGGACAGGGCTTTCAGATATGGACAAAAGAAAAATGTATTGGTTTACTACCCAATATTTGAAAACACTATTGAGAAAATAGTGTACAATATGTTACAGAAGAAAAAGAATATTATTGACCAAGTTATGGGCGACGGGGATTTCTCAGAGAGTTTTGCTCAATCACTTCTCAAAGAGATTCTTTAATGTATTCATCATAAAGTCAATGTCTTCTTGTTTTTTTGAGATGTTTTGAATTATCTCCACCCAAACATTGTAAATTTTTTGAATATCAAAATCTTCACTGTTTGAAGGTAGATTAACAATAACTTTATTTTCATCTTTAATAAAATTCAGATTCGTTTCCTCAGAAACTTCAAGTACAAACTCAACCTCATTTTTAGAACAATACATAAAAAACTCAAAGAAAATTTTTGAGTTAAACATGTCATCAATTTTTTCTTGCATCAATATGTTGTTTTTATTATATGTATACCAACCGTCCGATTGATTTATTATGGTATCTTCCTTTAGATATAGAAAAATCATTTTATCAGGACTAACTGTATTGAATTTGAAATTGTAATTCAATGATACTAACACCAAAAAGTCAATACCTTTACCTATATAATCTTTTACATCTATAATGTTTTTAAAACTGTTCCCTTGAAACTTTACAACTTTACTTTGTATTTTTTTTACTTTTGTTTCGTCTTCAATATTAACAGTAAACAAATCACATCCATTAACCATATCAATTGACGAACCTCTAACTAAAGAGGTTCTATATATTTTAGCGGTCTTTATATTTTTTTTGAAATGATATTCAATACAAAGTTCACCATAAGTTCCTGAACCAATTGTCTTGGATGCAACATGAAAAAGTTCATAAAGAAAATCACTTGGGCCAAGTAACCTATGGTCAACAAACACTCTGTCTTTGTAATGTCTCAACCATTTAAAGTAATTCTTTATTTCCTTTTCAATATAATCAGGTGAATTATTTTCAAAAACAATTTCAGTTAATGGTTCACCATTAAATTCATTAATCCCTTTTAAAAAATAATCTTGAAAAATCCATTCATTTAATTTTTCAACAATTTTTATATTAACAAAGTAATTTGTATTAAATTGATTTACTGGTGACCAAGAACCCTTTGAAGTTAGCACACCATAAGTTCTATTCTTTTCGCAGAATCCATACTGATTTATATTTCTATAACACTCCCGAAAAACCTCCCGCCATTCATCCATAAAAAGGTCTTTTATTGGACCTTTTATTGTACAAATTCTTTTTATATGGTTTTCAATGTTTCTTAGATTCCCGGTAGAATACATCAGTATTTAGAATATTAAAACAAATATACAGATATTTATTGGTAAATCAAAATAATGGCAACAACTGTAATTTCAAATGCTGAAAAACAAAAACTTTACACTCAAGTTTTTCACTTATTAGGTTTACCGGTGAGAGGTGTTGAACTTACGGAGGAACAAATGGATACCTTTTTAGAATTAGCGGTATCGGAGTATGAACAATATGTGAGTGATTGGTTAATTGAATCACAGTGGTCAGCACTCGCTGGATTAAATGTTGATACTCAATCTTTAACCAGAGCTTTTACAACAAGAAGTTTAGATTACGAAACACAATATACTCACTCTTATTCTAAAATCGTTGGTCTTCAAACAGGTGGTGATAGTGAATTAAAAAAAGATTATTTCTCGTTAACCGCTAACACTCAAACATATACAATTCCTGCTGGTAGAGAAATAAACGAATTATTATGGTTCTCAAGAGCGGAATTAACCGATTCTATCGTTGACCCATTTTTAGGTGGATTTGGTGGTCTTGGTGGTGTTGCGTTCGGTGGTGTCGGTGGTTTTGCACAACAAGGTTCTTCGGGTTCATACTTTATGTTACCCGCCTATGACTTATTGTTAAGAATGGGTGATAGAAATATCAAAAACCGATTAATAGGTGGAGATTTAACATACAGAATTACCGCAGGACCAAATGGAACTAAAATAGTTCACCTATATAACGTACCTGGCGGTCGATTTGATTTTGGTTCAATACAGAATAACAGACAAAAAGTTTGGTATTGGTACTATGATACCACATCTCTTGACACTTGTTTAGATAAGAATAGTGGTATTGTTAAACTACCATCAGATGTTGAAACTGAAGAGTTAACATGGGATATGTTAAATAAACCCGCACAAAACTGGGTTAGAAAATATCTTATCGCGTATTCAAAAGAAGGTTTAGGTAGAATATGGGGTAAGTTCTCAGGAGACTTACAAGTACCTGATAGTCCAATAAAACTTGATTATTCATCTTTACTACAAGAAGGAAAAGATGAGAAATTAAAACTTGTTGAGGAGTTAATGAATAGATTAGAAAGATTAAGACCTGACAAATTATTGGAAAGAAAAGGAATGGAAGCTGAAAACCTAAATAAGGCTTTAAAGTACAGACCATTCCAATCCCCATTCAACGTAATTTAAATGTTTGTTGCGTGGTACGCAAAATCATTTCCATTTGTTTGAATTATTTCATCCTCATTACTTTTAATACTTTCGGCTTGAAGAGCGACAACTTTTCTATTTAAATCAACCCAATAAGGGTCTGCTAATTTTAAACTGTCTTCAACGTACATATAGAACGGGTCTCTGTTCACTCTATTCCAAAACAAGACCTCACTATCTGATAAGGTCATAACCTCATCGTATTTGTCTTGACCATCTTCTTTGAGTGGAAACCCACTTACTAACTCACATTGAGTCCTTGTAAAGTATTGTCTGTCTTCAGGTTTTTCAACCAAAATATCGTGACGTATTTCAGGACTAAACACCACCAAAAGAGGTTCAATTCTTTTATTGAAATTTGTTAGATATCTCGCAACATTATAGTCACCCGTCATATCAGGATTATTACTCAATTCTTTTTCGGATATCATGTAACAATTAATTTCAATATAATCAGGCGGTACTGGTTTATTGTATTTTAATAAAAATTCTTCTTGGTATTTTTTAGTCGGTTTACTTATCTTTTGAACATCACCATCTGATTTTTTTGTACCATTATTGATGTAATAAATTGTCTCACCTAAAGTTGCGGGATAGTTATTTTGTATAACCAGCTCCATGTGAGCTTGTCGAGACATTAAAGAACCTGCTTTTGTGGTCTTTTTGATGTGTTTTTTATAGTCTTCTACAGATTGTTTTACACGAGACTTATTCGCCATCTTAGACAATGGTATTTGTTTATTATAAATTTGTTGGACGTATCTATAATAAAGTTCAACGAAAGATAAACCATCACCATTTAATAAATGTTTCAAACCCTCATCCAAAAATTCAACAACATATTGTTGTAGTTTTTTAGATTTGATAGTATTACCGGTTAGTTTAATCTTTTCTTTTCCCTTCTTCAGAAGTTTAATGATGTAGTTCTTTCTTGATACGTTAATACACGCGGGTGCGGTATAGTCAATATCAAGACCCATTTCATTTCTCATAAAGGTATCATTGAATTCTGCAGTGTCCGCTTCGATTCCAATGTACTCTTTACCTTCTTCAACCAATTCGTTTAAACCTTTACCGATGTAAACATGAGTATCAATATCATCGGGGGTTGAAAAGTTCACACCGTCAGTATCCATAACCAAAGGTACATACCCCTTTTTCTCAAAGAACATAATCATCATACGAAGACATTGTCTTCCGGTACAAGTGATTGTCTCACCCATATTCATATCTCCCCACGGAAATACTTGAGGGGCGGAAAGTGAACCAAAATACGCGTTGATAAAAATCTTAATTGGTAATTGTTTTCTATCATACATCTCCGCTTCAATAGGATTTGTTTTAGACAATTCACCCGCAAGTCTTTTATATTTGATACGAATGTTTCGGAAATACTTTAACATCGATTTCTGAACACCCATAACATCACATTCAGGGAAAACATCGTACACCAATTGAATTGATGGATAAAGAGACGCGTAGTCAAATTTTACAATGTTTTTTGAATAACCAACGTTTAACAATCTTGATAAACCACCAGTAATTGCTCTCTTCTCATCTTTTGTTGGTATCGCCAATCCATTTTCATAGGACCAAGCCAACATGATAATTTTCCAAAGAGTCGCAGTACCCATAGTTGCAATCCTTTCATAGGTTGTTGGTACCAATTTAGAAAGTAAAAAAGTTGATTGAGAGAAGGAATCATCCACAATCATTGTTTCGTACAAGTCATCGTCAAGATATTGTTCTACAATTCTTTCACCTGGCCAAATTTCATACTTACCGGGATACTTGTCTAAAAGATTTTCCGTTCCCGGCTCACCTATCTTTTTATATTTACCTGTTTTAGGGTTGATGTAGTAACTATCATTTTCCAAATAAATTTTAGAAATGAATGCACCATCAACATATACACGATTTGGTTTTTCTTTTTCCAAATACTGTGTAATATACTTCAAACCCCACGATTTAATTTCAGAGTTAATTGCTTGGGCTCTTCTTACAGCGTGTGCAATATCAACAATATTGTGTCCCCATATTATATGTTGGGTATAAGGTTCGACCTCATTTGCTAATTTAAGAACCCCTTCTTTTTGTTTAATACCATCAGAGGTTAGAATCGCGGTACACTCTTCAATATCAACACCAAGAATTTCTGCTCTTTTAAGAATAAAAGGAAAGTCAAATGACGCTGAATTATAACCACCAATAATTGTTGGTTTTAAATCCTTTATGATTTCAAAAAATTGTTCAATACATTTTTTTTCACCATCAGGACCAAAAGCTGGAATTGTTTTTTGTAAACCACGATTGTCTTTTACTCCAATAAGAATTATCTCATTGGTTTCGGGTTCAAGACCCGTGGTCTCAATATCGAATACAAAACGATGAACACCCGAATAATCGTCAATACCCTTGAATAATCTTTTTTTCTTTTGAATCAGATATTGTTCAACAGGTGACAGTATCGTAAACAAATGTCTAAATTTTTCACCCCAAGGGTCTATTCCACCTTGTTTAAAAAAGTTAATCAATTCTCGATAACCCTTTAGACTTTTAACCAAATAACACTGACCATTTTCAAGTCTTTCGTTACCATGGGTTTCAAGTTTATCGATTATGATACCATACTCCCCCATTTTTTTCTTTTGTAAGGACTTACTTCCTTGATAAAAATTGCAAGAACTTAAGTCACCCACCCAAAGAAATGGAGTTAATGAATCAGGTTTAACAACCTTACCCCTTACAGGGTCTTGAATAATTTTGTAGATTTTGTTGTGTTGATAATCGTATTCCACCCCAACAATGAATTCTTCGGGGTCCCAACCATTTAAAAAGTTCTCGATTACCTCTTGAGAAATTACTTCTGACATATCGTATATTTTTGTTTTGACATATTTGCTTACAACACCGTGTTGTAGTTTGCCTTATAACAAGTATACGAAATTACTACCAAATATCAAAATATGGTAATAAATAATTTTTCCTTTATCGGAAGTATCAGTTTTGTTGTTGGATTTAAATTGGTATCTAAAAATTGTACGGTAATCTTACCCTCGTATTTACCAATTTTTGATGTTTGAGATTCTGTAAATCTGTGAGTTATATAATACTCGTCAGTGGTTTGATTGTATTTTTTATCTCTAGTTGTTATTAAACAATCTGAATTTAATATTTCAGGTTCACCCGTTTTTGCATCGTACATATCAAATGTGATGTCACAACTTTCTAACAAATCATTAAATCCGGATTTGTCATTTTTACCATCATCAATTAACCTCATTTTAAGTATTGGGTCAGATGCTCCTTGTCGTATAAAAAATTCCATATTGATTAATAAATATTATTCTTTTTATTTTAATTAAAATCCATTTGTTGAAGGATTATAAAAAACTAAACCTGTCACATTTGTTGTTTTTGTTATGGTCGGCGATGAGTAACTAAATGTCATAACATCACCACCACCAATTTCACCAAATTGTATTCTTATTGGATAGTAATTTCCAGCAACTAATGAAAACGTAGCCGATACTTCCTGAACCCCATGAGCACCACCATTGTTTATATTTGAATTAGCGGTGGTAAAACCTGATAATGCATTTGCACCAATCCAAAGATAAGAACCATCATCACTTGATAAGAAGAATGTATATGTTTCTGTTGTTGTTGCCTTAAAATACCCCAACCATTGACAACTAAAATCAGACCCGTCATTACTTGATGGTTCAGTTATTGAAGTTGTTTGAACCGAGGTGGCAGGATTTGTACCAAAGGTCGTTGGGGTTGCAGTTGCGAAAAACGCCGGATTTTCGCTATGATAACCAGAATATGTTGTTTTATATAAACCAGCACTAAACGCACTTGTTGGAGTTGGAGTTGGTGTTAATGTTGGGGTGATAGTTGGTGTTAATGTCGGTGTTATTGATGATGTTGGAGTGATAGTTGGTGTTATAGAAGGTGTTCTACTTGGTGTTAATGAAGGTGTGACAGTTGGTGTTGGTGTAACTGTAGGTGTTAGTGAGGGAGTAACGGAACTTGTCGGTGTAATTGATGATGTCAACGACGGTGTGACCGACGAGGTAAGAGAAGGTGTTACCGAAGGTGTTCTACTTGGTGTTAATGAAGGTGTTATACTTGGTGTTGGTGAAGATAATACGGTAGACGGGGTTGTGGAACTTGTTGGTGTCGGTGAAGGTCCCGTTTCAATAACATATAAAGTACATGTACTACCAAAAGCCGGAAAAAACAATGAATATGTCCCATAAAAATAAGGTGCAACATAATCGTATGGTAAAACTTGTGTACCCAAATTAATAGTCCCACCCGTATCGGGATAGTATGTAATAACCGCCGATTGACCAGTATAATTTGTTGAGACTATTTTTAAAGTATCCATTTATTTAAAATATAATATTTTGTTTAGTATTTTTAAAGTCCTACCATGCTATCCACACAATCTTCAACACATTCAATTATATCGTAATTTGGTTTAATATCAACCAAATAATGATGTCTTACCCTTACGTAGTTTAATGGTTCTTGATAATATTGGACTCTTTTAAAATTAAAACAAGAGGTACCCATATTATGAATTCCACCTGAATATTGAGTACCACCAGCCCATGATTGTATAAATGGTTGGTCACCTCTAGTTGATGGTATAACTTCTTCCCATCCTTTTAATTTATAGATTGTTCTGCCGTTTAAATAAATTTTTAAAGTACCCAATCTTCTATTTCTTTCTAACGCCCATTTCTTATTTAATTCTTCCGCAGTTGTATAAATAGTTGTTTGTGTTGATGTTACTGCGGTGATAACAGTATCGGTATATGGAATAGTTTTTATTCCCGGTATTAAATCATTCCACCCACCATCATTTTCTAAATTACAATCCGTATAATACTTATCTCGTTCAAAAGTAATTGTAACATTAAAATCTTTTGACGTACCACTAACACATAATACGGGTGTTTGACCCGATGAAGTATAATATGATTCTGTATAACCACTATCGGTCACACAAACACCTGAATATCTAATTGCTCTCCATTGTATTCTACCATCATTTGTGAATGAAAATGATAGATTATTATCTGCGTAATTTGATATTGAACTCTCATTTCTAACACCTAAATAATAAATCGTCCTTCCACTTGTCCAATTAGAACCATCTTTATTAAGTACCAAATCAATTGTCCAACCTTTTTCATTTCTTCTCTGTACTTTGTAAGAACAATTATCAGTTCCAGCACCATGATTTATTTGATATGCCCATGGTTTTGCGGTTGGAATTGGGTCTTGAGGACAACAATTATCACTGATAATTTCTGTGACACAAGGATATTTGGCACCAATCCCATTAAAATTTGCAACATTTAGAGAATTTGGATTGGATGCGGGGTCATTATAAATGTTCGCATTATGAACAAAATAATGTTTATAACCACTTCCATCGATGTATTCATAAACATCATTCTCTAAAATTAAATCTGAATTTTGTAGTTGGGTTGTAAATCCACTATAAGGTAAAACCCAAGACCAACCTGAAAATAATGAACCTGTTATATAAGAGGTTAAATTCACTTCAAGTAGGGATATAGTATCCCTTACACAATCAGTTCCGGTCATACCTGTTGTGTTAATAGTCAATCCTGTATATGATATACTATTATCCAAATCCAAAACCAAACTATCATAATCTAATTCAGTTTTAGAAATTTCGTAATCGTAATATTCCGAAGAATCGAGTTGTAAATCTAATTTACTCCCCCAAAATTTAAGTATGTTTTGACTATTCATGCTATTCTATAAATATCTTTCCTTTCTTTTGATATTTATATTAAAAAAGATATTTGCATGGATAAATACATTAAAAATATTATTGAGGAAACTTTTGCGTCCAAAAAACAACAAAGATTCTTTTATGCCAAGGCGAACGACAAATCAACATCAAAGAAAGAAAGAAACAAATGGTCCAAATGGGCTAAAGAATATTCTGACGATACCGACTTTGAAAAAATACCAGAAAAGGTTGAAACTGAGGTAGATGAAATAGTTGACGAAAAAGGTAATATCGCTAGAAGAAAAACACCAAATACAAAATCAAGTAAAGGTGGTTCAAAATCAACGACTGACAAAGTGGTATACACTGGAGCTGGGTCAATGGGTATTCACGGTGTTCATGGTACTCACACATCTTTAAGATATTGGGCGGAATCTGATTTAAGTAAAGCTTTAGGTTATAAAAATACTTTGGGTCAAGATGAGGACATTGAAGATGCATATGAATATTTTGAAGATGACCTTGGTATGGGTGATGATGAAAGTAAAGAAAGATTATCATCATATGGTTACGATGAAAATTTAAAAGGTGATAAAGTAAGATTAATAGAAAACCCAAAAAAATTTGTAAAAGATTACGTTGAAAGTGTCATAAGAAAAAAATCATCCTCAGAGGATTTGGTTAAAAAAGACCAAACCGAAGACATTAAGGGTGAATTAAATCCAATTATCAAAAGACAAATCACTTCTTTAAAAAATACTTTAGTTAAAAATAATTTGTCAGTTGAGGATGTAATTGACATTCTTAAATCAGAAGACGAAACCGATGAATAAAGAATTAAAAGGAAGGATTTTTGATATTCCTCAGGACATTTTAGATAAGATAAACCATACAGTAGTTGGTTTAAATAGTGAAAATGTGCGTGGTATTCAAAGAGCTAAAAAACTTTTAATCGATAAAAAAGTAAAATACGGTCAACTCAAGAGGATAATTCATGATATTCAAAACATGGATAAAATGAATGAAAAAGTTAAATATGACTTATGCGGTGGAGATTTGATGGAAAAATGGGCTAAACAATTTTTACAAGGAGAAAGAGATTTAATAAGTAATAGGAAAGACTCCAAAAAAAGGGCGGATGATATAACATCAATGACTGGTGAGAGAAAAAACAGTCACTTGAAATCACACACAAAAAGATTTAGTTTCAAAGTCCCAATAAATTTGGTTAAAAGTAATTCCCACAAAACCAGTGTTTCACCTTTAACATCTATGAAACTATTCGAAGAGATTGATAAAATAAAAAAATTAATTAGTTATTAATATGCCAACACAATTAGAAATAATCGGAGACAGAGAAAGAAACCTTCTTGTATCAAGAAATGAATACAACTACGGGGATTTATATAGTTCAAGCAATACAGGTGCATTATCAGACGGTGACGAAAGAGGTAAGGGTGAATTAAGTGGTAGTATTGGTTCAAAAACCGATATCGGTGAAAGAACCTCATTACAATCCAAAAACATTTATGGACCAACCAATCAGTACGGAAGTGGAAATGCTAACGCACTTTCGGATGGTGATGAAAAAGGTAAAGGAGAGTTAAGTGGTAATATAGGTTCTAAGACTGATATCACAGAAAGAAACACTCTTGTTGCTAAAAACGTCTACAATAATTCATTTCAATACTCATCAGGTAATCCTAACGCATTATCAGATGGTGACGAAAGAGGAAGAGGTGAAAACAATTCAGGTGGTGTTGGTACCTTAACCGATATCAATGAAAGAACCACTCTTATTGCTAAAAATATTTATAACAACAATTTTGGTTACTCTTCTGGTAATCCCAATGCATTGTCAGATGGTGATGAAAAAGGACGAGGTGAAAACAATACAGGAGGTGTTGGTACTGTAACCGATATTAACGAAAGAACTGTTTTAAAAGCAAAAAATAAATACGGTAGCACAAAAACATATCCCGATTTTTAATGATAAATTTCGAGTCAATATTAACAAACATTTTATCTGAAGCACCTTCGAGAGGAACACAAAAAACTCTTGAATATGCTATTAAGAATAGAATGCCCGTTTCTTTTGACTATAGAGGTCCAAGAGGTGAAGTATTACCAGGAAGAAGAATTAAAACAGAATTAGTTGCGTCAGGCCTAACAAAAAAAGGAAACTTATCATTTAGAGGATGGGTTCAACCACCGTCGGTGTCTAAAAAGGGATTTAAAGAACATGGTTGGAGAACTTTTATACTGGATAGAATATCTGCAGGTTCAATACAAGTTTATGAAGATGAACAGTTTGATAATAAAAGACCGGGTTACAAAGAAGGTGATGATAGTAGTTTTTCCACTACATACGTAACAAGTGATTGGGGAACTACACCACCAGCACCACAAGAGAGAAAACCAAGTAAAACACCCGTACCTAAACAAGAACCCGAAAAACAAAAATTACCCGAACCAAAACCAAAAGAAAAACCATCAGCGTCACCCATTGAAGTACCAAAGAGAGAAATTGAAGTGTTTAACGATTTAAAAACCAAAATCAAAGTTGTTGACAATATTAAACAAATTAGTCCTGACGATTTTAAAAATGCAATTGACGATTTGTACAAAAAGAAAATGGATGATTGGAAAAAATCACAAATCGATTTAGGTGGTAACACTAATGCCGGTGAGGGAACAAGAAGAAGAATTGAAAAGGATTCTGAATCTGATTTGGACAGATTATTAAAACAAGATAATATCAAAATAGTCGAACCATCATCAGAAGAAACAGTGGAATTACAAGAACAATTAAATAGAATCAAGACTTTAATTTTCTTTTAAAAATACTTATTTTATAAAAAAATCAATATGGAAAAAACAGGAACAGGGGTACTATCACAAAACGATTTGATGCAAAGATTAGTACAAGCGAAAAAAATTTTAAATAAAGTAGAAAATGGTGATTACGAAAGAGGTAATGTAAATGAAGATATATTAAGGACTAACCCTGAAGACCTCATGTCGACCGAAAATTCCGCACCAATAAGACAACCACAACAACCCAATTTTCAAAAAATACAAGAGTCTAAATTACCTGAAGCAATTAAAAGAGCAATGATTGAAAATCCCATACCTCAAATTAGTTTATCGGATTCATTGGATTTAAATTTTGTTGAAAAAACAAAAAAATTAATGGAGAACGAAGGTGTGTCAACTAAAAAATCGTCACCACAAAAAGGTTCTTCAGTTGATAGTTCAGATTTAGTAAAACAATTAACCCCCATAATTGAAAACATTGTAAGAAAGACTGTTGTTGAAATTTTGGACAAGAAGTTAAATCAAATATTAACCGCACAACAAACCATGTCCATCAACGAGAACTTGGTTTTAAAAGTGGGTGACTCCGTTTTTAAAGGAAAAATTACGGGTGTAAATAAATCAAAGTAAGTTTGACTTTTCGAATTTTTTTCTTATACTTTATAAAAAAGGAAAGAATTTGAATGTCAAAGATTAGAATTTTAGCAATACCACCCGATACCCATGGTGTAGGTAAATATAGAATATTAGACCCATATAAATTTATTGGAGACCATTACTCAGATGAGTTCCATATTGATATCGCACTATCAGTTGAGAACAATGATAATTTCTTTAAGAACTATGACATCGTTGTTTTCCATAGTTTTATCCATCAAACAAGCCACGAAGAAAATATTTCAAGAATTAAATGGTTAAAATCCCAAGGGATTAAGACCGTTATGGATATTGATGACCACTGGTCTCCTGACCATAGACACCCAATGTATTTTCATATCAAAGAAAATGAATTGCCAAAAAAGAAGGTGGACATGATGAAGGAATCAGACTATGTTACATGTACCACTGAACATTTTGCGAACGGACTTAGAAAAAAACTTAATTTAAAAAATGTTTTGGTATTTCCAAACGCAATTGACCCAAATGAAAGTCAATTCCAACCAAAACCAACACAATCTGATAGACTTAGATTCGGATGGTTAGGTGGTTCAACACACTTACATGATTTAGAACAAATTAGAGGTGGTATCTCAATGATTGCAAATCAATATGATAACGTACAATTCGTTCTTTGTGGTTATGATTTAAGAGGTTCAATCACTGAAGTAAATCCACAAACCAACGAAAGAAAAACAAGACCAATCCAACCAATGGAAACGGTTTGGTACAAATACGAACAAATTTTCACTGATAACTATAAAACTGTTGATGGAGACTATAAATCATATTTAATGAATTTCTCACCAACACCTGAAATTGACGTTAGTGATAAAAAATATAGAAGGGTATGGACTCAACCAATTGGTAGATATGGTGCAAATTATAATTTATTTGACGTATCTTTAGCACCCGTGATACCTTCAGAATTCAATTCATATAAATCACAATTGAAAATAATCGAATCTGGTTTTCACAAAAAACCAATCATTGCTAGTGAAACGATGCCATATACCATTGATTTAAAAAACGCTTATAAAGAGGGTAAATTACTGGATGATGGTAATGCTTTATTAGTACATGAAAATAAAAATCATAAACTTTGGGCAAAATACATGAAATTACTTATTGAAAACCCAAATATGGTTGAAGATTTAGGTAATAAACTCTATGAAACCGTAAAAGACAAATATTCTTTAGTTACGGTATCTAAAAACAGAACAGAATTTTTCAAATCAATAATTTAAAAACAAAAAAAACATGCATTACTTAGTTACAGTAGGTTACGAAACCGAAAATTTAGACAGAAATGGTAATCCAAGATTACAAAAAGTTAAGTACATCGTAGAAGCCGAGTCGGTTGAAGAGGCAACATTAGTTGTTTCAAAATACAGAGCGGGTGACATGCGTTCATCAGAAAGTTTGGCCATTGTTAAAATGCCAATCGAATGTATTATTGACCCACAAAACACTCCTGAGTACTTTAAAAACAAATAATTATGATAACCGCAGAACAAATAGAATCTAACAAAAAAAAGTTTCTTGAGACAAACTCAAAATACAAAATCTTTACAGATGAATTGTTAGATTTTTTGGGTGATGATTTCTTCATCGCACCTGCATCCACATCCCTAGACATGTACGGATGTTATCCCGGTGGATTACTTAGTCACTGCTTTAAGGCGGCCAAGTATTCTGTTAAAACAAATGAATTGTTACCCGAACCCATGAGAGTTCAGACATCATCAATTCTCAAATGTATCTTTCTTTCACAAATTGGTAAAACATTTATGTTTAAACCAAATCCAAGTGAATGGCACAGAAAAAATTTGGGTAAGTTGTACGAATTCACGGAACAAGAAGTTTCAATGAAAGCCGGTGAAAGAGCGGTCTACTACGCAACCACAAATGGTGTTAAACTTTCTGAAGATGAATTCCAATCAATAATGAATTCAGATAAAGAATCGGATGACAAAATGGCTAAGTATCGTTCAGGAACATTGTCTAATGTAATAAGAGTCGGTTTTGAACTATCAATATTAGAAGAAAAAAATGGACAAAAATGAAATTGAGTCGTACATTAAACGACTTCAAGAATTAGAAAAAGAAATCCTAAATGAGGATTCTAACGACGAATCAATCATGGGGGACTTAAATAAATTGTTATTTAGTCTCGGGGATGATATTAAAAATCAAGTCGAAGAACAAGTTAATCGATTTGAGGTAAAAATAAAAAAATTAAACCCAAATGCGGTCATCCCCTCATACTCAAAAGAGGGTGATGCTGCCATGGATTTAACCGCGGTAGATGTTGAGTTTACCGACGATTATATTTCATATAAGACAGGTATTGCAATTGAAATACCCAAAGGTTATGTTGGTTTAGTTTTCCCGAGAAGTAGTAATTCTAAAAAAGATTTACTATTAACAAATAGCGTTGGGGTTATTGATAGTGGGTACAGGGGAGAAATTGAAATTAGATATAAAACAATTTTAAATAATAAAAGAGAAAATATTTCAATTTACAATACCTTAGACAGAGTGGGTCAGATTATGATTATCCCATACCCTTCAATTACATTCGTTGAAGTAGATGAGTTATCACAAACAGAAAGAGGTGATGGTGGATTTGGTTCTACCGGAAAATAATAATTATATTAATAAAAATACATACTTGAGAAAGTCAACAACAAAAACCGCCAATCTTATAGAAGATAAGAAAATCGCTAAAAAACAAAGAATTAGAGAAATTATAAAACAACCAAAAGAAAAATTTCTCACCAAAAATCAAGAAGAGTATTGGAGAATATTGGGTGATAATGAAATAACACTTTGTTTTGGTCCAGCTGGTGTTGGTAAATCGTATATTGCAATGAAAAGGGCGGTTGATTTACTATGGGATGATAACAACAAATATGAAAAAATTATTATTGTTAGACCCGCGGTTGAAGCAGAAGAAAAGTTGGGTTCATTACCTGGCGGTTTGGAAGAAAAACTTGACCCATACATCTACCCATCGTATTATCTTTTAAATAAGATAATTGGTAAAGATGCTAGAGAAAAATTAAAAGACGAAGGATTTATTGAAATCGCCGCATTAGCGTACATGAGAGGGTGGAATGTTGATAATACAATATTGGTGTTTGAAGAAGCTCAGAATACAACACCGTCTCAAATGAAACTACTATTAACACGTATTGGATTCAATTCTAAATTCTTCATTTCAGGAGACTTAGAACAATCAGATAAATTCAAAGACAAAACAAAAACAGGTTTATATGATGCAAAAGTTAGACTTGGAGATTTAAAAAATGTTGGAGTTTTTGAATTTGGTAGTGAGGACATTGTAAGAAATCCTATAATCACTCAAATCTTAAAAAGATACGATTAAACTTTACTTATAAAGTATTATAAGTTATATTTCCTTTATGGAAATATTTGTAAGTATAGACGGTGTTTTAAGAAACACCATACAAAAATTTGATTATCATTATAAAGATTATTTCTTAAACACCGAATCAGACGAAGAGGAAAAATTCGAATATGGTGTTAATGGTACCCCTATATCTATTGAGAATTTATTAAGTACATATAAATTTCAATCAATCGACGAGTTTAACAAATTTTTATATTTTGATTTTCCAATCGAAATATATGGTCACGCGGGTTTAAGTTACAGTCACGCGGCAACCGAATTGAACAGTTTTATTTTTGAGAATAAGGATGTGAAAATTACCTTGGTTGGTCTTAGTGAAAAAGGTAAAGCGAAACCCGCAACACTTTTCTTCTTATCAAAAAACGGTATTATGGCAGATAATGTAATTTTTTCATCACCAGAAAAGATAAAAAAATTATGGAAAAAATGTGATGTGTGGATTACAGACGATATTAATGTTGTTTCTCAATGTCCCATCCACAAGAGGGTTATAAAATTTAATACGTTTTACAATAATAACTTTACAAATAAACTACAAATAAATAAATTATCAGAAATAAATAAAACATGGTTGAAATTTTCGGTAAAAACTATTATATCGATGTTGATGGAATCAGTCAAAAATGTCAAACGGGTAATCAAATCCAAAACGAAGACGGAACCACAACGCTAGAGATAAACATATTCAAATATGAAATAATAAAAACTTGCATTGAAAGAGTGTTAAATGAATTTGAAGAATCAGATGAAACGTTAGGTGAATTTGGTGAATCAAACTTATCAATATCATTTAAAATTGCATATAACACATTAATAAAATACGAAATATTAATATCAGAAGATGAATAACAAAGAAAACATAGAAAAACTGTCGGTGGCTTTAGAAAACCTAACCACCAAGACTAATAACATATACTTTTTGGTATATGACACAAAAAACAATCCAAGAGCTTCAGTTAAACATATCTACGATATGGCACTGACACTAAAACAAAATGGATATAACGCTAAATTACTTGTTGAAGATAAAACATACACAGGTGTTAATTCTTGGTTAGGTGACACATATAATGAATTAGATGTTGTGACCATTAAGGATGACCGAGTTGAAATTAAAATTGAAGATGTAATTGTTGTACCTGAATATTATTCAAATGTTTTGGAATCCATGGCAAACATCAGATGTGTAAAGGTTATGTTAGTTCAACAAAAAGAATACATATTTGAGACATTACCAATTGGAAGCAGATGGTCTGATTATGGATTTGACAGAGTGATTACAACCACCGAGTTTTCTAAGAAATATATTGGTGAGATTTTTAACGAGTCTTTAGTACACATAATTCCACCAATCATTAGTGATGAATTTAAAGTTAGTGAAAAGAACACAAAACCTATCATCGCGATTATGTGTAAAGACAGGTCAACAAATAAAAGAATTATCTCAGAATTTTATATTAGATACCCTCATTTAAGATGGTTGACGTTTAGAGATATGGTTAACATGTCCTATCAAGAATTTGCTGATAATTTGAGAGAATGTGTTGTTTCGGTATGGGTTGACGAAGATTCAACTTTCGGGACTTTCCCATTAGAATCAATGAAATCAGGTATACCAATTATTGGTAAAATTCCTAAAAATGAACCTGATTGGTTAAGTGAGAACGGGATGTGGACATACGATGAATCAAAAATTGTGGAGATTCTTGGTACGTATATAAACGCTTGGTTAGAGGGTGTTGAAATTAACGATGATGTTAAACAGAAAATGAAAGATACTCTTTTACCATACGAAACTGAAATTACAAAAAATAATATTTTGAATATTTTTGATTCATTCATCAATAAAAGAATTGATGCGATAGAAAAGGCATTAAATAAAATAAAAGAAGAAAACAAAGAAGAAATAGCATGAAAGACATATCAATAATTTTACCAATCCACAAATGGGATGAGGAATATGAAATAATGTTTAAAAACGCGTTTAGTTCGGTAGAACAATTCTATAATGATGTTAAATTATTTATTGTTGGTCCATCTAATGTCGTTTCTAAAATAAAAATTGACGAGACAAATTTAGAATATCATATTATCGAAAACACCGGTAATCATGATTTTTGTTCTCAAGTAAACTTAGGAATTGAGAAGTGTGAAACCGAATGGTTTTCAATTTTAGAAGTCGATGATGAATATCATAAAAATTGGTTGACTTTAGTAAATTCTTATAGAAGAGAAAATCCTGAAGTCAGTGCATTTTTAAGTTTAGTTAAAGACATCAATGTTGAAGGTAACTTTTTAAGTTATACAAACGAATCAACTTGGGCTTATGGTTTTACAGACAAACAAGGGTTTTTAGATAATGAAGCACTTTTAGAATATCAAAATTTCCAAATCAATGGTGGTTTGTACAAAACATCAGTTATTACTGAGTATGGTAAATTAAAATCAAACATTAAATTAACTTTTGGGTATGAATTCTTATTGAGATTAACCCATAATAATGTTATTGTAATGACCATTCCAAGATTAGGATATCAACACGTCAATTTTAGAGAAGACTCATTATTTTGGAACTATAAAAATTCCGATGACATGAGACTATCTCCCGAAGAAGTTAAATTTTGGTTGGATACTGCGAAAAAAGAATTTTTCTTTAAAAATAATAGAGACATAAACTATGTAGAAAATTAAATATGCCGCGTAAACGAACCCAAAAAATTTATTTTGGGGAGGAACAAGAACAAGCGGTTGTAAGATACTTAGAATCCGACTCCGATACTGACAAGAATAAGATATTCAATGAATATTTAAGAGAACCTCTCACAATAATGGTCGAAAGTATAATTCGACGTTATAAATTGTATAGAAAAGACTTTGAATTCGTAGACATACATGCGGATACAATGTCATTTCTTATGACTAAGATTAACAAATTCGACCATACAAAAAATCACAAAGCTTATTCTTATTTCGGAACCATCTGTAAAAATTACTTGATGGGGGCAATTCAGAAGGATGCTAAAGAAATGAATAGGAATGTGTCGTATGATGACATTTCATCCGATTTAGAGGAGAGTACAGAACACTCCTATTCCATAGACGAATATCATATTGATTATAAAGATGTAATCATAAAATTCATAATTGAATTAGAAACGTTTATGGAAGATGAGGATTTAAATGAAAACGAACAAAAATTAGGATACGCATTAATTGAAATCTTTAGCAACTTTGAAAAAATCTTCCAAGTTGGTGAGGGTAATAAATTCAATAAGAACTTGATTTTATTATCGTTACGTGAGATGACCTCATTATCAACTAAGGAAATACGAATATCTTTAAAAAGATATAAAAAAGTTTATGAAGGTATCATGATTGGATTCATAAATTAATAATTTCTCTATTTATATGTTATGAGGGAAAAGAAAAACATTATATCGTTAGATACCGACTCAGCATTATCATTGATGCAGGAGATTTATAATGATATCGTTGAGCAGAAAAACACCGCGTCCATGATAACAAAAAAAATGTTAACATTCATGAAGGATGCTGAAGATATGAGTGTGATTGGTCCCGTAATTAAAGAACAACAAAAAATACTAAACGATTGTACTGAAAAAAAGATTTCGTTAGTTAAGTTACAAAGTGCTCTATTAAAACAAACTCAAGGAAGTGGTCCTAACTCAACTGGTGGTAAACTACAACTTACAGATGAAGATAGAGTCTTGTTAGAAAAACTGATGAATGATTCAGAAGGTGAATCGTCAGGAATATATAGAGACTAATGAGCAATTCAAAAGAAACGAAAAAAAAACTTCAGTCACAGATTGAAGCAATCAAAAAAATTAACGACGACCCAAAGGGGGCTTCGAATTCCATTGCTGACGCATATCAAAAAAATATACCTGACCCAAATGAATTATTTTCTAAAAAAAGTGATGATTTAAAAAATAAATTAAAATCTAAAGTAGAAAATAATAAAGACATCTTCAAAGATTTATTGGACGTTGCTGAACAATTCATTACCAGCAATAAAAAAACAAAAAAAGATACAACCGCAACACAAAAAGACAGTGTTCCCGTAAACGTAGATAAAAATCTTGTGAAGGGAAAAATAAAAAGGTATGCGGTGTCTTCTGCAAAAACCACTTTAAAATCCGCAAAACAAATTGCAGTAAAACATTTTTCCGAAGCTCTTTTTATGGGTGATGGTATTTGTGGTAGTCAATCAGTATTCAATATCGATTCTATCACTTTAAAACCAGACGAATTTGATTTTTTAGACATATTCACCATTGACCCCGATTCTGATTGTGGTAATTTAATCTATGAAAAGAAATCACCCAATAAGAATAAACAAAAGGCCAATAGAAAATTATATGATTTAATGTCATCAGGTGGATTATACACCTATTCATCTAATAATGGTAAAAACCTGTTTACGTCTCAATGGAGTGCATCGACACAACAATTCTTAATTACTGGTTTAACTCAAGGAACTACAGGTGCAACTAAAGTTCAAAATTTTATTCAAGATTATTATGAATCTTTAGAATTTCCTGATATCGAGGAAATTATGAAAACATCTATGATGTTAACAATACAAGGTGGTTCAAGTTGTAGTGAATCGAGTAAGTTTACGGTGTCATTAAACAAATCACTGAGACTTATAGATAAGTTATTTAAAGTTTGTGGTTCAAGTACCCAGAAAGATGAGTTGAAGAATCAAACTCCTGTTGATATGTTTAGTGAAAACGACCAAGACATTGAGTTTTACTTTGATTTTGACGATGTAGAAGGTATTGATTTAGATGACGAACAAAATAGATTTAGAAGAGTATTGAGATTTAAAGATTGTTACAATTTTGAAGTTCCTGTGGACGATATGCACATCGAAGATTTCATCTATTTAACAAACAATAAAAATATTGAACAGGCGGTTGATGATGTTTTAGAAAGTGTATCTAAAGATGCATTATCAAAATCAGATTCATCATTTGACCTTAGCGCATTCTTGAATAATTTAATAAACAACTTTATTATAAACTTACCAAAAGCTTTGGTGATGTCTATATTGTCCGCCAAAATATTTTTACCAATAATAATTCTGTATAAAATATTTAAAACGGGATTAACCAATATCTACTTGAACAGTAAAGAATTGGCTAAGAAATTTTATAAGGCGTTAGGTAATATTATAAAAGATTTATTTTGGTTATTCATAAGAGAGTTTTGGAAATTAATTAAAACTGACCTCTTATCATTTATACAAACGATTGTACAAAGAATTATTAAAAACAAATATAAAAGATATCTATTAATTATTACTTCATTGATAGTTTTATTAAAGAAATTATTACAAAATGAAATAAATAATTGTTACGATTTATTTCAAACAATTTTGTCAACAATTAATGCAGCACTTTCCCAAAAAGCACCAATAACAGTCCCCTCAATATTGTTACTATTTTCCGAGTCTCTTCCGGGATTTAGTCAAGACAGGGCGTTTATGAACATAATGAATAAATTAGAAGCATCAGGTGTACCAACAGGACCCTTGTATGGTGAAAGTAATAAAATAGGTGATTTAGTTAAATCCATTATAGATGGACATACTGAAGAAAAAGATGCAAACTCTTTTGTAAAAATTGTTCTAAAAGGTGGTGTTTTACCAGGTCCACCACTCGCGGGTGGTGCGGTTATTCCACCGGGTTTAATTTCTGGTGTAGGAAAAGAATTTTAAAATGGAAATAGAAAAACTTAAAAACATTGTAGAAAACGCTAAGGACAAATCAAATAAAGATTTATTTGATGCTGAGAATTTTTTGTTTAAACAACACGAAGAACTTAAGTTACACATAATTGAATTGACACGTAAATTAGAGTCAATTGAAAATTTACATCAAGTAATAATCACTGAAATTGAAAATAGAAAAATGTAATGAAAATAGTTGATATTGGTGTATGTACCGAAAACAATGACCCTAAAGGATTAGGAAGAATTAGAGTAATAGATTACGATGATTATGTTGGTGGTAAGTCGAATATAAAAGAAGGTATAGAAAAGTGGAGTAAAGACGACCCATTTATCGCATCACCATTTTTACCAAACAATATAAATTTTATTCCTGAAGAAAAACAGGCGGTAAAAATAATACGTTATGACACTAAAAAAACAACCGTTAACCAAGAATATATTGCGGGCCCGTTTTCAACTAGATACGATTTTAATTCACAAGTATTTAACACACAAATATCTCAAACATCTTACGGTGTGTCGGTTGAAGATAAAGCCGATATCATAAAAAATGAACAAGGGACTTTACCTGAAAATTGTAAGGACACACTATCTAAATACAAAGATTATTCTATTAATGGTAAGTATGGTTCTGATGCCATCTTTACACAAGATGGTTTAGTATTAAGAGGTGGTAAACTCGTACAAAAAGACATTACAAGTAATCAAAATAAAGAACTTCTAATCAAAGGTTTCCCAATTGCATCAAATAAAGTTGCAAAACTACATTTAAAGAAATTCGGACCAAAACAATTCATCGTTGATGAAACAAAAATAGAAGAGATTACAGAAAACTCAAATCTTAAATTCATAATTGAATATGATGTTAATGACTTATCCAACCCAAATTATGTTAATTTTTATGTTTACCAAATAAAACCAAACGTATCAAAAAAATATAATTCAAGTAATTTTACTGAATCAACTCAAACCATATCAGGTGAAACAGTTTTTTTGACCGAATCAGGCAATACGTACACTTTTAGAAGTGAGTTAAATTCAATCACAGATTATAGTGGTGCAACATTAACAAAAAAGATTCAATTAATTTATCAAGAAATTAGAAATAAATTAAGTACAATACAGAGTAATGGATTTAGTGGTACGGTATCTTTTAAAATTTTGACGGATTTAATTGTCACTCAAAGTGATTCAAATATCTATCCATTTTTCTTTAGACCAACAGATGAATTTCAAAATAGAACTGTAACCACAACCGAAGCTGAAAATAGATTAAAAATATTCAACAATGTGAAATTACCGGGTTCAACATCCAAATCTAGTTTAGTGTACAGTAAAGATAAAGTGAACCCAAATACGAGACAAGTAGAAAAAACGGTAAAGGTATTAAAAACCGATACCTCATCTGTTGAACAAACTTTTGGAAACGTCACCGCGGATAAAATCTACTTATTATCAACTGAAACCAATTTTACCGATAAAAAAATTGATTTCCCTACACTTAACACATACGAATATGAACAGTCTGATTATATTGAAAAAATCGACCCCAACACTTATTCGTTAGTTAGGGGGGAAATTCTATTGGATTTTATTGACGCTTTGTACAATACATTTTTTGGTCACGTACATAATATCAACGAGCCATATGTAAAATCGGACCCAAATCACACTAAACTAGAATTACTTTATAATAAATTAAGGGAAGAATTGATAAACAAGTCCATTAAAATCAACTAAAATGATATTTATATTATAAAAGGTAATGTCATACTATCGCTCATATTTCTCTAAAAATAACACTATCATTGAAAATAGTAGGGTTAACACTGCAAAAAACCCAACAACAGAAATCTTTTATGGTGATGGATATTCAAGATTTATCTTTAAAGTTGATTTTAGTGATTTACAAAGTAAGGTAAATAATGGTGATTTGGTAATTACATCAGGTGCAACACATCATTTAAAAATGACCAATACGGTAATCGGGGACCCTAAATTGATAGGAGACAGTAAATCTAACGGAAAATACCGTGCGACATCATTCGATTTAATTCTTTTTACCGTACCACAATCATGGGATGAGGGTGTAGGTTATGATTACGAGTTCACCTCTTACGATGATAATTTGGGTAATAAAATTTATGACACTCGAGCATCAAACTGGTACGATAGAACAACAACCACAGGTTGGACATATCCAGGAATTTACACAGGTGCAACAATACTACAAACAATACATTTTGACAATGGTAATGAAGACATCAATGTAAACATCACTAACTACGTTAATGGTATTATTCTTTCAGGTAACACCAACCATGGATTAGGTTTGGCATTCACATCTGCATTCGAGTCGATAACCACCGGAGAGACACAACAATCAGTTGCGTTCTTCTCAAAATACACACAAACTTTTTTTGAACCATTTGTTGAATCGGTATTTGATGATAGAATAGATGACAATAGACATAATTTCATTGAAGAAAGATATAATAATCTATACCTATACGTTACTAAAGGTTCCAATTTTTATAATTTAAATAGTAACCCTACGGTTGATATTTTAAACTCAAGTAGTGTTGCAATTTCGGGATTGACAGGTCTAACTACCACAAGAATTAAAAAAGGTGTCTATAAAGTTAGATTTGGTCTAACGGGTCAATTATGTGACGGTAAGAGATTCTTCTATGATAGATGGAAAGGTTTATCCTTGGATGGAATATCAATAAGTAATGTGACTCAGAAATTTGTACCTAAACCATTCACATCGGGTTATAGTATTGGTACAAACCCAACAGAAACACAAAACTATAAGATTCAATTCTCCGGTATAAAACAAAATGAAAAAATTATCAGAGGTGAATTGAAAAAGATTGTACTTTATTTAAAATCAATCGAACAATCAAGAACTATATTATTCGACGATGTCTATTATAGAATTTTCGTAAAAGAAGGTAAAACAAATGTAATAGTCTATGATTGGACTAAAACCGATGTAACCAATGAAAATTCATTCTACTTAGACACTTCTTATTTAATACCAAGAGAGTACTTTATTGAATTTAAGGCCAAAACGTACACTGAAGAGATATTTTATAATGATTACATCAAATTTGAAATATTATCAGAAAAATAAAAATATTTAATATTATGGACAACTTAGACGGAATTATCAAAATGCAATTAAGTAACTACAAAGATGAAAAAGTTACTGAAAATTATATGTTCTTTAGTAACTTAAAACAGTTACATAGACAATGTCAAATGTTATTGGAATTAGACCCCTCAGTCGTTGAATCTATTATACAAAATGGACACGATTGGGCTGATGACCACATAGCAGTGGCTAAAGAAAATGTCGACCAAGTTTTTGATTTTATGATGAACACCACAAAAGAATCAATAAACGAGGCCAAATCTAATAAATTGTGTGCTAGAGGTGTCTCTGCTGCTAAATCAAAATTCAAAGTTTACCCAAGTGCTTATGCCAATGGATATGCTGTACAAGTCTGTAAAGGTAAAATAAAAGGTCTTGATGGAACAAAAAAATGTTCGGGTTCATATTGTAGTGGTAAAAAATAATGGATAAGAAAATAATTTGTGAAAATTGTGAGTGGGGATGGTTACTATCTGATGGTGGTGATGACCCATACTCATGTCACAAATGTGGTCATGATAATTCTGAAATTTACCTTACAAAAATTCACATAAGTGAAGAAGACTTAATGTATGTTACGGAGTGTATTGAATCAGGTGAAGTCTTGAAAGAAGACCTCGCTAGATGGTTCAAAGAAAAATGGGTTGATGTTTCTCGTAAAATAGATGGTAAACATCCTCCATGTGGCAGAAAATCCGCGGACGGTGATAAGAGTAGAAAAGGTTATCCAAAATGTAGACCACTAAAAAAGGTTTCCAAAGACACACCCAAAATTGCATCTTCATATAGTAAAAAAGAAAAGAAATCTATGGTTTCTCAAAAAAGAAGGGCAGAGAAAAAAGACCCAAAACCCGGTACAGGAAATAAACCAACATTTACAAGATTTGATGAGAATATGATTAACAATATAACAATAAATGTAGATGAAATAATCGATACCTATAATCCACCTAAATTATGGATAGTATCGGAATCAAAAAATTTACTAAGTGAGGGATTACAGTATCATATTGAAAAAGAAAAACCATTAATTGAAAACATATATCGAGTTTATTCTGAAAACTTTTTTAATCTATTCAACGAGTCAAGAGATTTATACAACAAAGGAGTTCTTATACTTGACGGTGAAGACTTAGATTTAATTAAAACAGACATTGGGTTAACAGGTATCTATGAAGGTGAAGAAGTTTACTTAGACATTCCATTCATATTAAATGAAGAAGAGTATCTTGTTGAAGCTAAACACAGAGGTAAAAATGTAAAATTAAATAAACCATTTAGAACATCAGGTGGTCCTAAAAAATTCGCGGTTTATGTTAAAAATAGTAGTGGAAATGTTGTTAAAGTAACTTTCGGTGACCCAAATCTTAGAGTTAGGAACAATAATAGGGCGGCAGCGAAGTCATTTAGAGCTCGTCACAAATGTGACCAAAAGAAAGACAGAACAACTGCTGGATATTGGAGTTGTAACATCTCAAGATATAGAAAAGCTCTTGGTATCAAATCATCAAACCCTTGGTAATGGATTTCCCATTCAAAGAAGAATTAAAAGAAGGATTTCATGTTAGAACATTCACCTCAGATTTAACTGAGATGGAATTGAAGTGGCATTTTGACAAAGAAGATAGGATTGTTATTTGTGAACATGACACTGATTGGATGTTTCAAATGGATAATGAATTACCCATACAAATTAAAAAAAATACCCCCATTTTCATACATGAGGGTACTTATCACAGAATTATTAAAGGAACAGGTGACTTAATTGTTAAAGTTAAAAAACTTAATAATAATACACCTGAACACCACACTCATTGAGAAGTTGTTGACTTTTCATCTGTGATTCCACCCATTTCTCTTTGTTTTTAGTGGTACACTCGGTTTTACACCAAACCACTTTAATCCCCGAATTAACAATACCTCTTGCACAATCCATACAAGGTAATCCCGAAGTTAGATATATTGTGGAATTTTTAAGAGACACACCAATACGTGCTGCGTTGTAGATTGCATTACGTTCAGCGTGTTCAAACCAAAAGTATTTCTCAGGTCTTTCCTGACGTTCTTCTATGGTATCATCCAATCCTCTCGGAAATGAATTATAACCCGTAGAAAGTACCTCATTATCAACACCAACAATTACGGCACCAATCTGTGTAGATTTATCTTTTGATTTTAGTTTTACTTGTTCGGCGATGTTTAAGAAATATTCGGTCCAATTCATAATAGTTTTTGTTTAGAAATATAGTGTATTCTGTCATTAGAATAAAGGTTCATTCGATATGCGATATTTTTTTCAACCAATTTACCCATTTCGATTAAATTGTTGGAGTCTCTTAAATCTATTCCAACCATATAACCATCTGCGTGTTTTGTGTAGATTATAGGTCTAATATACTTGTCATTGTCGTCCATAACAAGATACTTTACCATTTCTTCTTTGGTTTGTTTACATTCGATGTTTCGGGACTCAACTAAATTCTTTAAAACATCTAATCGTAATTTATTATAATCAATTGGTTCGTCTGATTTTAAACTATTAGCAATTTGTTTTTTAGTCATTTTACCCATAGAATATAAATATAGTTAAAATATTTGGCAATAAAAAAGGGGGACTAATGTCCCCCTTTCTATTATGAGATTGAAATGATTATCTCAAGGTGTCAAGACTGAATGTAGTCAAACCACCAACGTTAATCACACCAAAGTAACGGTTGTTAACCATTTTCTTAGCGTATCTTGTCATGATACCTTTGATTGGTGTAAAGTTGAATGGATTGTACATTGTAGGTGTCAATTGTAATGGAACGTATGGTGCGTAAATGTAACCAGCGTCCAACAATGATTTACCTTTGTGACCGATGATAACTTTACCAGCTGGTAAGTAAGGGTCACGGTAAACTTGATAACGACCTGCTAATGAACCGATTTTCTCGATACCCATGTTGTATTGGTCTTGCTCAGGGTTAGCGTTTGAAACGTGGAAGTATTCCAAGTCATCAAATACTGCAGATACCTCAGAAGATACAACAATCCAGTTAGCTCCACCTCTTAAGGTAGTTTTGTGGATTTGAGCTGAGATTTGGTTAATCTTGGTAACCAAAGTTTGGTTCCAATCTTTTTGAGTATAACCAGCGAATGATGAACCACCATTACCGTATCTCCACTCATTGTAGTCCCATTTAGCGGACCAAGCGGCACCTTTACGGATGTCACGAAGGATTTCACGGTCGATTTCTGCTGCGATTTGCTCAGACAATAAAGCTGTCAATTCTGCTTCAGCATCGATGTTGTGGAATGCACTTACGTCTTGAGCCAATTCAGGAGACCAGCTAGCTCTTAACTTTCTTTCAGTTACAGAAACTGTTACTGATTGAAGGTCGAAAGATACTTCACCGATTTCTTCTTCGAATTCAAGTGAACTGTATTCTCTCCAAGAAACTTTAAGGTCAGAAGCAGCCAATGTAGAACCTGCAACTGTGTAGTCAGTGTATCCAGTTGTTACACCGTTATACTTTTGTAAGTCAACTTGAAGGTAGATAACACCTTCAGCGTCACAAATGTTGTCATATTTACCAGTTCTACCAGTACCTTTACTTCCGTATTCTACAATACCTTTACCGTATTTTTGTGTTACTACGTTAAAAGGAATGTTAGCAGCCGCAGTTGCACCTAAGTGAGTATACAAACTACTATCTACACCTGTTAGAGTAAATACAGTTAATGAAGCCAAGAACTCTTCAGTGTCCATAACTTGACCGTTAGGACCAGCAAGTTTAGCGGCACCGTCGTAAGTAGTGAAACCAGAAAGTTTCAAGATTACACTTGATACAGTGTTACCAGTTGCGATTGCTGATTGAGTTGATGCAGTACCGTTACTGAATGTTACGAATTCAATAGAAGTACCTGTAACACTTGTGTAAGTACCTTTTGAATAATCGAACAAACCTGAATCTACTGAATCACTTGACTCATAGAAACGGTCGTACAAGTTATTACCTGTGTAACCTGCTGCTGGGTCAGTCTCATCACTTGGGAATCCGTAAGGTTTACGGTGGTCGCCGGCGTTTCTGTCTTGGATTTTAGGTACGAAGTAGAACAATTTACCGATAGGTAAGTTCATTGCTTGTACTGAAACGATGTCATTCGCTAATAATTTAGAGAATACACGACGGATGATAGGGAATACTACAGTTTCGAAAGAACCTGAAGCATCGGCTACAGCCGCTTCGTTGATTAGGTATGAAGCTTGGTTTTCATACAATTGTGCGATGTTGTCTTTTTGGTGACCGTTAAGACCCTCAAGGAATCCTAAGTCGTCCCATTTTTTGATGGTATCTTCTTTGATAACACGAAGGTGCTTAAGACCGATGTTACCAACCATACCTGATTCTAATAATGCTCCCATTTTAGTATTGATTTTTAATTTTTAAGTTTATTGTTTATTTTAATTTCGACATCAAATCTTTCATTCTCTTGAATTGTGGATTCTCGTATGCTTTAGATTCCGACAATACTTTTTGAGATGAAGAAGAAGTTGGTGCCGTAGTTATTTTATCAACCACTGATTCGGTCACAGGTTTTTTAGTGTCCAATTCAGTTTTTATAGAACTATATAAGTTCTTAGACTCTTTCAAGGTTGAAATTGAATCGAATCTTTTTAGGATGTTTAACTTTTCTTGTTTGGTGGTTGAGTGTTCTGTAAACAAACGAGTAGCGTAAGCTAAGTTGGCGTTAAAGACAGCAACTTCGTTCAACTTTTCTTTGAATAATACAAGAGATTTCTTGTACTCATCATTTTGTTTTCTAAGTTTGCTAACTTCTTCGTTGATTTCTTCTCTCTTATTACCAGCGTAGAATTTCTTTTTGGATTTAATTCCTCCATGATATCCATTACCCATAGTACGAGCAGATTCTTCAACATCACCTTCCATAGGTTCGTAACCTTCTTCGTAAGTTTCGTCAACATATTCTTCTAATGATTCACCACCTAAGGTTTCATCATCATCTTCATATGACATGTCTTCGTTTGTATCATCAAGTTCGATTTCGTAAACAGTTTCTTCAGAGTCATCCATCATTTCTTCCAAAGACTCATCCGAATATTCTGATTCATCACCTTCTCCCAAATTTTCATCGGAATATTCTGATTCATCACCTTCTTCTAAATCTTCTTCAGACATCATAGTTTCATCTAAGTCTTCTTCACCTAACTTAATGATATACTCATCATCACCATCAGACAATTCAATGTGGTCATCATCTTTTTTCACGATTACACCATCTTCAGGACTCATTGCTTTGAATACTTTTAAAATTTCGTCTTCATCAGCTCCTGTCATATCAACAACGTCATTATCATCTTCGTCATCTCCGAATCCGCCCATGTTAAACATATTACCCATGTCGTCATCGTCATCTTCAGATGAATCTTTATCGTCGATACCTTTAGTTGGTTCATCAGATGATTCGTCATCATCCTCGTCCGATTTATCGTCCCCTGTTTCATCATCAGCTTTTGCTGACACATCATCTGTGGGGTCTTCTTCAGGAGTAGGTTGTTCTTTAACTTCCTTCTCCTCATCTTCCATTGATTCTTTCAACAAATCACCTAGTTCTTGCTTCATAGTAGATGCAAGTATACCTTTTGCGTTTGCTTTTACTGCCTCTTCAAGAGTCTGTACTTGAAGTAATGCTTGTTCTAGAATGGATTTTTCGCTCATTTTATTAAATATATTTACCTATAAATATGTCGATAATGTAAAAAAATACGGATTATAGTATGATAAACTATATTAAATACTTATTTACCCAAATAAGTATCCAACTTAGACATCAAATTTTTCATTCTGTCAGAGTCGGCAGGTTTATCTTGAATTGATTCTTGGTATTGGTCTCTGTCTTTTAAATCAGAGAATACATATGCACCTGGTGTGCTTGGAGATGATACTAAATCAAAACAAACTAATTCAAAATCTTCTTGAACTATGTTTTGTCCTTTAATATTTTTTAATGACCCAACACCTCTTGAAGAAATACCAAGTGTTGCTCCATTCATAAGTAACATTGCTGCTTGGTCACCTTTGGTACTAACGATACCCATTTTTTTCCAAGCGGGAGATGTAAACAATTTAATCTTACCCATTAAGATTTTCCCATCCCACCATGTTTCCAATATGGAATGAGAAACTCTATCTAAATCGATAAGAGAAGATGTTGGGTGATTTAACTCATTAAGAGCACTTCCTTTTTTTATTAAGGTTTGATATTTTTCGTTTTCTCTTTTTAATATGTTTTCAGGATATATTCTACCATTTTTATTTGGTGTGTCATATTTCTGCAAAACAGCATAAAGGACTACATCTTGCGAGTAATCCACGTCTTTCATCTCAGAAATTATTTTCTGATTTTCTAATGGTGAGATATATCCGGCATCGTATTCAATTAGTATACCTTTACCGGTTTCATTTGGCCCGAGTATTTTCATCCAACTTTTTTATAATAAATACCCCGAATACTGAATTAATTCTTTTTTTCAAAGAAATTAAATAAAGTTTCGTCCGTTAAAACGGTATCTACTATAGATTCTGATAAGTTGGATATAATATTTTTAACCTCTTTTGACCTTACATCAAAAAACTTCTCTACATATAAAGTAATTTCAAGGTCCATGAATGACCTTTTATTTTCTTTTATGCCATTAGTTTTAATATCTAAATCGACTATTGATTCTTTTTTGAATAAATCAGAATTCAAAGAATAAATTTTTTCTTTGATTTGTCTTCTGGTTTTCGAAATTAACTTATCAAAGTCGTGGTCGATTATTGTGGGTTGGGTCCATGAGTTTAGTTGAATGTAGACCGTTTTTAAGTTCTTATAATCAACAGTACCATACCCAATCTTTACATTATTGTGTACACCTATTGAAATAAACTTTCCTTTTTTCATTTAAATTTATCATACTTATATATTTTATGGTGTATTTAAAATATACAGAATAAACTTAACAAATCAAAACTTTTCAATTATATTTAAAAAAAACATATGATAATCGTAAACGTCAATAAAGAGAAGAACCTTGAATCTGCATTAAAGAAATACAAATACAAGGTTCAAAAGACTAAACAAAACGATAAATTGAGGGAAAAACAACAATATACTAAACCCTCAGTTGCTAAAAGAAGTAAAAAGTTAAAAGCTATCTACAAACAACAATTGTTTACGAATCAAGAAAAATCAAATTAAACCGTTTTTCAATTCAATCAACTTGTAGTAATTGTATTTTGTAACCTCTGACTTATCTACCTCTGATTTCACATTATTAAGTTTACTTACAACAGAATCTTCAGTTGATTCTTTCAAAAGAGAATCGAGTTTATTATTCAACTCTTTTTTAATTGTATTCATTTCCAAAACCAAATCATCGTTTGTCATGGAAACAATCTTATTAAACGTCCCTTTTTGTTCTTCATTTAAGAAATCTGCGTATTTTATATTAAAGTTATTTACCAACACCGCATTTAACAATGAATGGTTTTCAATTTGAATTGGTGAAGGTTCAACAACTTCTTTTTTCTTTTCAGAAATTAAATGATTTATTAAATTTTCTCTGGCGTCAATTTTAGATGCGATATTGTGCATATTAGACTCTTCAGATAAGATATCTAAGTCATTGTATACTGAAGTATTTTCCACAACAACATCTTTGAGAGATTTACCGAATTCTTTCATCTCTTTTTTCAAAGATTTCATTTTATCAATCAAAATCGGTTCAATAGATTCTACATACAATTTAGCTTTATCTCTACTTGTAATATTAAGATTTTCTATGTTTTCATAAAACATATACATCTCAACCAAAGATTTATTTGATTTTAGTTTTTTTACCAAATCTTTAATTTCACTCTTTTTATTAGAGGTGTACGATTCGGTTAATTTTGTCAATAGTTTTGTTTTTAATTCACCAAAGTTTGTCATTTCAGTTATTCGTTTAAAAAGTCTTTTAGTTTATTTTCTATTTCATAAATATTCTGTTGAGCTTTATCCATGTTAAATAAATCTTTTAAATTTTCATTTTCACCTAACATGCTCAATATATTATGTTTTTTAGTTTCATTTTCACTCAATGGAGCTTCACCACCGGCTGGCGGTGGAGGTGGAGGTGCTCCTCCTCCCATATCTGAACCCATTCCTCCTCCTCCTTCAGGTGCTTCACCACCTTCTTGTCTTTCTTCTTCAGGTACACCATACTTAGAATCCACATCATCAAATACTCCTGAACGTTTAATTACATTTTGTGTATTTGTTAATTCAAATCCTATTGCTCTTTCAAGTCTTTGTTGTTGTAAATCCAACACTACTTCACTATCACTCATACCAAGAATATTCTTCTTAGCCCATGTATGTGAAACAGGAAGAATACCTATTTGAGATTGGTCTGATGTTGCATCTTTATACAAGGTTATTTTTTCTTTCCATTGTTCAATTCTTAATAAATCAGACTGAGCAGATGGATTGGTTAATGATAATGTAAAGTTGTCTAATTCGTCCTCTAAACCAAGTAAATAAAGATGGATTAATGCAATCTTATTTAATTCTTGAATTATTGATTTTTGAATTCTATTAATTGTTCTTGCAAAACGTATATCCATTAACGCAAGAGTCTTACCATCGCCCACAACTTCTTCAAAACCTAAGAATGCTTTAGGAATACGAAGAGCTGCCAACATTTTCTTTTGGATGTATTCAATATCCGCAATCTCACCTAAATTTTGAGCTCCCGCCAAAGTTTCAATTGGATTTGTTTGAGCGGGGTCACGAACAGGTATGAAATAATCTTGGTCTACTGCCATTTGATTATATCTCATATCCACCTGACCGTTTCTTGAGTCTACTATTTGGTCTCTTTTAAATTTGTTTGCAACACGTTGTACATATGCTTCAATATCTTTGTCATCCATGTTACCAACAAAGATTTTGAAAACTCTTCTTTCAGGTGCTCTAGTTGTTCTATAAATCAACATGGCATCTTCAGCCAAAAGTAATTGTTTCCAAATCCTCCTTATTTTGTCTAACATAGAAGTACCATAAGGAAGTTTTCTATCATCACCTAACAATCTAAAATGTGCAATTTCCCAAGCTTGGAATTCCAAATCTTTATTTTTCCATTGGAATCTTAATTCCCTTGTGGGCATCTGCATTGCATTTTGTTGGTTCGGTGTTTTACTTTCTTTACCCTCGTGTCTTTCTATTTCAATATTTGGTAGTTGTTGGCAACCTATGATACCCTTTTCAGGGTCAATTTTCAGGTAAACGAAATTGTCTCCATACTTACACACACCTCTTGTCCACATTTGTAGATTAGTGTTTAAATCTAATCTATTCATGAATAAATCTTCAAGAATACTTTTAATTCTTGTTGATTCTGAAAATATGGTTAAAATTTCACCCTTTTCGGATAAAGTTGTTGATTCTTCAGCGTAGATGTCTAATGCCGCAGAAATTTCAGGAGTAAACTCCATTGATTCATAATCGTAATATGCTGATAACCTGTTAGGTTCATAGTATACCGATTGGTTGTAAAGAGATTGGTCGAGTTTTGTCCATTTATCCGCGATGTATTGACTTTGTTGTGCTTGCAACATCGCTTTCTCATACTCTTCTCGACTATTTGTTTTTAATATTTGCTCTTTGTCAAAATTGAAAGACGGAGCTTCTTCAGGAGTTACCTTATTAGGAAACCCAAACACCTTTGTTAATCTCTGAAAAACCGTCAAATTACTTTCTGCCATGTATATAAATAGTTTATGAGAATATAATTAATTCTGTTATGATAATAAAGGATTATCTTTTTTTACCAAACAACCATGCGTACTGTTGGTAATTTTCTTTTGTTGCGTTATTGGTATGTCTTGGGATACTCGGGTCATTATCCATGGACATTGAACCTATTTGGTCAAAAGCGGTACCGTAAGAATAAAATGATTTGTTTGGTTCATATGTTCTTTCAGACAAAGTCCATGATTCCAACATTGCTTTATTCGCGTTTTCATTTTTAGTTAATTGACTAAAAGATATGTCACCAACATATAAAGCCATAGACATACTCATAATTGCGTCGTCATGTGCTCCTTTCATGTGGTCAGGTCTACCATTTATATAAACAAACGTGTTTAATTCATTCATTAATCTTGTTGACCTTACTTGAAATCCCTTTCTTAATTGTTCCTCAAATGCCGCGACAATTTGTGTTCTTTTATTGTTAAAGTTTAATCCAGGAATTTTCTCCATCGCTTTTGAATTATACTCCCAAATATTCTTGGTATTAATACCATCTATGTAAAGATTTTTGTAGTTTAATTCTTGTAACTTTCTTGATGTTGCAACACCCATACCTCCTGTAATATCGACAACAATGAATGCCTCATATAAAATACCCCACTTGTATGCGATGGATGCTAAATCATCTGGTGGTATTTTTCCAATATATTCTGCAACTTGTTCCCTCTCATCAAAATCAATAATATTAATTGATGAAAAGTCTTCACTATCTCCACGGGATACGTCTACACCCATAATATACTTGTGACCTTGTATTGGTTCTTTCCATTGCCAAAAGGTACCCTGTATATATTTTTCTTTTGGGTCCCTTATCATGTTTTTAACAATGTTATCTTGAACCTCACTAGGAATTACACCATCACCCGAACCTAAAAAATCACACTCTAATTCCTGTGCAATTTTACGTCTATCAAATTTGAATTTTTTAGACATGGATTCAAACCATGAAGAAAGTGGTTTATACCCATCCTCTTCATATTGTTTATAATTGGTGATGTCAAAATCGTACATTACAACTTCGTTATCGTCGTATTGTTCTCTGTTTAACATATAGTGAACAATATCCGAACACTTAACCCATCTTAAATCTTTTGTGTATCGTGGGTCTTTAAACCATCTTAAATCCGTAATGTGAAAATCATTAACACCTCTGATTGCTTGGTCATATACACCGTAATAAATCGGGTCAAATCCATTAGGGGTAGAAATTAGAATAATTTTACCGCCCGTTGATAATGACGCCATTGATGCCGCCCAAAAATCTTCACCAGCTTCAATATATGCAGCTTCGTCAAATACAAGTATGGTTGGGGTATATCCACGTAACGCGTCCGCGGATGTTGCCACCGCTTTGACCTCACATCCATTGTTTAATCTAAATCTACTTTCAGAATTCTTATCGGGTGAGAACCCAACATTTAACCAATCAGGCCATTGGTCTAAGAAATGTCTAACTTTATTAGCCATTTCGACCGCGGTATCCTTTTTGTTGGCGATAACAAGAACCCTTTCAGGGTTTTCAGGTTTTGCTAATTGTAACTTTTTAGAAATCCAAGCAGCGGTTACTGTAGTTACACCCGCCTGTCTATACTTTCTAGTTATATTTTCGTTGTATTGTTCGTAATCTTTGAGTAACTGAATTTGGTCAGGGAACAACTCTAACGGTACATATTTTTTTTGGGTATTATCATATGTTTGAAGATACGTTTTCAACGCATAGGTTGTATCTTTCATTATACGAGCATACTCTTTTAATTGTTCAATTTTTTGATTACTCATATATATAAATATGAAAAAGGGTGGTTAAAACCACCCTTTAGTATTATTTTAAGATGTTGGACCCTCAGGGTCTTCATCATCATCTGAGAATCTAATACCTATATCTCCTAAGAAACCTCTTAAATCATCATCACTTATATCGTCACTCACTTGTTCTAAGTCTTCATTAAACCTTGACATTGCGTCTTGGTAATCTTGATTTTTTAACATTTGGTCAATTCCTTGTAACAATTCTCCCATAAATCTTTTTCCGTTTTCGGAACCCGATAATACTTCTTTGGTGAAAACCAAAAATTCTTTAGCCGGTAATTTGAAAATACTAACTAAAAGGTAGTTTTGTAATTCAAATTTAGTTTCATCAACTAAAATTTCTTCAGGGAATTGTCTTCTCATTCTTTCCCAAATTGCTGGACCTAATCTCAAATCCCATATTTCTTTTTCTAAAGTATCTTCAGATTGTTCAACTTCAGACCATCTTGGGTCTTCATTACCTTGTTCATCCTTAGGTCTACCTTGAATGGCGAATAATTCTAAAACTCCTTTAATTAATTCGTGAACTAATATTGGGAAGTTAATACCCCGAGCAACAATGGTTGGTGGTGTAGTATTTCTTCTAACTTCTTGTTTACCACCTACACTTCCGCCACCACCAGCTCCACCCATCATCATTTTCATGGTGTCATCACTTAATTGCCAATATAATGTGTCATTTACTGACATTAATATCCCATATTGATTAAGTAGAGTTTCTGAACCGGTGATTTCTCTAATTTTATCTGCAACAAAATGATACATGTAGTGACCTTTTTTAGATGCCCCTTGTATCATACTATTGATTAATCTTCTTTTTGCCTTTTCTAAATTTAAAACACTTAAATCATCAGATAAATCTTGTTCAATGTCAACAGGTTCCATGTTAGGTTCTTCTTGCATTTCTCTGTTGAAATTCGAAGTATCTATTTGACCAACACCAACAATTTTAGCATCGAATTGTAATCTACCTTCAGGTATAGACATTTCTCTTTTTACCAATTCTATTGCCAATTGTTCAAGCGCTTCTTTATGTGCCGCTTCTGTTTGAATAATCTCATTGTGAGCTCCCATCATCATTTGTGCAAGTGGCATTACACCACGTTCACCTGACATAGGAGTTTGAACACCTGTGTATTCTCTTACTTTAGCAACAACTTGTCTATATCTTTCTGAAGCCAATAATTCTTGGAAATTCTTATTAGGTTCATCCCCTGTTTGTGGTAGTGGTACCTTTTTTAAAGGTGTGTCACCTTGAGCTAATTTATCTTGTAACCCTTGGAAAGGTCTATCCTCTGTATCAAAATCCATTGGCATTTCATTAATATCTTCCATTAAAGATATTAAATCTTTTTTTGTAAATCTCATTTTGATATTTTTTTCTTTTCTGCTAATGCCTTTGGTTTTGGGTCAGTACCCGGACCTGGCTCATACGGGTCTATAGTTGGTTTTTCAGGTGTCTTTGGTTTGGTTGGGGTATCTACATCAGGTTTAGTTTCAGCGGGTGTTGGTTGTGACGCCACGATTGCATCATATGACATAAACTCAGGAACACCATTGTGACCTTTACGTGCTTTACTTTTTGGCATTGGTTGGAACGTTTCCCCAACTTTTTCATTTATAACACCCATGATGTCTTTTTTTGATGTAAAGTGAGAATACTTTGATTCTGCTAAATCTAGAACCCATTCTTCAATTTCTTGAGATTTGTTTTCTTTGTGTTTTTTATCTTTACACTTACAATCTTTCATTCCACAAACGGAACAAACTTTTGTTTTATTTTTTTCTGTTAATTGGACATTGAATCCAGCATCTGTATATTTTTTAACTTCAGCAGGAGACGTTGTTTTTTTCATCATAACAGAACCCACCTCTTTTAAAACGGTATTTGAAAGTGTTATGAGTTCGTTATCACTTAAACGAGAAAGAGTCTTATCTGAAAACCCTTCCATAACTAATTTTTCGATGATTAATTTTCTATTCATGATTCTTTGAATTTTATTGATTTTTTCTCAAGAGTAAAATTCCTCTCTTTTAATTTTTTTGAAACATTTTCATATGATTCACCAAAACGGAAAAACAATCTATCTTCTTCTAAATCAAAATTTGATTTTTCCCAAGCCATAGCGATTATTCCGTCCACAGCATCAATAACACCGAAATAGTCAGAATTTTGTATCAATTCAAAAACTATGTCGGTGTCTTTTAAGAGACCTACTTGGTCAATATATTCTATGTTTGGTGATTTTGGTGTAGATGTAGAAGATGCTGGTACGTCAAACCATTCGTCCATGTCTATCTCAGTAGATTCACTAAAAATGAATTCATACTGTTTTTGACCCTTATAATCGGTTCCGATTTCGTTGACATATATCAGTCTCATTTACTTAAAGTATTTACCCAGTGTTTCAGATATACTTTTGTTGATTTCTTTCTTTATTTCGTCTAAATCAATCTCTTTAACATCATCATTACCTAAATCAGCGTATTTTGATAAATCGATTTCTTCTTCGGTTGACATTGGTGTATTAATAAATGTTTCCAATTTATCCATTACATCCATTTCACCTAAATCTCCCTCATCTCCTGTTGGTTCTGCGGGTGTAGTATCATCATCAGCGGGTACATCTGGCATATCATCAGACATATCTGCGTCGTCTTCGATTTCTCTATCGAATTTTTTACCAATTTCTTCAATATCTTCATCATCAAGTTTATCCAAGTCAACAGCGGAAATAATCATATTCAAAACGTATTTGATATCATCACTTTCCATTTTTTCTTTTTGGTCTCTTAATTCTTGGCCAAGTTTACCTGAATATTTTTGAATTTCGGACATGTAATCAGATGGTTTAGCACCGCCCATATCTCCTTCGTCACCCATATCTGTTTCATCTGATGGTGGAACATCCCCACCCATTTCAGGTGCAGGAGGAACATCACCACCCATGTCAGGTGCGGGTGCTGGTGGAACATCCCCACCCATTTCAGGTGCAGGAGGAACATCACCACCCATGTCAGGTGCGGGTACAGGAGCTTCATTTGCTTGTCCTGAATTTTGTTTTAAAACATATTTTGTTGCTTCATTAAGTTCACCACCAGATAATAGTTGTAATCTTTTTAATGCCTCAGCGTATGAATTAAATCTATTTTTATTTTTCATGAAAAGACCACCAATGTAGTCTAATGAACTTTCATTTAACCCTTTTTTTACGTAATATCCATCTTTCTCCTTAACAATACCAAATTTAGACCCATTCACTGATTCTGATAGATATTCGGTTTTTGATGTTAATGTTTGATTTGATGTAGTTGATTTTTTATCACTACCGTAATAGGTTAACTCAAGGATACGCTTCAATTTGTCGTCTCCGTTAAGTTTTTCGCTTCCTAGTGGTTTTAAATCTGCCATTTGTTTAAATGTTGATAATTATATTATTCTTGTATCCTATAAATACATGCATATAGTAAAAAAAATTATTCTATTTACTGTGGTAGGGACAATTTTTTATTTCTGACCTTTGTTTTTATATCAAATAACTTTTCGATGTAACCATTTCTTCGTAATAACTTGAAAGTTAAATTTTCATACGAATATTCACCACCCACTTCTAATCCAGTTTGTCTGAACTTCTTTAACTTACTTTTTAGTTCATCTACTTGTTTTATAACGTCATTACCTTCTTCAGCACTTTTTTCCAAACTGTCGATTAGTTTACCATATTCTTCACTCTTCTCAAGGATTTTCTTATCGTCTAAGTCAAATGCAGATTCTATTTGTTTAGGTTCAACAACCCAATCATTATTTAAAATAGAATAAACACCCGTTGATACACCAGGAGAATCGATGTCTTGAACATAAAACTCCACTTCAAAACCTTTTACAGTGATATCATTTGATGCTGCCCATGATTTTTTCTTAAGTTCAAAAAACTCTTTTATTATTTCGTGAAAAACAATAGAATTTGATTTTGCAGAATCAAACTCATCTATATCAACTAATATGTGGATATCTAAATCAGAATAATTAGACCAATTATAGTTCGCTAATGAACCTGTAAAATGGATATCGTAAATAAAAAAATCAATACCGATAAAATCAAGAAATGAGTTGGTGATTTCTAAAAGTTTCTCTCTTATTTCTTCTTTTATAACATAAGAATTTTTTGTCTTATTAAAAATTTCCAATGATAGTGAATCCTTAGGTATAAAGGATTTCATTATTTCTTTATCTTTTTCAATATCTTCAATAAATTCTCTATAATTTTTCATTTTATCTTTTTGTATTTAAAACTTCTTGAAATGTTTGCGTTAAAATGTTTACCCTGTGATTCCGCTTTCTTAAAATCTGTAAACACCTCTAACGGCACTTTTTCATATTCATAAATAGAGCCGTTGTTAAATTCAATCATAAGATTGTTGTCTTCGGTATTGAAAACCGCTCTACCGATATTTGAAGATGTTACTACCACCTCAATTAAGTTACCTTCCGTTTTTTCTAAAATAATCGCCATAATTTTTTTAGATATTATTATACATAATAAATATCAAATAAAAAACCCCGAGCAACACATCTTCTATTTTTTGAGTATGTTTGTAAAGAACATATTCTGTTGAGACGTTTTAGACAATATGTCATTTTTATTTTTATACAATTGAAAAAATGTCATTGTTTGTTTTTACGGGATATATTTTGTATACTTAAAGAAAATAATTCAGATGTCAGTAGATTTTTTCGAAGAAGGAAATGTTTCCAACCCTAAAAAGACAAGAAAGGGTTCTACCACCCCTATCCTTGATAATTTTTCAAGGGATTTAAACAAAATGGTTGAAGAAGGTAAAATTGACCCCGTCATTGGTAGAGATAGTGAGGTTAAGAGAATTGCTCAGATTTTATCTCGTAAAAAGAAAAACAATGTTGTAATAGTTGGTGATGCTGGTGTGGGTAAATCCGCTTTAGTTGAAAAGTTGGCACAACTAATCATTAAAGGTGATTGTCCGTCGAATCTTTTAGATAAAAGAATCGTATCACTTGATTTAACATCATTAGTTGCGGGTACCAAGTATAGAGGTCAATTTGAAGAAAGAATCAAAGCGATATTGAATGAATTACAAAATGAACCCAATGTCATTGTCTTCATTGATGAAATACATACAATGGTTGGTGCGGGTAATGCCAGTGGTTCAATGGATGCTGCGAATATCATGAAACCCGCGTTAGCAAGAGGTGAAATTCAATGTATTGGGGCAACCACTTTTGATGAATTTAAAAAACACATTGAAAAAGATGGTGCGTTAGTTAGAAGGTTTCAAAAAATAATTTTAAAAGAACCAACTAAAGAAGAAACGGTACAAATTTTAAATAATTTGAAAGACTCGTACCAAAGTTTCCACAAGGTATTTTATGAACCGAATGTATTTGAAACAATCGTTAACCTCTCATCAAGATTTATTACGGATAGACAATTCCCTGATAAGGCGATTGACGTAATGGACGAACTTGGTTCAGATAAAAAAATTAACACTAAAATTCCTGAAGTTTTAGAAAAACTTAAAAAAGATTCCGATGAATTAAAGGAAAGAAAAATACAAGTTGTTAAAAGTCAAAACTACGAACAGGCGGCAAAATTGAGAGATGAGGAAAGAAAGATATTGAGTAGGTTGGATGAAGAGAAGAAAAAATGGTTGGAAAAACAAAAGGATAACAAGACGCCAGTAACAGTAGATGATGTTTATGATATTATCTCACAAATGACAGGTGTCCCACTTTCTAAGATTGATGAAAGAGAAACATCAAACTTACTAAGTTTAGAAGAGAAGTTAAAATCAAAGGTAATTGGACAAGATGACGCCATTTCAATCATTTCAAAAGCGATTAGAAGAAATAGAGTTGGAATCAAAGACACAAATAAACCTATTGGTTCATTTATCTTCTTAGGGTCAACAGGTGTTGGTAAAACATATTTAGCAAAATCAATCGCTGAAATTTTATTTGGAGACCCCGACAAAGTTGTGCGTGTAGATATGAGTGAGTACATGGAAAAACACAATGTTGCAAAATTAATCGGTTCTCCTCCGGGATATGTTGGTTATGATGAGGGTGGACAATTAACCGAAAAAATAAAGAACAATCCATTCTCAGTTGTTTTGTTTGATGAGGTTGAGAAGGCACACAAAGATGTGTTTAACATTTTACTTCAAATCTTGGATGAGGGTCACTTAACCGATTCATTTGGTAGAAAGGTTAACTTTACAAATACAATTGTGATTATGACATCAAACATCGGTGCAAAAAAAGTGTCCGAGTTTGGTAAAGGTGTTGGATTTGATTCCTCATCGTCTAACAGTCAAAATTTTGAAGTTAAAAAATCCATTGTACAAAAATCTTTGAAGCAACATTTTAATCCTGAGTTTTTAAATAGGGTTGACGATATTATCAGTTTCAATTCATTGGACAAAGACGTTATCAAAAAAATCATTGGAATTGAATTGAATAAATTAGTTGTGAGATTGAAGGATAAGAATTTCAAGATTTCATTTGATAAAACAATCATTGAAAGGATTTCAGAACTCAACACTCAAGAAGATTATGGAGCAAGACCAATTAAAAGAATCATTCAAAATCTCTGTGAGGACTTTTTGAGTGATTCAATTTTAAAGGGTGACATCAAAGAAAATGAAACCATAACTTTAAAATTTAAAGATGGTGAAATAAAAATTTTTAAAAAAAAGGTCTAAATATTCATACTTTTTAAAAAAACATATATATTTATATTCACACAGGACATCTTTGCCGATTTCCTCTCGTTTTATAGTCTGTGGTGTTGAAACCACAAAATGACCACAAACCCCCGACTCACCGTTGGGGGTTTTTTATTTTTGGTATTCTAAAAATAATTGTATATATTTGTGATAAAATAATCTTAAAATGGAATATACAAAAGATTTGATACTTGTTCGTGGTATCCCTGGCTCGGGTAAATCAACTTTGGGTGAGGTAATCCTATACATCCCAAACAACCCGTTGAAACCTTTATCTGCGGATGATTACTTTATGGATAAAGAGGGTAACTACAATTTCGACCCAACAAAAATTAGGGAAGCTCACAACGACTGCCAACAAAGATGTGCAAACCTGATGATGAATTCAGTTGTTAGGGTTGTAGTTTCAAATACATTTACACAAGAATGGGAAATGGAACCATATTTTGAAATGGCTCGTAGATATGGTTATAGAGTCCACACTGTTATTGTTGAAAATAGACATGGTGGGTCTAACGTTCATGGTGTTCCTGAGGACAAATTAGAAATAATGAAAAATCGATTTGAGGTCAAGTTGTGATAGATAGACTCGAAAAATATCATGAAGATGGGTTGTTAGTAAAACAAACCCACCCAACTAAAGATTTGTACATTTGGAATTACACACCAAGAGTACAATATGAATCTTTATGGGATGATATTACTATGCAATGTCGTGGACTTATTACAACTCATTCGGGAGAAGTTATATCAAGACCATTCGGTAAGTTTTTTAATTATGAAGAGGTTATTGATAAGGATATGATTCCATGGGACAGTGAGTATGCTCATGTGCAAACAAAAATGGATGGTTCTCTCGGTATACTATTTTTCTATGATGGTGAATGGATTATGTCGACAAGGGGTTCATTCACATCTGAACAATCAATTCGAGGATTAGAGATTCTAAAATCAAAATACGATTTGGGGAGGTTTTCTAAAGAATTTACTTATCTATGTGAAATAATTTATCCTGAGAATAGAATCGTAGTAAATTACGGTGAGGATAAAATCACATTTTTGTCTATAACCACTCCTGAAGGAGAATTGAATTGGGCTACATCAAATTTGATATTTCACTCATCAAATATCAAGGAAGAAGATATTGTCAATAGTACTATGGTCACTTTTAATAAAGAAACTTTCGATACTTACAAAAAACTAAACTTACCAAATGAGGAGGGATTTGTCATTAGATTTTATCCATCTAATTTTAGGATGAAGATAAAATTTGAGGAGTATGTTCGTTTACATAGAATTTTAACCAACGTATCAAATAGAGATATTTGGGAAGTACTTCGTACCAATGGTGACATGAAAGAAATACTTGATGGTGTACCAGATGAATTTTATGATTGGGTCCGTAAAACAAAAGAGGATTTATTATTCCAATACAAACACTTGGAACGTGAATACCAATGGATTTTTAAAATCATAAATCGAGCCCCGAACATAGAAAATCGAGCTGTTTTCGCTGAGTACGCAAAGAGATATAAACACCCCTCAATATTGTTTAATATGTTAGATAATAAGGATTACTCCCAACAAATTTGGAAGTTGATTTATCCATCATATTCGAAACCATTTAAAACAAATGAAGAGAATTAGTAAGAAGAATTATACAATGAAAACGAGAATTTATTTAGACGATGTAAGAACCCCCATCGAAAAAGACCAATGGGTTGTTGTTAGAAATTACGAAGAGTTTGTAAATAAAGTTAGTGAAATTGGTTTGGAGAACATATCTCTAATATCATTGGACCACGATTTAGGTGAAACAGCAATGGCCGAATGGCATCGTAATGTTTATCACCACTATGAGTTAGATTATGACAACATCTTGGAAAAAACCGGAATGGATTGTACCAAATGGTTGGTTGAACAATGGATGAATGGTAAACCCGTGGTTGACGTTGTTGTTCATTCCGCAAACGCTATTGGTAGCGGTAATATGATGGGTTACATAAACAACTACAGACACATTAATCGACTACCTCAGAACTGTATTAGAGTTCAAATTGAACATACTGTGTAAAGGTTTTTCTAAACTTTTTGGTTAAAAGTTTGTTTGTGTCGGTTTTTATAGTCATATTTGTGATAAACCAAAAATTAAATCGACAATGTCAACAAAAGAACCGAACAAACCAAAAGATACGGTAATTAAAAAACTCATACTAAAACAAGATTATAAAAACTTCAGTGATTTTTATAACATCAACAAAGAATCCATTTACAGAACCTTAGCAAATCTTTTTAAAAGTTTGAAGAGAAGGGATAAACAAGTGGTTATTTTAGTTTTGGGTGCTAAGATTAATGGACTACAATGGGAAACCGAGCTAAAGTTTAAAAGACAAGAATCAGTTGTTTTAGTCAGGGATATTTTACCTTTCTTTGAACAAAATGAAGATTACGAAACTTGTGGAGAAATAACGGAAACCTACAATAAGATTTTAGAGATTTAATAAGACGAAGAGGATAAATTAGCATCACCTTTTACTATGTACTTAATATTGAAAATTAATGAAGTATTGGTAAAATTAATTGTGAAATTTGTCACTGGTTGTACGTTGTTAAAATTCGACAAAGTTAGGGAGTTGAAATCTGATGATGTGTACCAATACACTTCGTTAAATGGTATCATTCCACTAATGTTTGCACCCAACAGATAAGCGTCTGAAATATTAATTTTACCGTCTTTATTTATGTCCCCTGCTTTCATTTTAGGACCGTTGTTAAGTACTAAACCCGGTTGAAGTTGGGTTGGGGTATTTTCATTTTGTGACTCATTAAAAACTTCATTAAAGTCATTTGATGTCAAAGATGGTGTGTACGTTGGTACAATCTTATACGTTGAATTATATTTGGTTGGGTTAAATGTGAATGAACCTGTTGCACCAACTATTGCGGTTTGCAGTAAAGTCTCGACCCCATTTTCAACCAAATAAAATTTTAATTCGGGTCTTACAGATAAACCTGAAGGGATAGTAACTGTTCCTGATATTGTTTCTGTTATTATCGTAACCGAACCTGAAGAACTAAATGCAAATCCACATGTCCCACTCTGTAATTGTGCTCTGAATAGAGTTTTTACGGATATGTTTGAATAAGACTGTGATGCGGTTGTATTCACAATATCGGTCCACGTAACACCGTCATTTGTTGACCTCTGCCATTTAACAATACTACCACTATACCCACTTAAAGTTAATGTTCCTGAGTTTGTTGTTGTGGTATGAATCGACGATGATACCGAACCACCAACAGGAGGTGTACCTGATGTCACGGTAATTGTTTTTGAGTCCGAATTAACTGCACTACCACAATTTGGTGTTTGTACCTGAACTCGGTAATAATATGTTCCGGCTGAACTTAACGTTTGTGTTAAACTTGTAGTTGTGTTAGAAATATCTACCCAATTTATATTGTCTGTTGAACGTTGCCATTTATTTACATTACCCTGTTGACCTGATAATGTTAGTTCTACTTGACCACCGGCACATATTGAATTATTAACAGCAAATATGGTACCCGATTTTGTTGGTTTAACTGACAAGAATACACTTGACGTTGGTAAACTTGAGCAAGTTGTTGGACTAGTTGAATTCACAATCGCCCTATAGTATGTTGTTTTAGTTAGATTAGTTACGGTAATAGTTGATGATGTACTTGATATTGTCGTACCAGCGGTAAAAAAGTTATCAAATGAAGATTCCCATCTCGCGATACTACCTGTATATCCATTAAGTGTTAGTGTTGTACTATTACTACCTGAACAGACATTAATATCACCACCACTAATATACCCACTTGATGCCCCACTAATTTCTAAATTTCTTGTTAATATGGTTGTACTTGTGGTGATGTCACCTGGCATGTCACCATATTCACAAATATATCCGGGTAGAGATGTGTTTGGTAAATCATTCCATTGACCCGCATTACCTGAATAAAATTGACCGTAATGTTCTGCACCGGCATTATTAGGTTCCCCACCCGCCCATTTTGCATATTGACCTGTAACAGCGGTACTACCGTTAGAAAATTGAGTTCCCTTTTCAGGTCCTGTAACCCAATGCCACTTTTGTTCAACGGCAGCTTGTGATGCGAACGCGGTGGTACCTTTAGCGGTATTGACCACACCCATTTCATCTGAAGCACCAAACCAACCATCTGACGACATTAATTTCCAAATAAAATTATTTTCCGCCTCAGATGACATTGTTGCCAAATAACCCGCTCTACCAAAATATGAACGATTTTCTGCGGATGTTTTTGAATTTGTCCACGTTGTTGAACCGGAAACATATTCATAAAAATGTTCAGTTAATGGGTTGTAAAATACAATTCCCGCAACGAATGTTACTCTTCTTTGTAATGCGTAACAGGTAGAGGTTGTTGACCTAAATTCAACTCCTCTTAAAACCGTTTCCCAATTTGAGGCGGTTGTTGTTCCATTAAAAACTAATACACCTGTGGTTGTATTGAATGCGGAAACAGTAATACCCGACGGTAAAGTCGCTGTTGACCTTAATTGGTCACCACTTGTACCACTTATGTAACTTTGAGATATTTGAACTCTAAACCCATTAATTGTACCATTTGCGGTCAAAGTAAGATTCGGGTCAACCGTTGTCCAAGTATTAAAACTTGCGGAAAGTGTGCCCGTACTCGATGTGCCTAAAGAAACTGATGTTGCTTGTGAGTAACCGAGAATCGGTAAAATTAAAAGTAATATAATAATTAAATTTCTCATAAATTTATCTTACTACCAACTAAGAAAAATGATAGAATTGGAAATTCAGGGTTTGTACTCATGTTCGCCTTATAGTTAACATTTAACTTAAAACGTTTTGAGATTTGATAGTCAAAACCACTACCAATAAAACCACTCACATATCTATCAGTTATTGATACGTTGTCTTTGGATGAATAAACTAAAGGTGTTGAAATAACATACAATTCGGGTGACACAATTAATTTTTTACCGACTTTAAATGGTCTTGTGTAAAAAGCGGTGATAGATGGTGAATAATAACCATTCTTTTCTTCCGATATAATTGTCGCAGCAGCACTTACGTTAAAACCCGTAATACCATATTTTCCACCATTTAAAATACCACTATAACCAATAAAACCTAAATAATTACCATAAGTGTAAACCCCTGTCAGGTTTATGTTATGAATGAACTTCAACTTTTTTGTTTTATTATAATGTATTTTAGTATATTTTGTTGACACAGCAAACTGTTTGAAATTTAACCAAACCATACCAGTTACCCCATAACTTGATAAACCTGTCATTGATGATTTACTTGTCCCAATGTTTACTATTGGGGTAAACGTTCTATTCAAATTTTGAGCGGAGGTAACATCAGAAGAAACAATGATAGGGTTAGACCTCGCACCACCATTACTACCCGATTTACCTTTTCCACCACCACTTGAACCACCGGAACCACCCGCGTTATTATCGTTGTGGGCATCATTGTTCATTTGTGTTGTTGCACCAACTTCTTCACCTTGTTTTTGGGTGTTGTTTTGATTATTGTTCCCATTGGATGTACCTGTTCCACCATTATTTGAGTTTCCCGAACTACCGCTATTTCCTGTGGTGGTAGAACCACCGGAACCTCCGTTATTACCTGAAGTTCCCGAACTTCCTGAACCATTATTTCCTGTGTTTGTTCCGTTGGTTGTTCCCGAACCACCTGTGGTGCTCGAACCATTTGAACCTCCGTTATTTGATGAGGACCCATTTCCGTTATTAGAACCACCTGTAGACCCTGAACCACCGTTGTTCGAACCCGAATTGTTTGATGGGGATGTCCCATTAGAGTTACCCGAACCTACAGACGGTTGAGTCGTTGAATTTCCCCCCTGAGTTGAGTTACCTGTACTTGATGACGTTCCTCCATTTGTTGAATTTCCACTTCCTTGAGTCGAGTTACCTCCTCCATTTGTTGTATTAGTTCCTGAATTCGATTGGGATTGTCCTCCATTTTGAGTTGTACTATTATTCGTAGTATTTGATTGAGATGAATTACTTCCATTACCTTGGTTATTATTGTTTTTCTTCTTATCAGAACTTTTATTATCCTTACCACCAGCATCACTACTACCCGACGAACCAGTTTCTAAACTAGATGATTGTGCTTGACTACTTGACAAAATCGAACTCACAACTGACTGAACCGTACTACCAATAATTTGGGCGGTTATTTGGTTTTGAGTTACCTGACCCTGTTGTTGTGAACATGGGTTTGTTTGTCTGTATGTGGTATAAACCTGATTTACCCAATTGGAAAATGTACCATTGGATAAATCGTTCGCGTCAAAACTACCAACATTATTTAAAAAAATAATCATCGTTTTACCCCCCTGTATTGGTACACTAAATATTGTGACTTCTTTTGTACAGGGGTCTATAAAAGTATACGTTGATACTTGTGCTTTCGATACATTACATACGAAAGTAAGAAAAAATGTTAATATTAATGTCTTAATGTTCATAGTGTATATTAAAAAAGGGGTTTTACCCCCTTTTTATTAGTATTATCAAACATTATTAATTATTTAGGGAATACACCCTTTTTTATCATTCTTAATAGAATTCTAGAACATGCAATATCTAATGCTTTTTTGGTACTAATTCCTATTGTCGATTGATTAAATTTAACTTCACTTAAATTATCGTCATTTAGTAAACTTAATTCTCTAACGGTAACCGATTCACCCAATCCACTAGCCGCAATTATTTGACCCGTTTCTGCATCGGTGAATCTAACTTGTAACCCTAATCTTGTAACAACAGTGTTTTTAACACCATTACTAAGATTAACTGTCTCATCCTCACTCACTGAAAATTCATAAACTTCAATTGTAACAAAATAGTGTGCTAAACGTATTTTTCCTCTACCATTTAAAGTATCATAACTGATACCCGCTTGAGAAGCTTGGTATTGTTTCACCATTCTATTTTTGATTTCGGTTTTATCCTCAGTAAATGTGAATCTATTTAAATTCTCCAAATATTCTAATGTTATATTTGCCACACCTAAACCTACTTTCTTTTCTTTTAATTCAGGATATTGTTCATATACTTCATCACTGATTCCAATTTTTAGAATTTGTATTGGAATTTGTGGTCCGTCATAATCCATTAGTGAATCAATGCTCACATTAGTTTCAAACGATGCTTTATATTGTTCTGTTTGTGTTTTACCAACAACCTGTGCACTTACAGTATTGGCGAAGACAAACATCAATACAAACCATAGTATTATCAGAATTACTGGTGATAATAGTTTTTCTATGACAAATTTTTTCATTTTATTCGGGGTCTTGTATTTTACCACATTTCAAACATTCCAACTCACCGTCATTGTCTTGGTCACCCCAAACATGTTCGCATTGGCGATGTTCAAAATACTCATCAATTATACCATCGTTGTCATAATCTAAACCGTCCATAACACCATCACCATCTTCATCAATTTCAACACCAACTTTTGATGTTGACTCGGTGATTGGTTCGTTTTTGGTTTCATTATTTGATGATTTCATATCTGCGGTGTTTGAAAAAGAAACACCATCTTCCTCATCCATTTTTTGTACTAACATCTTATCCTTATCGGTATCACTAAACCAATAGTCAATAATTTTACCATAAGAACCTATGAAAGCACCTAATAGTAGGAGAAGTAATTCTTTCCATTCACCACCGATTTCATTTTTACCTATAATAGCCGCGAAAATTCCAGCCATGATAAACATAAAACCACCTAACACAATCGCGGTAATAAACCACCTTCTTTTCATCATTGCGTTAAGAAGGTCTCTAAATCCGGTTGGTTGATTGTTTACCATTGTGGCTCCTTTTCTTTGAATTCATCACCCTCTTTTTTAGGTTTTGCGGGTTCTGACTTAACCGGTTTTTCAACCACTCTTTCTTTTATTATAGTTGTGTTACCACCACCACTTGATGACGTATTCTTAGAAGAATTGTCAACATTTAAATTAATTACAGGTGCTGCTTGTTGTGTTTGGGTTGGTTCCTTTTCTTTGTCATCACCACCACCAAATAAGGTAGTTGTAAAGTAAGTTCCGCCAGCCATAACTGCCGTGGTAATAACCCCAATAATTGTTTTCTTCAGTCCTGACCATGTTCCGTCAGATTCTGGTACGTTTGTTTCTTCGCTCATTGTTTTAAACTTTAATGAATTGTTTAGTTAATTGTTTATTATAATTATTTAATACTAAATAATAATTACCTGCTGCGGATGATGTCATATCAATTTGCTTATATGCAATTTTTTCTGATGAATTGGTTGAAACAGAACCGATGTTTTTAACCAATTGACCTCTCACGTCATAAATTGAACCAATCATCTCCATATTTGGATTTGGGAACCTAATTTCAATTTCAAACCAACCACTTGTCGGGTTTGGTCTAATTGATGCTGTGATTTCATCAATTGATTGGTCTGTAGGTGGGGCCATTTTGTACATAATAACCGCAATACTACTAACCAAATCAATGTTTAAATGGTCTCCTCTTTCATCTGACGCATCCATCAACTCTCTGACATAGATATTACTTACGATGTCATTATTACCAATTGGTGAGAATTTTAATTTAAATGGGGTTGCTTGACCAATCAAACCATTTTTGAATTGGTTATTCATACCACCAAATCTAATTGTACCATTGGTTGCGTCGTGAGTTACATATTGTAACCATGGACCCCCATTAAAATTTGATACAATCTCTTCAAATTTAACTTTAGTTTTATCGTACTTCATTTCAAATTGTAATCCATAATTGTTATCACCATTTGTGTTAACATTAAATGGTACATATATTGGTTGACTTCCTGTTGCAGAAGTGTTAGGTATCTCAACATCTAATTTACCTTTGAATACCGCTTTAGCAACTAATACACCTGATGAGTTCCATACTCTTGATGAATATGTTCTATCTACGTCACCCTGAATAAAGTATTTAATGTTTACCGTTTTATTCACTAAACCAACACTATCCGTGATAAAATTGGTTGCGGTTAAATGGTTTGGCCAATCGTTCCATTGGGTTGAACCTAAAACTAAAGAGTCGTAAACACTCGCGTGGAAAGTTCTAATCATTGTTGTAGTATCTATTTTTTTCATACCACTTACGTTAGCGTAAATTAGATATGGGTCACCACCGTCTAATTTTCCGTTTTGGTTCATATCACCAATAAGGTACGCTAAACCATTTTTTAAATATTGTTGACCAAATCCTTGGTTAACATCTGTAATAGTATATTCATCGTAAGTCTTAACCGCGTCTGATATTGTAACAGCATAATCCCTAAAGACTTCCATACTGTCAGCGGGGAATCTCACCAATAATTTATATTTGGTGTTTTTGTCTACGTTGTTTAGTGAATAGTTACCCGCGGTATCACATAAAGACGATGAAACAAAAGTACCTGTATTAAACTTTGTACATATAACTGTTGGTCTTCTACCAGCCAATTTCATTGTTGGTGGTAATTCAACAACGCCACTAATCACCAAGTTACCTAAAAGTTCAAGGTGCATATCTTGTACATTCAAGATTGCGATGTTATCACCAATTGTAGAACCGTCATATTTGAACATTCTAGCCCAGTTAATTTCAACGCTATCGGCGTCAAAGTTTGATTCGACATCATTAATAATAAATTTGTTATGTATTAAAAATGTGTCTTGTGTTATTTGAGAACCACTTGAAAGAACCAAGAAATTTCTCGCTACGGTGTAGTTAGTATCACTCGTATATGAATACAAACCTGTACCCGAACTATAACTTGAGTATTTGTAATTGCTAAAGAATTTTATCGAAAGAGCCGGAGTCATAGTACTCACAGTTGGGTCAACAGTAGTTGATACGTGAGTGAAAAGTTGTTTTCTATACTGAAAATCAACTTGGAATGTTCTTACGTCAACCGCAGATGCTGGTGTGTATTTAAACACAACATCTAAAGTGTCACCTCTTTTGATAGTTTTATACGCAACGGGATTACCTATTTGAGGTGTTTGTGAAAACGCCATTGTCGTGAGAAATAATGTAATTAGGAAAAGTGTTATTTTTTTCATAGTATTAATTTGTTTATTAGGGTTTGAGTTGTTTTCTTTAATGCCGAACTAGCAGATTGTTGATTGAATTTACCACCCTCATCAATCATAATAGTTGAGGTTGAAATTTCGGTAGATTTACCTTCCGAGAATTCCTGTTTAATTTTTTTATCACCTTTGTATAAAACACCTTTCATTCTTATCACAGTCGTTGTTTTATCTTCGTGAAAAATACTAACCCCCGAGTTAGTTGTTACAATGTCAAAAAATATAAGTTCAACTTTAATTTTGTAGTCGGCTTTATTTTTATCTGTAATCAGAATTAAACTATCCTGTTCGTTTATGATTTCTTCAATGATGTTTTTTACACCAAAAGCTAAATTTTTGTTTTCAGTAAACGGACCAATTTTAATGTTATTGATAACAGTATCAACAACAATAGTTTGAGCATTTAGATTAGAAAATCCAAATGATATTAAAAATAATAGTAATATGATGGGTAATCTTTTCATCACAAAAAAGAAAAAAAGGAAAAAACGGGGTTATTAGACCCCGTAATTCTTATTCAGAAACTTCGTCTTCTGATTTTTTCTTATGTGAGAACTTGTCTAAAGTATCTGCACCCATTCCAATTGCAGTAATTACCATTACCGCATTTACCAATTCTTCTGATGGTTTAATGTCACCATGTGTAAAAGAGTTTGCCATCATGGTTCCGCAAAGGAATAACGCACCTAAGAGCGCGATTACCGGTTTGATTGAAGTTGACCCTCTTTCGTCTTTGAATAGGTCAATAATCCATTTTTTAAAGTTCATAGTTGTAATTTAGTTTAGTTTTATTATTTGGTTTACTATAAATACCACGGCAATTCAGATTTTCATATATATTATTTTAAAAAAATTTTAAACTTTTCTTGTTTTTCCGAATACTTATTGTTATCTTTGTAAAAGATTTTAAAAATTAAATAAACTTTCGATGATACGCTCAACACATACAATGTCGTTTACAATCTGTTCAAAATGGGCAGAGGTGGCTGATATTTGCATGTCCCGAGGTGTCTTGTGAGTTGTTTAGTTTAAAACGATACTTTAAGAACCTCGGGAGAAATCTCGAGGTTTTTTTGTTTTATGGGCCTGATGTCAACGGCAGACCGTCTGATTTGCAATCAGAACGATTGGGTTCGATTCCCACAGTGTCCACAAAGATGTTCTTTGACATATTGGTTTAATTTGGTACCGTAGCTCAGTAGGTAGAGCACCAGACTGAAAATCTGGGTGTCACTGGTTCAAATCCAGTCGGTACCACACTTGTCTTCGTAGCTCAGTTGGTTAGAGCACCTCACTTTTAATGAGGGAGTCACGCGTTCGAGTCGCGTCGGGGACACAAAGGTTGATTGGGGAATGGTTATGTCTATAGTTCGAGAGTGAATACTGACTGATATAATCGGAGTTTGGAGGTATTCACCTAAGTAACGCCAATCGTAAAAGGAGATGTCCACTGAACCATCTTCTCCTTTCCTTGACTTAGTTCCTTAGCTCAGTTGGTAGAGCATCTGCCTTACATGCAGAGGGTCGTTGGTTCGAATCCGACAGGAACTACATTATACACAGGTGTGGTGAAAGGGTATCATACCGGTCTCCAAAACCGTTGTTGGGAGTTCGAATCTCTCCACCTGTGCAAATTATATGTAAAGACATATAAAATAACGGTACATAATAAAATTATATCTAAAAACATATAAAACTAAAAACTATGAATAATCAAATGGGAATCGAAGCAGCAAAAATTAAATTTGAGGCTGAGAAAATGAAACTAAAGGAGGAAAGAGAACAAAGGATTAAAGATTTTTGGGAAAACGGAATACCCAAATTAAATAATCCTGAAGACGTACCAACCCTTCCAAGAGTGAATGAAAAAGAATGGAAAGAGTATTATGTACCAAGATTGATTGATGCGGGTGCAATCCCCAAAAAAGATTTAATCCACGGACAAGTTTATATTGGTGACCATCGAAACACAGATGTTGCAAGATGGAATCAAGAAACAAATAAATTTGACCATATGAGATATAAATTTGGTTGGAGGAAAGATGACTGTAACCATTTTGAAGATGATGATGGGTTTGCGTTATTTGTTCCGATTAGATTAGGTACTGAAGATGATTGGAATGAAAGAATTAAATAAATGATACTCTCGTAGTTCAATGGATTAGAACATTTCACTACGGATGAAAGGGTTGGGAGTTCGAGTCTCTCCGAGAGTACAATAAGGTCAGTTTGGTCATGGAGGCCGGTTAGTCTGCAAAACTAACGGAGTTGGTTCGATTCCAACATTGACCTCAATATAAGGTCTGAACCTAATAGTGGGGGATTATTAGGTCTAGAACTTATAATATGGTAGATATAGTTCAGTTGGTTAGAACGTCTGATTGTGGTTCAGAAGGTCGTCGGTTCGAATCCGATTATTTACCCTTTATTGGAATATAGCTCAATTGGTTAGAGCATTCGTCTGATACGCGAAAGGTTATAGGTTCGATTCCTATTATTCCAACCAAACATTGCGGGGTGGACTGGAGAGGTTCCAGCTCAGTCTCATAAGCTGAATGACGTGGGTTCGATTCCCACCCCCGCAACTTTTTCATTGAATATTTTGAAATATGAAATTTCATGTTTATATTTTAATTGTTCGTTTGTTCTTTGAAATAAAAATATGGGTATAACTAGGGTCGAGCCAGATTTTGCCACGGTTATATCAAGGGTTGGAAGGACCAGAGCTGGCCGTGACTACTCCAACCCACTATCGCCTCCTTAGCTCAGTTGGCCAGAGCGCCTCACTTGTAATGAGGATGTCGTTGGTTCGAATCCGACAGGAGGCTCTGCAGGGTTTTCGGTGTAAAGGGTGTCACAACCTACCTGAGCAAAACCTAACACATGTCCACTATGTGTTAGGGTAATGTGGATAAAACCGAAATTGGTCTCATAGTTAAACGGCTATAATGCAGCCCTGTCACGGCTGAGTTCGGGGTTCGATTCCCCGTGGGACCGCAATGGGTAAGAGATACTCAGGAAGATTGGCTACATTCTTTAAAAAAGTAGTGGTGGTAAAAAAATCCTCGACCTTAATGAGGTATCGATTCGGATAAAACGGTAGCAAGACTCTGCACCGCCGACGTATAGAGTTGACAGGTTTTTATGTGGTAAGACACTAATGAGAAAGGCCCAATGATGGAGGACACTTTTAAGCAATATGTTCAGAGAGCGTTGGGGGATATGGTTCTCGAAACAGTGAGAGAAACCCGTTAAAATCTACTTATTGTAATCTCAGATAAGGAAATTGGAGAGTTGGCAGAGCTGGTTGAACGCGGCGGTCTTGAAAACCGTTTTATCGAAAGGTAACGGGGGTTCGAATCCCTCACTCTCCGCAAATTATGGCCCTTTCGTCTATCGGTTAGGACAGGTCCCTTTCACGGACCAGAGACGGGTTCGATTCCCGTAGGGGCTACCAAACAAAAAACCAATATGTTAGAGAAAATTTTAGAACAATACGAAGGTGAAGAAATCTTAATCGCGGATGGATTTGATAATGCTGTTATAGGTATTGACGAATCTTCAATGAGATTAATTTATTCTGTTGAAAAGTGTATAGAAATCCTTATGAAACAAGGAATGGATATGACTGAAGCCGTTGAATACTTTGATTTTAATGTGTCAGGTTCATATGTTGGGGAGAAGACACCAATATGGTGTGACGATTTATTTTAAAAAATAACACCCTATGTTACCCTATTGTTAAAGGAATTTATTAATATGTTTTTTTTATTATATTACAATATCTATAAGTAATAATAAAAAATAAAAACAAACAAAAGAAAATTATGCAAAAAGAACAAATACTAGGAATCGTAAGACACACATTAACATTTATTGGTGGTGCATTAGTAGCAAAAGGATTAACAACAGACGTTTTATCTAATGAATTAATTGGTGCTGCAATGACATTAATTGGTGGTGTGTGGTCAATCATATCAAAAAATAAATAAAAAAATTTTAAAATTACTTGTAAATAAAAAAACTTTTCGTATCTTTGTAATAGTTATTTAAGAAATGATGAACTTGGTATACATACAACAACCGTCAAACAATCCACTTAGTGGTAATGGGAGAGGTATATATTTATGTGGCCCAAGTTCGGAGTTAAACAAGTTGTAAGAAAGTAAAAAACTTATAGACAGGTGAAACCCGAACTCAAAAAAAGTTCGGGTTTTTTGTTTTTTAAGATTTTCGCTCTTATATTTTGATTATATTTGTTCTTTGACATATTGGTTTAAGTAGATGCCGAGGTGATGGAATGGTAGACATGAGGGACTTAAAATCCCTTGGACAGTAATGTTCGTGTGGGTTCGACTCCCATCCTCGGTACAAAAGAAACATCCTTACAGAAGGTGATAATGCTTCACTGAAAGGACTACTGACTTCCAAGTGGGTCGCAACCACAATCGGAAGGTACGACACGGCTCAGTAGACTCTGTAATGGACCCTGCTCTATGGTGCACACATAACAGGTGATGGGGAACAAACCATCGGTAAAATCTAAACCTACGGTGAGCGTAGAAGGATTGTTTCTTTTTTTTGTCTCCGTAGCTCAGTTGGATAGAGCAACAGCCTTCTAAGCTGTGGGTCATTGGTTCGAATCCAATCGGGGATACTAAGATAGTGGTCACTCTTACAATGAAAGTCGACAAAGTAGTTGTAAGGTTCATAGTGTTCAGCACCCTCGGCCAGTGCACTGATAAAACTCAGAAGAAGCCGTTAAGATTGGAGCGAGATGGGTACTCCATCACTATCTTTTTATAGGGAAGTAGCGCAGTTGGTAGCGCACTTGGTTTGGGACCAAGGGGTCGCAGGTTCGAGCCCTGTCTTCCCTACACAATCCTCGATAGCTCAGCGGTAGAGCACACGGCTGTTAACCGTGTGGTCGTTGGTTCGAATCCATCTCGGGGAGCAAAAAAATCGCTGATAGAAACATCGAAGGTGTACAATGCTAGCAACACCGTAGGTTAAGCGATATCCTACAATAGGCCTTGGTGGTGGAATGGTAGACACGCTAGTCTTAGGAACTAGTGGCGAAAGTCGTGTCGGTTCGAGTCCGACCTGAGGTACAAAATTGAAAGGTGGGTGAGTGGTTAAAACCGACAGACTGTAAATCTGTTCTCTTTGGAGTACGGCGGTTCGAATCCGTCCCTTTCAACAAAAATATTAATATGGGAACTAGAAGTAAAAAAATTTCAGAGATGTTATCAAACATAACACCTGAAATGAAAGAGAAATGGAAACAAGAAAGAGTTGAGAGTAAAAAGAAATTAACTCTTGAATATCAACTTGGTTACTATGTTGGTTTGGAGATTGTTCACAGATATCTACCAACACTTTCCACAGATATGTTACAATCTCGTACCGTGATTGAAGTTTCTGAAGAAGATACTTTAGAAAATGAAAGATTGGATACCGAATGGTATTCAACAACAACACACGGTGGAGAATGGAATGGTGTTGATGAAAATGGTAATAAAGAAAAATGGGAGTTGTACCATCAACACAATAAGATGTTAGAGAGGAAATACCTACCAAATCCATTAGAGTGTTACATGAGTTTATTAAATGTTCAAAACATGGATGAATTTAAAAAAGGTTTAAGGTTCGCTTTGTGGGATTGTGATATGTGTTCATACAATATTGAACCTGAAAACATAAAAATTTACGATGATGAACAATCAATGTTTACAATCATCGAATTACAATTAGATTCAGTGGTGTAGCTCAATTGGTGAGAGCAGGACTCTTATACAGTCAAGGTTATGGGTTCAAATCCCGTCATCACTACCAATTATCGTCGATTTGAACGATACGGTCCCTTAGCTCAGTTGGTTAGAGCAACTGACTCATAATCAGTAGGTCCACGGTTCAAGCCCGTGAGGGACCACGGAGATATTTATATAATAAAAAAACTATGGGAATTGAATTAAAAAAGAAAAAACAACTTATTGAAAGATTAAATAAAAGATTATTATCTGAAGCTGAGATGGAATGCCCCAAATCAACAAAAGATACTGAACTTAACGACACCAATAAGAAAAAAATCGAAAAGACACATCAGTACGGATTACCAACTGAAGAAGCAAAAGAAAAAAATCAAAATTGTGGAAATTGTGTTGCGTTTGATATTTCATCAAGAATGAAAGATTGTATGAGTGATAATAGTGGTGAAATTGGTTATTGTTGGATGCACCACTTTATGTGTTCAGGAAAAAAATGGTGTGACACATGGGTTGAAGGTGGTCCAATCACAAAAGATTCTGTTTCATACGAAAAACAACAATAAATGTAGTCGTACCCTTAACTCCAAAACTCACCTATGAGTCTCCGTTATGGGAAGGCTACTCCCGCGGAAATAGCTCAGTTGGTAGAGCATCACCTTGCCAAGGTGAGGGTCGCGAGTTCGAGTCTCGTTTTCCGCTCTAAGTAAACCTTAAAAAGGGCCCTTCCGTTGGTACGACAACGGCTTGTTGGGCCCGGGTTTACTTTTTGCGAATATCGTATAATGGTCATTACTCCTTCCTTCCAAGTAGGAGATGTCGGTTCGATTCCGGCTATTCGCTCAATCATTATAGAGACTACTAAATCGGGTTAGTGAGAATCTATTTGTTATTATTGTCCTGTGGTGTAACGGCAGCACATCTGGTTTTGGTCCAGAGAATTGAGGTTCGAATCCTTGCGGGACAACAAAATTTTTAAATCATAAAAAAACCAATATGTCGAGAGGAAAGTTACCCAAGTTGGTGAAGGGGACGGTTTGCTAAACCGTTAGGTCGAGTAATCGGCGCGAGGGTTCGAGCCCCTCACTTTCCGCAAAATACTTATAACTAGAATAATATGTAATATGACAAAATTTAGAACATTGTACGGAACACCCATAACTGACGTTATTGGTTACATCAAAGATTATTTGGTGGATAAAACTGATGTTGAGATATTAATTGGTTCGGATTCACAATCATTTAGTAATTCAAAAACGGTTTATGGAGTGGTTATTGCACTTTACACAACAGGTAAGGGTGCACACGTATTATGTACTAAAGACGTTACACCATTTGAAAAAGATACATCAAGTAGATTAATGACCGAAGTTTGGAAAGCTGTTGAAGTTGCTGAACATTTGAGAAATAATGGTTTACCAAAAGCCACATGGATTGATATAGACTTAAATCCTGACCCAAGATATAAATCAAACAAAGTTTTAAGACAAGCGGTTGGTTTGGTTGAGGGTATGGGATACAAGGTAAGATACAAACACGCAGGTGCTATGGTGACTTACAGTGCAAACCATTTGGTAAGAATTTAAATTTTTTTTATTTTTTTTTTTGAAAGGGCTTGTTTTTTAAAAAAAGTTTCTTACCTTTGTACCACTACAATAAATTACAACATTTAATACGACATATATGACAACAAGAAATTTAGTTGCATTTCAAAAGAATTTGGTGTGTTCACCAAACGACGGTCAAGATAACAGAATCGCCGTAGCAACCGTACAATCCCACCTAATGCAATGGGGTTACATGTTAGACGAAGACGCTTTCTTCGCATTATCCAAATCAGATTTATCGTTTATTCAAAACTTCAATGACGAAGTGTTGAATCATTTGAAAAATGTAATGGGGGGTAATCGTAATTACCAACCTTTATATAAAAATTTCCCACAAGAAGTAATGGTTATGTCCGACTTCGAATTGTACATGAACGCAATCATGCACTATTGGAGTAACGGTCAATGGGAACCATCCACCCATACTTATGAGAAAGAAATCAAGTTTGAAAAAATCAAATACAACTTGATTAAGTATGGTACTTCGGAAAGATTCTCAAAAATTTTCACTGATTTAGTGTCAATAAACACATCATTAACTCCTCAAGACCTTGAGATTGTTAAATGGTTTGTTGAGAGTGGTGAAACATTGGTCTTCCCTGACACAATTCCCTTTAAAGAGAACTTGTGTACATTGGCGGCCATGGGAATCGCGGGATTACCAGTTAAGACTTCAACCGATGTGTTAAGAATCGCCGTTCATCTTTCAGGTGGTGATATCAGTTTACCAAAAGTTCCTGAAAAGGAAATTAGAGCAAACAGATGGACTACTCAAAGGATTACAAATCCCGAAAGAGAAAAGTTTAAATTCAAGAAATTCTCTCGTAAAGAAAGAAAATACATCTTGGGTTTACTTGAGAACACAAACTGCGACCCACGTGAAATGGTTTTAAGAGACCAACGTTGGGTTCGTTTAGGTGAAATATTACACCCCGGTGAATATAAAAACCAATTCCCTAAGTCTTTCGAGGCCTTCAACAAAATCCGAAACGAGAAAGTAAAATCTTGGTTCGCACTTGTTAATGAAGGTTTCAATAAAGGGTTAGAGAATGGTTTGAGAGTATTGTCTCAAAGACCCGGTGAATTCTCTCGTAGAATGGATTGGTTGGTTCGTACATATCCAAAAGATATCGAACTAATTATGAAGTTCTTCGGGGAAGTGGTAAAAGGTACATCAAACAAAGTATTGTTTGAGGTTTACACTCACTTTGAAAATCGTACTGAACCTGTAGATAATAGGTCTATTATGATTAAAGGAGCGAGAAAACGTACCACGTTACCATCACTACCAGCAATCCCTAAAGAAATTGTGGAAACCATCCACTCTAAATTATTTGAAACACTTAGAGATAAGTTTTCGGTAATGGAATCTTTAGGTAACTGTTGGATTGATGAGGAATTGAAAAAAATTCCTTTACCAACCAACATGAGAAGTATGAACTTCTCAACTAAACCAACAATCAGAGGTCAAAGAGTTCCACTTGAAAACCCTGATGCAAAAGTTATCAGACCGTTTGTTCATTGGATGGATAAACGTGGTAGCGAAGACTTGGATTTAAGTGTTACGTTTGTTGGTGAAAAAGTGTCAGAAGTATTATCTTTCAGTAACTTGAGAGTTGGTAAATCTTGTCACTCAGGGGACGTGAGACATAGACAGGGTCCTTGTGCCGAGTACATCGACATCGATATCCAAGATGCGTTAAAACAAGGATTCAAATACGCCGTTATTGACGTGAGAAACTTCAATGGTGGTACTTTGAGTTCACTTGAAACATCTTTTGGTATCATGGAACGAGAACATCCTGAATCAAACAAAACATGGTTACCTGAAACAATTTCAAATTGTCAATCATTGGAATCGGCGTCGTCAAACACATTGATTTCTATTATTGACCTTGAAACTAAGGAGTACATCATGTTGGATGTTGATTCATCAGGTTTCGTTACCGCGAGAGGTGACTTCAAAAACACACTGAAAGTAATTCAACAATACGCGGAATTACCAAAAGTAAGTGTTTATGACCTTATTCTTCTACACGTAGAAGGTCGAGGAAAACAAGTTACTCTTGATGAAAATGTCGACGTACATTTTAAGTACGAGGACTTCTGTTACTCTTATGAAGAGACAGGTAAATTGATGGGTGTCTAAACCCACCCATCAGTTCTTTGAAATACTATATGTGGCTATGTGAGCCATTGAGAGGATAGTCAACTGCCCATCACACCAAACCACGAGGTGGTTCTGTTTTGGGCCTTAGCGGTGACAAAAGTATCAATGCAAACGTCTTACTTCTAACATACAACTATCAGATACATCGTTAGACACACAATCTCCACATAAACTTCTTTGACGGCTATGTACTAAGTTACTTCTAGCTAAACAATTGGATGTTATCACACTTGTACCCTTTCCGTCTACCATCTTAAGTGGCTATCTACCAACTTACTTCTATATTATATCAGATAAAATAAAAATTAGTTGTAGTCTTTCCACTTTAAAAATCTTAATGGCTATGTGATTAGTTACTTCTAACTTTGACTGATTATCAAACCAACGATACTAACACAATTCCCATTTTTAAAAACAACATTTAAAACAACAATTATGGCAACAAAAACAACAACCGACGAAAAAGTTAAACAACTGTTTGACCTCGTACAAGAAAAAAAATTAGCAATTGAAAAGGCGGAAAGACCTTGTTGGAAAACAAGTTGTAATTTCGGATTTTCAGCAAATTCTGCACACGACAGAACATCAATTCCATTAGTAACTGATGTTCGTAAACTTGTAGAAATGTACGCTTTCTTGATGGAAAGACGTGATAAATCTGAAAGTGCAGCAAAAGAGCTTGGAGTTGATTACAACTTCACTTGGTTAGGATTTACCGTAGAAGAATGGAAAGATGATTTCCAAACTCGAGTAAATCAAATTTCAATTCAAGAAAAACGTAAAGAACTCGCCGAATTAGAATCTCGTTTGAATGCAATTATTTCACCCGAATTAAAAGCACAAATGGAATTAGAGGCAATTGAAAAATTATTGAGTTCTAAGTAAAAACTTTTCTTGGTTTAGTAAAATCAAGTGGTGGAGTCGTACCGAAAAACCGGTCGTCCTGTTAAGGGGTTGGGCAACTAACCCCTTTTTTAAATAAAATAATTTATATATATTTACAATATATGAGAATAGTTTGTATATCCGATACCCACTCTTTGCATCCGTATATGTCACATGACATACCGAATGGTGATATATTAATACATTCTGGTGATTGTACAAATATTGGTGAAGAAAATGATGTTCGTGAGTTTATTACTTGGTTCCAAAATATTCAGGGATTTAGTTATAAAATTTTTATTGCGGGAAATCATGATTTTGCATTTGAAAGAGAACCTTCATGGTTAAATCTCTACATTGACCCAAATATTTTAACAGAACACAATGTAACATATTTGGAAGACGGTGAATTAGAGATTGTAAGTTCCGAATTTTCGAGACCGATAAAAATATACGGTAGTCCATGGCAACCTGAATTTTATGATTGGGCATTTAACTTACCGAGAAATGGTGAGGTTTTAGCATCAAGATGGGCGGACATACCTGATAATACAGATATCTTAATCACCCATGGACCTCCACACGGTATTAGAGACTTTACTCCCACAAATTTACAAGTGGGATGTGAGTTACTGAGAAGTAGGGTTTTTGAAATAAGACCGTTATTACATGTTTTTGGACATATACACGGTGCTTATGGTGGTGTTGAGGTAGACGGTATCACTTTCGCAAACGCATCAATTTGTACTGAAAGATATAAACCAACTAATAAACCATTAGTTTTTGATTTAACAGAAAATAATGGTAATTTTACAATTACATACGTAGACGAAGAAAATTAATTATCTTTGTTTCGTTCTTTGATTTATGGGGGTGTATGGAATTGATTGGCATTGATATTCTAAATGGGCACGTAGTCGGACTTCATCTACGACTTAAATCTACGGTGGAAAAATTCAAACGGCAACGTTTACAACAACATGGAAGTAGCAGGTCTTCTTGCAACTTCTAAAGTTGCTGCCTAATCGGTAGTAACTAACGGGTCGATGGACACATAACCTTGGAACAGAAGTCCTTACAGTGTAATACCACTTAGAGTGTTAGGAGAATGGCCTGATTGTCTCTTTAAATTATAGTCAGGAACAGGTTTGTTGTTTTTCTGTATATGAAATCAAATATTTGTTGGTTGTGAATAACCAAATAAACGTGTAGTCCATTTATGGTATGATGAGCAAGACGCGGGTTCGAAACCCGCCACCTCCACCAAATAAGAAGGGGACCCTTAAAAGGTCCCCTTTTTTATTGTTTTGTTGGATTTATGTTTGGTTCAGACATATTTTGAATGTAACCATCTATAATTCTACTGACCGCTTCAGGTTTGTCATCTGATTTAAATTTAACTTTAATCTTAGCCATTCCATAGTCGTCAATATTTTTACCCGAATCAACTTTTATTCCTCTGATATTGTGTTTATAATCTTTTTTCTTAAAAATCCCTAAAAGTGATTTTTTTAAATTAGATACGTCACATGAATCATCATCAAAAAGAAGTCTGGCGTCAAATTCAACATCCAATTCATTTAATCCAATTGAAGAGTGGTCCGCTAAAATATAATAAGGAACCACTATTTCTTTTTCCCCAACTTTAAAAGTTGTTGTTATTGGTGTACCATCCTCATTGAAATAATTTTTTAAATTATCAATGTGTTGTCTTTCACTAATACTTTGAGCAACCATAGCCGCTTCTAAAAGACCACCAATAAGTTCTTCAATATTTAATTTTGACATTCTTAAAAATTATGTTAATTAAATATAACACAATTTTTTGACAAAATCAAATATCTTATTTACTTGGGTCTGCGGTCAAAGGAATCAAAGATGGTTCTAACATCTGAGTAAGATAATCAGACAACTTTAACATACCTTCAGTTGGTGGTAATTGTTCAGCATGAACTTTAACTTCATATTTAGCTGAGTTATCCGTACTTCTTGTATTTTCCTTATGTGTAGCGACTTTACCTGCAACAGTTGCTGAGAATTTCATACCCCACCAACTAGCTGATGCTGTTGCTGAATATGATGATTCACTATCAGAACTCTCTTGAGATGTTTCTGAAGTTTTAACTTCCATTGTAAACCCAATATCAGCAGAAGTAATCGCTAAAGCTGGAAGTGGCACCAATGGTAACATTGGAACTTTATTGTATAATTTTTGAATTTCTTGTTGACCTGTTTCACCGTTTGTTACAACTCTATTCATTTCAACGTCTAATGAACGAGCAGTAGTGTTACCGTCCTTATCTTTTTCAAATGCAACTTCAGAGATGTATCTCCAAGTAACTTCATTTAATTTCGCTTGTCCTTTAGCCATACCGACAATTGGGGACACGATTAAGTCTTCAATAGGAAGACCTACAAATTGGTCTGCAATTCCTGCCATAATTTTGTTTTTTTAGTTAATTTATATAACAATAAATATCACGAGTAATGGTAAAGTCGTTTTACCCAAATTTGACCAAACCTTTATATTGTTTTTTGATTTTATCAATTTCATTCATCGCTTCGGTATATGTTTTTTTAATCTCTTCATTTACCGTAAAATCCAAAATTGTTTTACAATGTGGACAAGCAGAAACAGGATGTTTGATAATAAACTCTAAAGTTAATCCGAGCGGATTTTTACACATTGGACAAGGAAGTGCCATGATATAATATAAGAATTGAGATTTTGATTATCAAGGATAAATAAATGGGAGGTATATAACGAACAAAGGAGTCGATTAAGACTCCCTTGCCGAGATGTGGATACCTCCTTTCGTTTTTTAGTCTAATTATCGTCTCATGGCGACCAAACCATTTGACTCTAATTATAAATATCTTGTAATCTTAAATTATACGTATTTTTTTGCTAAAGTTTTTAATAAACCTATACC